TGGCTCAACGCTGGCCCACTCCCCGTTATAGCGCAAGTCTAACCCTGCGTCTGAGGGGTTAGCCCTAACCGGTTTGTAGTCGCAATGCGGCAGGCAATAGTATTCAAGAATCAACTCCCACCCCCCGCTATCTTCTTCACAGATTCGTAAACACTAACAAACTGATCGATGTCTACTTCAGACTTCATCATTCTATACGCTTTAACAGCCATAGAGATTTCGTCTTTGGTAAGCCATTCTTGTTCCTTATATTCTTTTCGAAGTTCACGCTTCTGCTCTTTATAGGGCTCCATAGCTTCCTCAATCGTATTAAGGCTTCTGATGTATTCAATCATCTTTTCCACCTTTTCATCTCTCACTTCTTCTACAATACTAACTTCATCAACTACACTAAACATTATATCTCCTATTCGTTTATAATTTCATATGGCTGATCGCCACGATACTGTGTGAACCATGAAGGGACTTTGTCCTCGGGGTATCTAATTCGAGGCTTACTTGCGTAAAACTTACGATAAGATTCCACAATATTATCAGACTTGTACTCTTCAGGCATAGCCATAGGTAACTCGGTCTCCACATGTTTGTCAAACATATCTTTGTCATACAGATCTACACATCTCCAAAGAACACCCTCGCACTTATGAACTTTATGTTCCCCAAAACGCTTTTTGTATTCACATATTAGTGATTGTGTATGCTCAACTAGAGACAAAAAATTAGCAGAGCTTTCCCTTGCCCATTTGGTGCTAGGGTGATTGACGTGGCAGCTTTTATAGGGCGCTACTTGTTTGCCATATAAAAAATTAAGGTTGGTGCAGAGCATCTGACAAGACTCAAGAATCATTTTAACGACTCTGTAGTTATCTTGCGACTCTGCTGACTTGACCCAATCAATTTTTTTACCGTTACCTTCGATGCCGAAGATGTTCATGTTACCTCCTGTTCACTCGAAACATAACACACACTAAAAATCACGCAAGTATTTTCCATGTCTTTGCGAGCCTACCGTTCGTAGAGAATCCCCACTGGGGGTCGTACTTGGGCCTAACCAGATAGGGGCGATTCACATAAACCTTATCCTTGTCTGGGTCGATGCCCCAGCACCGTATGGTGATTGTAGACGAATTAGTGTTGTCTATAACGTCTATTTGGTAGTAGGACTTGCCTGACTTGGTCTTCTTAAGGGCAATATTCCTTGGTATTAGCCACGCCACCATTAGGTCTGAGTCGTAGTGTGAGATCGGAGGAACCATCATCTCATCAAGCTTCTTCATTAGTTCATCTGTCATAACCATACTTACCGGGAATGTACCAGTCAGACTAGCAATGTTGTGAATCTCCTCTTCACTTGTAAACTCCCCCTCCTCTCTGTAGGCTTCTACATTTTGAAGGAACCTTTTTTTAGTTTTGGGTCTGTCCACTATCGCGGCACTCCAAAAATGTTTAGCCCCCGTAAATCTATCATCTACTAAATGGCTTAAGGCACCACTCCTAGCCAGAACATCCAGGGCCTTTTTATTAAGTTTGCTGTAGATAATATCATCATTGAACAGGAGATCTTCCACTGTATGAAACGGCCTATTATTCAAGATTTGTTCAACTGCCTTATCGCCAAGCCCTTTGAGAGAAGTAAGTGGTTGAATGAATTTTTTGCCGCACTCCGCAATCTCCCAAACAGTACCCGACTTATTAATATCAACCTGATCGATGGTATAGCCTAAGCTTTTAGCTATATTTATTGCCTTCTCTTTTCGGTCTTCTGGTTCCTTGTCTAGGAACGCCGCGACCCAAGCTGCGGGGTAGTAGTTCAAAAGCCAAGCACATTGAAATGAGAGCAACGAGTAGCAGACAGCGTGACTCTTGTTGAAGCCATAACCAGAAAAGTACTCAAATGTGTCCCAAAGGCGCACACCGGTGGACTTCTTTAGACCTTTTTGTATACAACCATCTATGAATTTTTTATGTAAGGCTTCTTTAACCTTAGCTGCTTTTCCCGTTCCCTTCTTAGTCAGCACCTTGCGAAGTATATTGCCCTCATCGAGAGATAGATCCTCTCCAAGTGTATGCGCCAACATGGCGATTTGCTCTTGAAAGATCAAAAAGCCGTGGGTTTCCTGTGTAACACTTTTGTGCGCTTCGCTAACATATTTAATTTGTGCAGGGTTTGTCTTTGCCGAGAAGTAGTCTTTATCGACCCCGGCGGACAGAGGACCTGGTCTTTGAATTGATGTGATCGCGGCCAGATCAATTATACTGGTTGGTTTGACCTTTTGGCAAAACGCCTGGGCGTTGTCCTCGGTAAATTGAAAGATGCCTGCCCATTTGCCTCCATGAAATATATTTTCATAGACATCCTGGTCGTGTAAATCAATCTTGTCGGGGTGAAGATTGTTATCATAAAATTCTTTTATTTGCTCGTAACTGGGCTCGTCGATCCCTTGCGACTTAAGAACATGGTATATTGCACCTTGGATAGTTCTAAGTGTGGCCAACCCTAATAAGTCATATTTGATAAAACCCATCGGTTCCAGATGTCGAACGTTTTGGCCCTCGGACCAAGGTGTTTGTGTAACACCACCAGAATTAATCAAAGGCATATAACTATCTAAATTTTCAGCAATAACCACGCCCCCAGCATGTCTGGAGCAGGACCTGACCTGGCCGCACAGCGCTTCGACGTGAGTCTTAATGTGTGGATATTTACTTAAAAACTTTTTAAGTGATTCGCTGTACTCCATGACTTCTTGAAAGTTTGGATTATAGACCCCAGCTTTGATTCCATGCTTCTTCTTGGCAAGACCCGTAGCCTCGTCTATCATCTTACTTGTGACCAAGTTTACCTCTGTAAAGGGCACGCCATAAAACTTGGAAATATCTTTGATTAGGGACCTAAGCTGAAGGGTGTTCCAATTAGATATAGGGACGACACAATTTTCACCCCATTCATCAATAAGTTTTTGCTTAAGAGCCATTGGTTCGGCCACATCATAATCAATATCTGGGTAGTCCGTCGCGTCGGACCTCAAAAATCTCTCAAATTGCAAGTCATACTTAATCGGATCAATTTGAGTGATGCCCAACACATACGCCACCAGAGACCCGGCGGCAGAGCCCCTACCTGTTCCGGTTAACATTAGTTCGTTGGCTACCTTTGCTATCGCATTCATTGTTAGAAAGTATTTTGAAAAGCCACGATCTTTAATCACATACAATTCTTTTTTAAGGCGACTAATGTAGACATCATTTTCAGTAAGACCCCTTTGCCTTAGACCCTCAATACACATTTTGGTAAGTGCCGCAATCGCGCTGACCCCCGGCGGGACCACAAAGTCAGGAAGCCGTACTTCGGTAGATGGCATAAAGTCGTCGATCAGTTCATGAGCTATTCGATGTGTCTCAGTTATAGACTTCAAAATGATTTCATCATCGTACTCCTCGCCAGCCTCTTGCGAGTATTGTTGGTACGATTCCCACATCTGATCGCCATTTTTTGGATAAAGCTCGTAGCCGATCTCTTCGACGTTGTCGGGCAATTCGGCTCCTTCTGCGCGTCCCTTGCCTAACCAACCAAGCCTTTTATATAGCTCACGGTCTTTCCAAGAATTGGGCCCAGGGTAGTGGCTATCAGCGGTGGATATCAATTTTATGCCGTATTCTTCGTGCATCTTAATTATACACTTGTTTAGCCTATGTTGTTCTGGCACATTGTTCCATTGCAGTTCCCCGTACCAGCGGTCACCAAATATAGAGAGCATTTTCTCAGTCGTGGCTCTCATTGCTACTAAGACAGCCTCTTCGCCATCCGCCATATTCTCCCAATAATCACCAGCGTAAACTCCCCCAAGACAGGCCGACGCAGCAATGATGCCCTCTGAGTATTTGTTGAGAAGATCGTAGTCTATCCTTGGGTACCGATAAAAGTTTGTCGGCTTGTAACTTTGAGAAATAATCTTAAATAGGTTGCTCAGCCCCTCCTGGTTCTGGGCCAGCAGGATAAGATGCCGTCTCCTGTTAAGGATATTGTCCATAGCCTTCTTAGAGGCTCCCTCATCTTCAATAGTCGTGCCACTTGTCTTATCTTTCTTTTTGTTCTTAGCCTTCTGGTTTCTAGAGTGCTCGTACTCGGCATGCCATTCTTCTAAAGAGGGTAGGAAATAGGCCTCACAACCAAAAATAGGTTTAAATTCTTTTCCCTGTTCCCTCATCTTTTTGGTATGCAGAACTTGATGTGCTAGCCCATTCATATTGCCATGGTCCGTTAAAGCTAATGCACTGCTGCCATTATCGTAGGCAAAGTCCATGTGCTCCTGTGGGTATCCGATTGCATCGAAAACTGAGCCTGCTACGCTATGCGCGTGCAGGCCCACAAATGGTATATTTGTTTTTGTTCTATCCATAAAACTACCCCCTCTTCGTTCTATTAACTAGTGATAGATCGCTCAACTGCTTCAAAAAACTTATTCACCGTCGCTTGATGTTCTCGGGGAAACTCAAGTACCATGAGATTGGCTCTCAGTCTACCAAGCTTACTCTCAAGCATCGAGTTCTTCTGGTTTAGTCTAGCAACCTCTTGTTCGAGATTGGCCAATTTAATATCTACTTCTTTCATTTTCATTTTAAACTCCTATTAGTTTCCATTTTTTATTAGGTAACAAGATACCCTTTGGTTTTTCAAGTTTATGTCCAAGGGACAAGAACTCGCAATATTTGTCCCAACTGTCTATTGAGTTATACCAAGGCAAACTAACGACATTGGACTCTTCTACTTTAGCACGTTTAAAGACTTTGTCAAGGGTAAAGTTTCTAGCAGTGTATCTTTCGTTTGGTGGTAGTTTTTTATGAGGCATTTTCCCCGGCTGTGGATTTTCATATAGCCCGGACCCCTCTTGCCTTATAACTCTTCTGTATTCTAGGAAATCATCCTTGTTCATGGTAAAAGATGTGTATAAGCCATCTTTAACAGTTTGTCCCTCAAAGGAGAAGAAAAAGTTTTTATCCCCAAGGATCTCCTTCCGGTGTTTTCGAATTAGTTCCGGGTCATATATCCCATACGGAAAGCTTATATAGTATTTTTTGGGGACGACCCACTTGCTTATACTAGAAGATATTTTAAAACAAGTTAGTGCTCCATGTAATATGCTCCATGATAAGCAATCACGCCTGTCTCTATCTTTTGGGTGTATGGGCACATAAAAAACGGGTATGTTCCTTTTATACTGGGAGGCGATCTTGCTCTTCCTGTTTGACCACACTGGATCTTCCACCATTTCGCCTACTCGGTGTCTTACAAGGGGAGTGATATCATCATTGCAAACTAGCCATATTGTATCACAGCCCGCGTAAGCACACTCTATTACAGCCCTTTCCAGCGCTAAATAATCCGGTGATAATGGCATAAGCGAGTCATGCCAGTCAAAATTAAAACCCAGGTCTTGGCCTGATACGGGTACAATGCCGGCTATATGGGTATCTGATGACAAACCAACTCCCCAAGACTTATTGGATGTTTGGTATCCTGCATGCCCAAGATATCTGTCAGATCATCCTCGATAAATAGAAATCTATCGTCGTATTCGTAAGTCCTTTTTGACATGTTGACAACACTTCTCTTAGCCGGCTCTATTTTTATAGCATAGTATTTGTACTTATTCTTATTTCTTGGGTCTAAACCATTTCTTTTGCCCTTGATGCCTGCTTTCTTCATCATCTCTAAAACTTTAAATTTTACCATGGTGCTAGAATAATCAAAATCTAAAACCTCGGCATCAGTTAAGTGAGAGACAGCAACTAAATCCTTATGATTTTTATTATCGCTTCTATCAGATGGATAAAAAATAACTTCTGACACAAAGTCACCGTCATCATGGATAAAATTAATATCGTGTCTACCACTAGACCTTACATTTAGCCAATCAATAACACGATTCTTTTCTTTGATCTCTGACATTATTCTTGGCAGCCCGTCTAAAGCAAAATCATCAAAAATAGTAAGTTTTTCAAATTTAATTTTTATTGTGCCCCTTGGCGTCCTAGCTAACAAAAAATCATCTTCAACTTTTAATCTATTTAACATATTTGGGAATAGCAGAAGCCCAGATAAGTTTAATATAAACATCAAAGCTTCCCAAGCCTGCCTTTTGTTTATTGTTGAAAGTGCGCTGCCGGGTAAATAATCAAACCTGGACGGCGCATCAGATTTTACAAAGAGGACCGGAAGTCCCATCTTATAGCTATAAACGAGGGCTCTAAGGCTACTGCCTATGACTAAACTTTTAATCGTTAAAGTTTTTATGGAGCCCTCCTTAAAGAATAAAAATCACTGTGGCTAGCGTGTTGTTTCCAATGTGTGCCAAGGTTGGAAGATATATACTTTTACTATTTAATCTAAGCCAACCAAAGTATATAGATAATGGTAGAATAGAGACAATATGCAAAAGTTCAATATGTGCCAAACAAAATAAAATAGTCGTAAGTAAATAGGCTAGTTTTTTGTTAAACACCCCTTCAATAAATTCCCAGAACAAACCTCTAAATATATATTCCTCAGTTATGGGCGCAAACAGGCATAAATAAACTATTAAAGAATAGTGTATCACATTATATTCTTCCATTCCCAGCAATGATCCAAGCGCACTCGCAGTCTCGGGCTTATACAATGGAAACATGTTGATCAGAAAATTAAATATAAATGTGCCCATTAGGCCAACAGCGCATCCGCCAGCTATGGCTATCGCTTGGTTTTTCATAACTACCCCCCCTGAATACATAAGTAAGTAGTTATGAAATCCCTATTTCAACAATGCCATTATATGGTTTCTCTCCACGAGGTTAAAAACATTGCCTTCAATTTTAATTTCTCTAATAATGTGTGAAGGCACGACTACAACATCACCATATTTATATTCCTGCTCTGGATCCTTGATCACGCTAGCTGCTTTATACTCATCCTCGGCGGGCTTAAAGCTCTCGGGCAGCAAAACTAATTCATCTTTTTTTTCATTTTGAAATGGTAATTCGATGTGAATCCATTTTGATTTCGGCTCTATCTCCATTTTAAACTCCATTTGTGTACTTGTTTAAAAGATTCTCATTGAGAAAAAATTCCTCCTGTGTGAAAAAAGCTGTTGCCAATTCCCCACATTTTTTACATCTAAAGCGAACAGCAACATGTTTTAGGGTAGATTCAACATGTGTAGTGGGTAGGTAATAATGTTCCCCACCCACGGCGCACGGGCGATGTTGCTCATACTTTGGCAACAGGTAATTAAATTTCACGACACACCTCGCTACATGATATATTAATTGGTTTAACTTATTAAGTCAAATAATTTTATCCTATTTCACAAGCGCCGCCGGCGCATGCTAGTTCTCCTTGTAGGTCGGTGTCGTCTTGCATTTCAATTACGCCCGTAAGATCAACTTCGAGTAATAGTTTTAACATTTCGTTATATGTTTCCTCGTCGCAATCTTCAAATGGTGCCTGCTTGTAAGTGTGGTCAGAGTGAGGAAGTACCGAGAGTCCGTTGTAGCTCTCTCTATTTTCCCACATCCATTCACCAACGTCTTTCCATTCATCATCCTTTATGGTAACAGTTGCACTCACATTGTGCGTATTTTGCCCTTTGCGGTGGCCCGCCTTAACCCATTCAGTGCTAACCCTCTTCACGCGGTTCAACAGGTCTAGGGCGGTCTCAGAGCGTGTTATGGCTGCCCCTGGGGCTTTCTGTGGCGCTGAGATGACTGCGGTGTCATGAGGGCGAAAAAACTCGTCCTCTACCAGTTCAGGATGTAGCTGTTTCAGGTACTGATAGATAGCTTCATTTTTACCGACACGGATGCGACGTATATAGTGATCGTTATGCCACGCGTGAATCCCGGATGATGTACCGAGTGTCAAAGATGTGGTTCCTGCTGGCTTGACACACGTTGTTCGGGCGGCGGGGTTAATGCCGATTAACTCTGCTACCCGCTTGTTCTCTTGTTTCACCATTTTAGCCGCCGCCTTCATGTCTAATTTTAAAACATTGCCGGACGCAATACCAGTCATAGACACGCCGACAAGGCTATCTTTCTCAGTGTTACGCTGCCATATTGCACGAAGATAATGAAAGTCTGTGTAAGATGCTTGGAGCGTACCGATAAAAGCAGCCGCCCTGACTCTCTCCTCGTACTCCTCTTGGGAGGTCACGTTAGAAACATTCACCTCTGTTAAATTACAGAATTGAAAGGGCCTCAGCGCAATCTCACAACATGGGTTGGTCCCCCAGTCTTTGTCGAACGTAAAATAAAAGCCGGGCTCTCCTGCGCCACTAGCTTTAACGCGGTCCCACAACTCCATAAAAAATTCCTTAGTTACAATATGCCGCATTAGCACGACAGAGTTGTTTGCCCGGCCACGTTGTGGATCCGTCTCCCACCAATTTCCAGACTTAGACGCGATCATTTCTCCATCATCTGCGGAAAAGAGAGAAATTAGGGCTGCACGACGAATGCCACCCGCAAGCACAGCATCGGCTATGTGGCACACCATGTCGTGAACTTCAATGGGGCTCAGCTTGTCACCGTTTTCTTTGGCATCAAGAATACCCCTTAGTTTAACAAGGCATTCTCGAAGCGGCTGTGGTCCTGGGGCTTTGCCGCCAGAAGTCACTAGACGCGCCCCTTTGGGCCGGATGTCAGAAAAATCAAAGCGCAGTTTAGATGTCCCCTTAAAATAAGAGTTGATAAGCGCTTTTACAGCGTCTGCCCAGCCCTCAATGGAATCAGATACAAGATAACGATAAGTTCTTTTACCGCTGGGTTTTAGAATAACCGGCAACTGCTCAACATGGTGTTTTTGTACCGAGTAACCAACACCCGTGCCGCCAAGAAGTAAAAACATAGCCTCACCAAAAGCACGAACATCATCTATCGGCATATATGCACAATTAAAAATCCTGTTTGGAGCCACTTCAATCGGCTTACCACCAAACTGCATCGACCTCATCGAGGGGAGAACCTTTTTATCATAGACGAATTTATAGGCCGCATTAATCTCCTCCTCTAAGTCAGGAAACTTTTTAATATGCATTGCCTTGTTGCGGTCTGTAAGTTCCTCGAATGTCTCCCTGCGGTATTTGTCGGCCATATACCTAGCGTACTTCATATACACTGTTATATCCGATAGTATTTTTGATGCCTTGTTCATGTTTTTCTACTCTCCTTAAATTTTTTCCATTTTTCTTTTAGTAGCTCAGATTGATTTTTTGTATCCGTCGTCACTTCTGCATTCGTATTTAACGGCAGCACATTAATGCTCACTCTACTGGTGTCCATAAATATTGGGAAAATCAAACCGTCCGGGCCATTTCGGTTTTTAGCAACATAAATTCTTCCAGAGTTTGCAGCTTTGTCCTCTACTGTTCTCGAAACAGAAAATATAAAGTCAGAAACAAAGCATTTAGAAAATGCCTCAGAGATCGACTCCATGGTGATGACTTCTGCGTTAAGTCCAGATCTATTCGTCTGTGATGCGGTCCACACCGGACAATTAAAATCCTGTGCTATCGCTCGCATCTCTTCGTAAATAGACTCCAACTCATTTCTTTTCTCTCTTTGATTGTTTATTGGGCGTAAAAGATCACCGTAATCCACTATGACCATGTCGGGTTCAATATCCTTTACTCGCAACTTCTCAAGATGGTTTCTAATCGTATTTGTGGTAGCTGACTTAGTTGAATATTCTTTCACGATTAAAGACCCATCGAGGTCCTTGACTGACTCATAAATCATGTCTTTAAAGGAGACAAGACTGTCCAAGGGAACCTTGGTTAAACAACTATCGTACCTGTTGGCTATAATCGTATCACCCAATTCTAAAGTATAGTGGACAACAGTTTTGCCGTGCTTTAGGGCACTCGCGCCCAAGTGAACCAATACCATAGACTTACCAGCGCCAGTTGGGGCGATAACAACACCCAATTCGCCCTTGCCAAGACCACCTCTACAGATAGTATTGATCTCGCTCCAGCCAGTAGTCACAGGGTCTCTGTGTTTAAATTCAAACCTGCGCTCAAAATCCTTTAGATAATCATAGCCGTGGTCCGGGCTCAAGCCCAAGGTGAGTGCATTGTTAATAATCTTAGAAATCTCGTCAAAAGAAGACGCTTGTAATAAGTCAACAGACTTAAGCATGGCTTCTTTCAACTTTTGTTTTTTGCAAAACTCCAGAGAGGTTTCCTTAATGAACTCTGGGCCTTCGACCTCTGTAGACTGAACTCTAGCGAAGTAGTCCTTTAGCTGAGTCAGCAGAGCCTCATTTTCGTGCTCCATTGATCTAATGATCGTGTTCATTGTTTTGTGTGTTGGGTGGACCTTATATTTGGTTTTATAAGTTTCTATTTCCTCAACAAACAAACGCAAATAATTATACTCTAGAAAACTTAAATCCAAGACCTCAAACATCTGGTCTGAAAAAGGCCTATCCTGCAATAGTAGCTGGCATAGGCCTTCTTGGAAGCTCCTCCCGAACTTGCCAAAATTGTCTCTGTTCTTCATGGTTATTTCCCCCGCATTCTAAATACTCTGTGTGTTTCTATTTGTCAATTATTTTTATGCTCAAAGATGATTTTTCTAAAAGTCCTGTCCAGAGAACTGTGGTTCCAATCACCAAAACCATCATAAAACATCATCTTAATAAATTCCATTCTATTGTAAATCATTTCGCAGTTATCCATAATATAACTTACCTTGCCGCAAGTTTGAACTGACAGGGCTGGAGTTGTAAGCTGCATCATTTTATAGTTCTTATCGATGACACCAGGTTTGTTTATGATGTTGTTGTGTATGATTAGTTTGTTTTCCACACCAAGGCAAAAGTCAACTAACTCATCTATCGTATAGGACTTTTCTTCTGCGAGAAACGGGAACCTCTTCGCTACAGTTTTCAAACCTGCCCCGCCGACACCTTTAATACCATCGCTCCTGTCGCCTGAAAGGGCCCTGGCTAGCACAAAATTATTCGGGTGTATAGAATACCTATCAAGTATATCGTTCTTATTGACTATTTCCTTTTGGGCTGGTCTATACACCACTGTCTTATTGTCACAAAGCTGATAAAAGTCTTTGTCACTGGAGACAATAATTTTTTGAAAGTCCTTGAGTCTCTGGTTCTGAGATATAAAAGCTATCACATCATCAGCTTCCACATTCTCGTAACAGAACTGTCCTACTGGCATTAGGTTAAGATATTCTATTAGCTGGGCTTGTTGCCAGAACTTATTATAAACCTCTTCTGACTCAGAAAGATTTCTAATCTCGCGGTTCAGCCTCAAGGGCTTCCTACCAGATTTATAATTTTTATCCAGTGTGCGGCGCTTTTTTGAGCCACCAGCACCATCCCAAACGAGAAATACTTTTGTAGGGCCAGTTTCACGACATATCTTTTGAAAGGTCTTTAGGAAGCCCTTGAGGCCGCCAATGGGGTTCCCGTTAAGCGAAACGCTAGGGTCCACAATGTACGACCTCAAGTATAGATTCATGCAATCTACAATTAGGGCTCTCATTTATTCGTCTTCAGCGCCCTGGTTAACATCATAGAATGCCGTGGCATCGCCCTCACGAGATGAAAACTTTTGTATGACCTCTTCATCCATAATTTCTAGGATGCGGGATCGAAATTTATCCTCTGCTAATAGCTCAAGCCACTTAGACGATTGGAATTTCTGCTCGCTTCCATCCTTATGTGTGAGAATGTACCACGCACCCTTTTGGTCAATGTGCTCAGAACTTTTGACAGCATCTAGCCAACTTTGTTCATCTTGAATAACCGCGTCCTCTGTGCCCCATAGAATTTTAAAAGCACACTCTCTGCCCTCGGTTCCGAAACGCGACTTTTTAATCCTTGCCTTTACCTCGGACCCAATTCTATAACCCTTATCGTCCATAATATAAGACTTTTTAGCTCTTCTTGGGTACAGCCAGATACGTAAAGAGTACGCATATGGTAATGCCTTGCCACCAGGTGTCACATGTGGGTTAAGAAGTATATCGGCAGTGTTATTTGAAATATTTGTTTTAAGTTGGTTCAATGCCAAAATTGTACTTTCTGCGTTAGCTAGTGGTATAACAAGCTTCTTCATACCCTTAGACAAAATTCTTGCTTTTACAGCCATGGAGGACTGTGGGTTGAAATCGCCATCCGTATCAGACTTGCAGGGGGTGTTTGCAACACTATCCCAGATAAAGAAATATTTATCGTCATGGCTGATAAGCTTTTCCACGGATTCTAGGACAAACTCAACCGTTTCCGCTTGGACATAAATCAGGTCATCCAAACATACCCCCGTTTTTTGTAGAAACTCTGAGTCGATCGCGCTTTCAGAATCAAAATAGACCACTTTTAGGCCTTCCTTTTGTGCATTCGCTGCAACCTGGGCAGCCATGTAGCTCTTCCCGGTTGATTCGAGGCCCGCTATCTCAACAATCTTGCCAAGTGGGATACCAGCCAATTTGCCCTTACAAATTATCCCATCCAGCCATCTAGAGCCGGTTGAGACCCACTCTTTTACATCTGATGGGTTCTCATCTTTCAAAGAGTAGGCTACCTTAGAACCAGACCCTTTGTTTAACATCTTTCTAATATCGTCGGGCGACAGGCCCCCGACTCTCACTTTTTGTTGTCTAGCCAATATTCCTCCGATAAAATAAAAATTGAGACATCTGTAGCCCATGCCTCCCTGCGGCTGACGCCTTAATCACCGTTGAGGGTGATCGGCATCAATAGTATTTTTCACAGCTTCGTTGGCCTGATTCACAGCCGCTGCCTCGTTGGCCTTGTCAACAAGACTTTCGACCTTGGTAGCTTCCACCACAATCTCTTGTGGGGTATGCTCCTTGGACTCTTCAACGAGTTCCGCGAGTGCTTCAGTAACGCCGTCCTCGGCATTCTCGGAGGAAGTACTACTTCCAAAGGCCCAAAGGCCCACAGCCAAAACGGCTGCTCCGAGCAAGAAAAATACATTCTTATTTTCTTTAATGAATTTCATAATTATCCTCCTGTTCCAGTGCCCGTACCCGTGCCAGTAGTAGTCCCGGTGGTAGTACCAGTGGTGGTGCCAGTGGTAGTCCCGGTAGTAGTACCAGTAGTAGTTCCGGTGGTCGTGGTCCCAGTTGTAGTGGTCCCAGTCGTAGTGGTGGTTGGGTCGGTTACAGTAGTACTGGTTGTAGTGCTGGTTTCCGCAGCGCTATCACCCGTATCCTTACCTTCCTCACCGTCACATCCGACCAGAAAGACTGTGGCACTCATAAGAGCAACCCCGGCCAATGCACCGAAAATGTGATCACGATTAATAAACTCAAACATTATTCTTCTCCTTTATAATTAATTAACGATGGGACACCTGTAAACCCGTGCCCCCCTGCGGTGGTATCCTAGTATTTACTGAGACATAAGCTCCGCAAACTTAGATTCTACGTCATTAGAGGTAGCGTTGGTAGCCGGACTGGAGGAAGCGTCATCTCCGTACTTCACCATCTCCTCTTTCTCGCCCTCGTCCTTAAGGTAGTTGTCCAAAATTTGTCCAACCTCCTCGGGGGTCTTTCGCTCAAAGGCAGTGTCGTAGTCTGGGACACCTTCAATCCAGGCATTAATCCGGGCTGAATCCTGTGACGCCGGGGAACCAATGGTCATTTGACCATCCGTGTTTGGCGAAAACGATGGGACAGGCAAAATATCCGTCATCGGGAACTGTGCGCCCGGCGGTTTGCCATAAGTGATCTTGAGGTCAAGACCCTTGTGAACATCTGTGACATCCCCGTATTCCTTGCTCATGCAAATTTTAACGAGTGTCTCGTAGGCTTTCTTACCGTAACCCCACAAGCGAACACCTTTGTCTTCCTCACCTCGAACAATAACAGGGGTAAAAAAGCGTTGCTTAGCCATCAGCTTCTTTGCCATCTTAATACTGTCCTCCGTGGCCTCGTCAAACAGACCTCGCACAAAATCATTCAGAGGATCATTTTCCTCGAAGTTTCTGTAGGGAGACAGGAACCCACCTCTGGTGATACCATAATGAAACCAATACGGCTTGAAGGGGTCTCCATCCTTCGTAGGAATAATTCTAATAATCTGTTCGCCATCCTTTGGCTTCCAGAAAATAGAATCACCCTTTTTGTTCATGACCTTATCGTAGGTCTTTCTAAGTTTATCAAAATCAATACCCATTTTTTTCTCCTTTTTATTTTCGGGTTAATTACCCTATAGTAAAAACTTAAAGAAAATATCTCCAAGCTTTTCTAGCGACAATCTAACACGAGGTTAGATACTGTCAAACGTTTTTGTGAAACTTTCTTCGGCAGCTTCACACAAAGGTTCACCAACAGCGGATCCCCAATCAAAAATTCTAAAATTATTTTTGTCCAAATCCCAAACTAGCTCCTTACCCTCTTTCAAGGTAGAGCTTTTACCTGTGTTCTTAATCTTACCCGCCAAGAAGGTTTTTGGAAGATCGGGAACCCTCACAAAACGCATAGTCCTCACGTCACCGTTTGTTTTTATAAAAGTGCCAGTGTAAATGTTCATTTTAACTCCATTCCTGAATTTTGTTTGTATACCAGACCGAGTATACATAATCATCTTCATAATTTGTTGCATAGACGCCAAATGAGACATTGATCTCATCAGAGGAAGCCTCAGCCTTCATTTGCGAAGACACGACATCTATAAGATCTTGGTCCTCATTGAGTTTTTTATTATTTATGCAATAGAAGTATCTCTTGTGTCTCGGAAAGTCCAGGTCAAACATCATCTTATTTTCTGAGGTCTCCATTTGATACGAGCCGACTGTCCCTATCCTACAAGAGTCCGGGACTTTCAGTTTGTTCTCGTATACAGCACCAATGCGGTGATACACATTGGTCATATGGATTGTTGATACGATGAATTCATTAATCTTTTCAAAAAAATTCATTATAGAAATTTTATTCATCGCCTTCTGGGCCATGGCGTTGTCCACAATCAGCATCCTGTTAAAGATGCCGGATCTTGTATATTCTTGCAACACACCAAATACCGCTCTGCCAAGCTTCTTCTTTTTTTCAGATAACAGGGTCGGATCAGGTCTAATAAATAAGACCGTTATTTTTTTGCCCTTTATCTGTTCTAGAAGAGTTAAGGACATCCCCGAAATTTTTCCAGAGCCGGTCACTATAAAAAGCACCTCATCATCAAGCTTCTTAAAAAACTTTTTAAAACTAGGAGTGTTCGCCTCGTACTTCTCAGGGTTGTCCTGTTCGGGGATGCTAAAACAATTGATGTTTTTCTCGGAAACCTCTTCACAGTCAGTATCCACCTTATAAATGTTCCCATATTGCGGGTACTGCGAAAAAGCCTGTGCTATCTTGCATGCCGGTGTTCCTAAGCCGATAATATCCATTATTCCTCACTCCCCAGTAACCACGAAGACGACTGGACTTTGCCCCCGAGGTTATCTATTAACTCGATTCCCAATTTTTTGCAAACTTCTCTTTCTGGAATTGAGTCGTTTGTCTGATCGCCGCCGTTAGCAAACGCTAGTGTGAACATCCTGGTTAAAGCGTGCTGTTGGTATAACTCGTGTACAAGCCGGATGGTTTCCCTGACCGTTGTGTCTTTGTCAATAGATACTAGCGCGACGTCTACAACTTTAAGTGCTTTTACGATTGTAAGTCTTTCTTGTTCGTCCATGAACTCTTTTGAACCCTTCAGACCTCTCTGAAGGTCAGAATTAACAATCACACATAGCTTATCACCGCGAGCCTTCGCATTATTAAAATATTCTATGTGGCCCTTATGTAGTGGGTTAAAATAACCGGATACAATTATCGTTTTCATGTTTTATTCTCCATACTACCGAAGTTACTACCAATGGACACATTAGTCAAAAATTCTGTGTCATTAAACATAGAGAACTCTTGTTTTAAGGCCGCCAACAAGCCCATCTCCTCTTTCGCCATATCCACAACCACCGAATCATGAATCGTAAACGCGATGTGTGATTTTTTATCCTTTAAAAGCTTATATAGTTTTACCATTTGCCTCAAGACAATATCAGCGGCGGTGCTTTGTATGAGATATGATGTGGCGTGAAACTTATCAGACTCTATCTCTCTACCAAAAGGATTCACAACCTGTGTGCCGGTCCAATATTGGTCCAATATTCTTCCCCTGCTGTATACCGCTTCCGACAACGAATCTTTTGAGTCAATGTTATACAACCAAGCAAATATTCTCCTCTTGGCCTCCTCTCTACTCAATGAAGAGCCATAAACATTTTTAACATTCCATTTGTGAATATCTTGGTCGGGTTGTGCCTTCCCAGACAAATACAGCAAGACCCGCAACTCGAAGGCATTATAATCAAGCTCTACAAAATAATCGTTGTTTGGTTTTATATATTTTCGCAAGCTCTTGTGCATATTAAGTATTGGGAACGTGTCTGGGTTGGTAGCTAGACGCCCAGTTTTTGTGCCAAATATATTGTAGTCGCAGTAAACTCGGCCACCGCTCACTCTCTTTAGAAAATTTTTAGTTTTTAAATCATAGCTATTTCTTCTAAGAGTCATCATATCTACATTTAGTTTCTGGTATTTAATCTCTTTCGTAATTAAATCTAAGTCGTGCAGAAAATCATAGTTATGAGGCCTTTCGCACTCTTCAAACACTCTTTTTGTAATTTCATTTTTTATATCGTAGAAGTCTAGCAAGAATCTTTCGGGGACCAAATCATAAAAGCAATTAGCGTTTAAATCAACTTTAGATAGAATGAACGACTTTAGAAAAGCCTTAAGCCTGCTAGTCGCTAGACCCCAGTCCTTCTTTAAATCTTCAGGGCATACCTGATCGATTCGCTTGCCGCAATATAGATCAGCACACTCGATTTTATGACCATCTACCGATAAGGGGTGAGACCATGTCCGTGTGAGCCCCTGTGGAAGCGGGCCATAAATAATTGACTTGTCGTAATAATAGCCTCGACATTCTTTCTTATCGTCAAATGCTTGGAAATACAAGACGCCCCCATGCTAGTATTGTGTCTCACGACTCAGTGGTATGGAATTTAGTAACACATTGTCTAACTCCCGTCTAGAAATTTCCACACCTTCTTCGAGTTCTGCTTTCGAATACACATAAGCATTATAGCCACCAGTATCGTTAAGGAAACCTATAAAACACCTGCCAATATACCGCAAAGCACCAGGGTAGTCCCCCTTAGCTAGAAACCCTCCGAAGTTTCTTGACAGGTTTGACATAAACGCTTTGGTATAGCGATTTTGGCATTCAATGTTTCTTATTTTAGTATACCTATCCAGCCAATACTTTTGCTTTTCCAAAGTAGTCGGGGCATAATCTTCAAACTTGACCCTTGGCCTTTCTTTGAAAGTTGTTACTTTATTTCTACCCTCGCCCGTCACTTCTTTTAGGTTCGGTCTCGCATTGACGAACCTGTTGTAGAACTTGATGCAATATTTAATGAACACATCAATATCCTCTGCGTGCGCCAGCCCATAATAGTCCTCAAAGACAAGATCACTATCTGTATCATATTTTTTCATATAGTTCTCCATCTCCACGGATCCTATATTGGCCACCAACCTAAAAGGTAGGTTTTTATCAATCAAAAACCCATATTTAGTCGCGCAAAGTTCAAAAAAGTTGAAGTTTGGGCTGTCAATTATTTCAGCTATCTTTTCTGAGTCTTTGTCGTAGCTAATATCGGCTATTTCAACATGTAGCCCACTAACCAGGGGGGTACAATACTTGCTAGTTAAAAAGCCTGTGCGGGTGAATGGAATGCCGATTAAGTTTTCCTCCAGATATGACATGAGCGAATCAACAAAGTCTTCAAAGTTTTTTATTTTATTCTCCAGGGATCTCGCTAAAATATAGTTATTAAGAAAATCCTTTCGGAAAGGTAAAACATGTTGGTTATAAAGAACATTTAAATCTACCCAAGATTTTTTTGCGCTCAAATCACTTAAATACGGATCTTCATCGCTAATTCGCCTAAGGTTAGTGTGTTTATCAAATTCTTTTTTCATGTCCGCGAAAGCATCGCATACAAAGTCTAAGGCCACCGGAGAATTATTTTGACTTGGTACCAGAGACTTCAATCTATCGCGTGGTGCTATGATGGGCCTGTGATCTCTGTCTATCCTACCATAGTAAAGATTCTCTATAAACCAAAAATCTCTTAGTAAACCAGGATACCCCTCGTCTGCGGCTGCGCTATACGCCTTGCCGGCAAACTTCGACCTGGAATTGAATACCTCACGGGCACCAGAAGAGTTGCTACCCTTAAAAAACCGTTCTCTAGCCATTTCTAACTTCCTCCCCTGTAGCCGGTTTAGTTGTGTTTGGATCACTGCCTATTTCATCATCAGCTATGATAAAGGTTTCCTCTCTCCACCCCTCGTGACGACAGTTTATTGAAGTCTCAAAAGAGTCTTTTGTGATTGTGGAGCTAACTCCCGTAATAAGATGGTAGCCGCCGAGACCCATCATATTCGCGTAACTTTTTAATTGTCCGTACTCCGTTCCCTGAAACGGGCTGCCTAACCTGTCGGAACCTAAACCCATAGGATTTAGATAAATTCTAGTGCCAGGTACAAATAGCCCATTACCTATTAAGTTTATGTCCACATTATAAACATCAGAAAGCTGCGCCTCCGGGTTCATGTCCGCCTGAGTGAACCTGATTTCCCGAAGGCCCTGCACTTGCGTTTTTGAAAAGGTTGCGTTTTTAACTATTCCATCTGATTGCCCAAGCGTGAGATGATATCTCCCTTCTTCATAATCTTTATTGTATCGAGCTAGATCATCAAGTTTAGGATCTATTTTTAAATTAGGTGAATTAACTGGATATATGACGACATAATTATAAGTTTCGTCCGATGGGACATTCAGGTCTATTCTTGGAAAAAGTAAGTTAGACGAACCATCTATGTCGCTCTTAAATTGACCAAGGTCAATCCTACCGTCTTTCGAGCGAAATTTCAATAGCCGGTCTTTCTTATCTCGACCCTCAACCAAGCCTCTAATCTGAGACGTGTCGAAGGTTGTGCCCACTGTCCCATCTCCACATGCGGGACCTAAAGACTCAAAAACTAGATCATTTATTACCTCTCTAATAAAAGTAAAGAGGGGGTAGGTCTCCTGCTGTGTGTTTACAATTTTGTCTCTCATAAAAGAAGAAAACAATTCCACAGAAACGGGAATATCTGCTAAATTAGCGTTCCTAACCTCGTTGGTTTCAAGATCGCGGTACTCAAAAGTGGGCGTAATAAGCCTTACCCTATCCAAGTCATTATCATTTTCTAGTGCTGCATCAAAAGCCGCTGAAAGCAAATCACCTAGAAAAAAGAATGTTATGTTCCTAGTTCCCGCCTGCATTATATCCTCTGGTGGTACAAGGGTCTCGTCGTCCTTGGATTTTTTAAGAAAAAACTGCTCCGACGTGGCGTTCTCCCCCAGTTTTCTAGACTCAAGAGGGGGATAAAGTTTAACAGTTTTTTTGACCTCCTTCAGCCTCCCGTCTACTACCTGCTGGGTGGTTATTTCGACATCTTCAGCGGGTCCGAGCGTTACACAATAGATATTTGTTTTTCTTTTTGACTGATCTTTGGGAAACATCAAGCGATTGAGTAAAGACTTATATGATTCAACTTTTATTTGTCTAATTTTATCCGCTCTTTCTTTTTTTATTGTTTCAACGATCAACGCCGTATCCAGCTCCAGGGCAGTATTCCCAACTCGGACTACCTCGGGCTGCTCGACCTCAGAGGAGAACTCGGCCAGGACGGGATCGAACTCTTCCTTAATTCCACGAACAGCGGGGGAGGTCATAACGTTGGCACTAGGGTGGAAACCAGAAGTTTCAGCATAAGGTCTAAGAGTGAGCGTGAGTCTTACCGAGCCGTCGTCATTAATATCGTATACATGATCAACAAGACCTAGATCAAAAGTTTCAACCATATTTTTTAAAGCATTGTCAAGCTCTTTTGTGGTTACGGTGCCACCAGGTGAAGTTGCCCAGCCAGCCGATATTTTAGTTCTAAAAAATTCTGGGTTGTTGGCTAGGCGGTCTTCGCCTGCCTTGACAGTTATGGGTTGCCTCACAACGAGATCAATAATCCTATAAGTCCGTGGTTGGCCAGTAGAGTCAACGCCAGTCCTGTCTTTTAGAAGCTCATTAAAGTTTTGTGCGTATATTACTAAAGTTGCCTCTAGATCTTTGTGGGCAGTAAATGGATTCTGGCCGATGTACGTCCAAGAAAAGGATTCTATGCCTACACCTATGCCCCTCTGGAGACTGCTATCGAGCATAGATTGCAAGTCCAAGGTTGGGTCTATAAAGTTTGGAAATTTTATTTCAAGTTCCGCATCGGGCTCATAATATTGTTTGTGGAGTCTTATAAAAGGCATCAACTGAGATAATTCGTGGGTTTTGACACTTAAAAAAGTGCTGACACCATCTTTTAATGTCATCTTGGATATTATTGTCGATGGGTTTCCTGACAACATATGTATTCTTTCGCCTAAGCGTTGCCCGTCTGGTCTCTGGGATGCGAAGAAGTCCATATTGCGAACAAGCCAACACTGATCGTAGGTATCCTCAGGGCAATCACCCACTTCTTCTTGATCCTCATCCTTGGGACTGGGGGGCTTGGTGGCCAGAATAGCCTTCCCTTCGGGCGAGTTTGGGTCGACTGTACCCGTAAAGGCCCCCTCGGGAGCAGCCGTGATCTCTAACTCATTCTTTTCTGGATCAAAGGAATATTGATACTCGCTACCGTCCGACCAAGTTTCAACAGTATTCTCTGTCTCTGCTGGGGCCGGGGTTTCTGGTTGCGGTGCCGTATCTTGGGGGGTTATTTCGTCAGCCATTATTTAAACTCCGTAATAACTCAAAGCCTTCTCTAAGGGTATTGGTACATATATCAAGTCACCAAAATTAACATGCGCCTCGGTTGGCTTCTTATTGAACCAGGCTATAACCCACCAAAGGGAAGAGTCGCCATAATATAATTGAGCCAATTTATAATATCTGTCCCCTTCCGACCAAACATGGGGCACTTTTTCCAATGACGCAATTTGGGCTTTTGTCAATCGTCTGAACTTGGGCAATGCGTATTGACGCACAAAATTTTTGCCTCGGTTCTCAAGGGCTTCCTCATAAATGGGCTCTTTGTTTCTTATTATTTTGTTTCTTCTATATCTCATGAGTCTGGGGCTCCATCGGGGTCTAGGGCTGTGTCGGTTTCAGTATTGGAAACAATTTCTTCAGTGGAGCCCTTTTTTGCGCCGCCTGTGCTACCTAATTGTAAGCCCGCAGGTGGTGACAGGGCTCGGCTCCACGGAAAGTTTTGACCGCCCATCCACTGTGGAGAGGAGGCGTCGTGTTTTTTGGCAGCCCGATAATCTTGCTTGGCCGCCTTGTCTACTTGTTTTGTGGTTCCCTCTCCACCTGCCAAATCGCCTAAAGCTTCCGAAGTTTTGTCCCAGGAGAATGCACCAGCAGACTGCCAACCGAGAGGATGCTGGTGAAGAACATTGTAATTGATGCTTAAGTCTATAACTTTGGGGTAGAGCCTCGTGTCGGGGTCCAGAAAGCCAGAGTCGAGGTTTGGAGTCCAAGTCAAACTAGTTATAACCCCCAATAAACCAGTTGTTCCAGCACTTGCACCATATGTCTGGTTGCCGTCATAGATCAAATTTGAAAATCTAAGTTTAATCAAAGGAGCCTTTGATATTGTAGAGGCATTCCCCACATCAGTATACTGTGGATATAGCATTCTTGCAAGCGTGGAGCACTTGGCCATATTATTTTCTGCGCTAGTTTGCCCGTCGAGGCTAAATGCCACGACCTCCCATGACAGCGATAAGGAGCGCTGTGTGCCTTGAAAGTTTTGTATGGGATCGCCCCTACCAAAAACAGAGACGGGTGTCCAGTTGGAAGTATAGGTCTCATTATAGGTTTTCAAGATGGCCTGGAAGTTGACGGACGTCATTGACGGGACGTGGTAAAACTCAAGTTTTTGTCCCTTTGACTCTAATATATTTCCCGCGTCGTAAGCACCACCATTCGTAATCTTATCTAATAAAGTGTCTGACATTTATCGTTATCCCCCTAATCCAATTTTGCTCATTACAACACTTGCGATCTGGCCGTCTAACAGGCTAAGGAAGCCTCTCCCATCTATTTTTAGTTGTAGATTTTCTACGGTAATCGGAGCACCAGCAGGAGTGCCCGTCAAGGCGGGAACAGCCGTAGCAGCAGCAGCCCCGGCAGCCGCAGCGGTTGGAGCGGAGAACATCTCTATTTTCCTGGCTTCGGTTTCGAACTCTCTCATAAGTTCCAACGACGCAAACAAGTTTTCCCGCACACTGTCACTGAACTCAACGGCATAACCCACTGCTTGATCCTTTAACCCACGAAGACCATCCGCTCCTTCCTGACCAAGTTTTGCAAAAAATTCTGCGTTCTCTTCTGCCATGGGTCCATACACATTTTCAGTAATCTCTAAGGCAAATTCTTTTGCCACTTCACGCACAGGTGTGATAAATTGGGAGGCCCCCACTGCTGCTTGGTCTTTCAAAATATTAATTTGATCCGCTGTGGTCCTGCCAAACTTTGTTGCTCCCTCTAGCTCTTCAAGGCTAGTAGAAGCAGCCGTCGCATTTTTAGCAAACTCCTCGCCGGATTCAGACATCAACTTATTGAAATCAAGGACAGACATTCCCATCCTTTCAGCGAGTGTGCTCCTGAAATAATATGCTTGCGTTTCGCCCATAGCAGAGATTTTTTCTTGGGTAAACCCGGCATCCTCAACCGCGCCTCTTATTTTTAACATGCGCTCCGTGGGATCAACCGTCATCATCATATCAATAGTGTCAAGATATGTGCCCCCCAAGAGTGCGTTAAGTTCCTGTACTTTATCCGCAGCGCCTGTGAAAGTATCGAATTGGGCTGTGACATTGACCATGTTCTCCATCGAAACACCAGATCTTCTAGACTCAGCCGCCAACCTTCTAAAGTGATGAACGCCTTGATCCCCAAAAACAGCAAATTTATCCGCATTTCTAGTGAATTGCGAGGTGAGTTCACTAGCCTCCATACCCATTTCAGCCGCCATAGCAACCATGTTTGGGAACGTTTCGCGTGCAGCTTCGTCGGACATGCCCATGCCCCTAGTCATCATCTCAAAGCCTTCTGCCGTAGTGAATTGACTCACACCAAACTTTTCTAAAACTATCATAGTGTCAACTAGCGCGTCCTGCTGGTCGCCACTCATTCTAGTAAATTCGGTGGTATTCCTTAGGACCGCTTGTAGGGCTGTAGACGAATCTCGCAGTGTGCCGCCGAACTGGACGTTTCTAACAAAAGCCTCTGACAAGGATTGGTTGAAGTTACCCATTTGTCCAGTTAATTTATTAAAACTAGCTTGAGTTTTTTCTGTTTCTATGCTCAGTTCAAGCGACCTGTCAGCGACCGCAAGCAATCTCTCAGCGGCAATCCTAGCAACGCCGTCTAACTCACCGAGAGCCCCAGTAGATCTCATAAAATCTGAAAACGCTGAGCTTGAATTGCCAAGTCCAAGGAAAGCCTCGGTTAAGCCAACAGTCGCCTCTGATAAAGACTTTATCGACTGGGTGCTCTTCGTGGTGTCAGCGATAATACTAGGCTCAGGACCCAGAATTTTAACTATTTCTTTAGCTTGCTCTTCAGTATAGCCTAGCTCACTGACTAGTCTATCTATAGTTTCTTGTTTGGTTGCCATCGACTAAACCTCACACCAGAGGCCATTTGGCCTCAAGAACTCGCTCAAGATCATCAATCTTGGACTGCAACTCAGCTTTTGTTTTAGTAGCCATGAGGGAGTCTTCTCCTTGCTGGTCTATCATTTCTAAATACTTCTTTTCGGCAGCCATAACCAAAGCGAACTTAGCTATTTGATTCTTTGTGCCTTTGATTTTTACCTTGTCAAGGGACATGCCTTCACCAATCATAGATTCCACAAGTATGGAACGTATGCCGTTTTCAAACTGTGCTTCATTGGGGTTGTTTAGATCAATATACATGAGTGCGCTCCTATAAGTTCATATTATAATTAGTATACAGCCGCAAAATAGCATACAAACTTTCTATTCGCGTTTTAAGTGCTGGACTGCTTGGTACGGGGCCTGTGAGGAGGAAGATTTTTGTGCCTTTTTCCTAGCCTCTGCTTCCATTTCCTTTTCTTTCACCAACCTCTTCATAAACCATCTTCTAATCTGTGTTGGCAACGAGTAGGCCTCATGAAAATTCCAATTTCCGTGATATTTGAGCATAAAAAATTCTTCGTAAAGAACTTCGGAATACTTAGAGTCTAGGCCAAAAAAAGTCTACGGTGAGCGGCACCTCCATGGGCGCTCTATGGTTGCAATTAGTGCAGGTAAACTCTTGTGTTAGGTCAATATTGGGCACAACTTTGCTGTACATACCGCGAAGGTACCTAGAGTCCAAAACTGGCATTTGATCTACAAATTTTTCTATGTCTCCGCGTATGGTCGATCCGTTAATTGAAGCTATAATGATCTTTAGTCTATCAGTCAGCGGAGTTTCGGGGAGATTGTTGTCTTTTTTACTGTTATTAAGCCTAGTCAGATATTGCTCGTCTTTACCATCCAAAAGGCGAACCTCTGTTCTAACTTTGGACACTGGCAAGTCGAACACAAAAGTATTTTGCTCAGTTTGTTCTACCTCAGAAATATCCAAATCATCTATGGATACATTTTTTGTTTTGCTTAAGTTAAACGTGTACTCCGATCTAGTGGAACACGCTGGGCATGTTACGTTAGCAAGATATTCCTCGCCAAAACCAGTTATGCGTGCTGCAACCATAAGCGCATTCTTATCGCCAATCAACATATCGCTGGGAACCAGGGCTTTGTTCACAAGGAGGCTCTGTAGCATTCTATCTACCGCGACACCCTTTTGCAAAAGACTAATCGAAGACAAAATGTCCTCTTCTTTTGCCGTCATATATTTTATTTCAACACTCTCTACGCCATGAAGCGGGTGTTCCTCACTGTAATACTTGCCTTTAGACGGTAGTTCCACAAACGTGGTTGGCAAAGTAAAATTAAAGGAATCGTTTTGCTTCTTAGGTGGCTGTAAATCAAGATTAGGAGCAGAAACTCTCGAACTATTATCTCTAGACAATTATCACCTCAATAAATATTATAACAAGAAAATACTATAGTGTCAAGCTCTAAACACTATCTGCCCAGTATTTTCTAGAGGGAGCACCTCTGCTTGTTGGGCCTTGTGCCGACTCTTGGCCAGGTCCAACTTCAATAGACGCCCAGTCATAGGTAAACGTAATAGTGACTTCGGTCATGCTGTCGCCATCGTAACCAAGGTCACCATACTTAACATTAGTAATAAATGGATTGTTAAGTGACCAAGTCTCAATAGCGTTACCTGCGGAGTCAATCTGCTCGATTACAACCCCTTGAAGGGCCGCCACAGCGTTAACCTTAGAAATCGTAGTGGTGTCATTGACATTAGCAGGTGGCTGGTAACCAGACTCATAAATGATTCTAGACAAGTTGATCGATGCATCCGGACTAACCGGGTCTACAAGGGTAATGTCAACATTGTTCCACTTTGCCCTACCTGGATACTTAAAAGTGTGGTTGAGGAACTGATGTTCCGTAGTTGTGATTTCAATCGCTGGCTTTGTAGCCTTTTTGGCATACCAGGTCGCTCCATCAGGCATGGAACCAATGCGGACCAAAAATCTATATTGTCTTTTTGGCTCGCGGTCCATCGCGGATGTCCAAAAACCTGCTGAACTTGCCATTGTCTATGTCTCCCTTTAGTGCTCAATAATAATTAGTTGCTAAAATAAATTTGTTCTTCTTAAATGTCCATGGCCGTGTCGTCTTTCATATCGCCCGAATCAGAATGATATCTTTCGATCTCATCCATGAGCGAACCAAAGAACTCAAGCAGCTCTGTGTTTTTCTCTAGTTTTCCCACAATGTCTTCGTTATACTCGTATCGGTCTTCCTCGCTAAGAGTCATACCCTTTGCTTCAAAGGCATCAAGTATGGCAGAAGCGATAAACTTAGAAGTGGACCCCATCTCGGCTTGTCTGGCTGCGTGATACGCAAACCCGGCCTCCTGTATACGGCCCACCTCTTCTTTAATAATACTCTTTATTCTTTCTTTTGTAAGTTTAAGTTTCATATTAGTCCTCGAAAGCCGCGCCAGTTCTTGTAATCACAAAGTCGATTGCGATAAACTCAATCGATCTCGCTGGCTTGAGGAAAATCTTAGCGTACAAGATATTGCGATCAACCAAGTCAGGAGTTGTGGTCGTCTCATCGAGGACAACTTTAAACTCAGTCAGGCCAAGTCTTGATTTAACAGAACCAAGGAAAGGCTCAACTTGTGACTTAAATCTTTGCCACGTCGCTCTCACGTTCTGGTCGAACAGGATGCGCGAGGCAATGAACGAAATTCTCTTCTTGAGGAATATGAGAAGCCTACGAACATTGATTCTGTCAAGGGCCGAGGGCGTAACTTGAAGTGTCTTCTGTCCGAAGATGACTATTCCCTCATTCGGGAAAGAAGCAATCGGGTTAATATTAGCAGCATACAGCGTGTCCCGGTCCTTCTTGGTGAGCCTTTCAGTGACTCCAGTGACCGCAAGGCCAGCATTGCCTTCGGAAAGTCCGCCTCTTGTAAAGCCAGCAGGAGCGAACCAAAGCTCAGATTTAGCTTGCGATGAACCAAACGTGCCCAGTGCTACCACAGAAGGTGGCACCCAAAGGATTGCGCCATTTAGTGAATCTCTCACCTGGACCCAAGGGTAATATGTGCAAGCATAGCTAGAATTAATATTTCTACTTTTGAGTTGCTTCGCAGCCGTGTCAACGTTGCCAACTCTGTTAGAGAAAGACTCGGTGCTTTCAGTTTTTGGTGTATAAACATCCTCGATGTCTATGACTGCCATCGCATCACCACGACTCTCAGCAGTTGAAATCATGAACTCAGTCAATTTCTGATTAGTGACGCCAGGAGCAGCGATCATGTTACAATCAACAACTTCTGGATCTGCGACCGCCTTAATACCTCTCCTAACAGAGTAGTATGCATAATTATTCTGCTCAGTTGCGGCTGAGGTCATGACGTGATTACCAAACGGCTCTTTTTCTGTGATGTCCAAGCCGTCGTATCCGCCATAGAATGGGCTAGTGAAGCTGTTATATCCAAGTTCAAGGATAGCCGAAGACGATCCGTGGACCTGCGACATTGCAACACCCCGCACGCGCGAGCCTGAAGCCCAGAATGCTTCAGCACCCGAGGATCCGGTAGTAACGTCGTCGAGCGAGAACACCCACTGGAACTCCAAGCCAGACTCCACATCCCAAGTGTTAGTGGCGCTCGGGAAGCCAATGTTTAAGGCATCAGGCTCCGGCATCGCTCTGAGGTAGTCTGGGTAGCCCTCGTCATAGGTGGTGCCAGTAGCGGTTCTAGTGGTTATAAGTCCAAAGTAAACGTCTCTTGGATCACTAACATCTGCCTGTGACGCAGATTTGCGAAGTCTCGTTCCCGGATAGACAAACGACGCTGTATAGCTTGCTAAATCAGGACCACCGGGCGCGTTGGCAGCAGCAGCCAAAAACTGCTGCACTGCAAGGGAGTAGGTGCCATAACGACCAACATTGTCATCAGTTATAGCGCTGTTAACATTTGCTGCACCCGTAACCCAGACGTTTTCGTTGTTGGCCAAGGTTGAACCGTCGCCGGCCAAGCTTGGGTTGAGATCACGGGGGAATGCATTACCACTTTGCGCGACAAACCCTCTAAATCTTGGCGGGCCAAACACGCCAAATGGGAGGTAACCTGAATCCGTAGAGCCAGCGTCAACGTCAGAATGCATTTCAATGCGGACATATCTAGACTGGTTGTCAAACTGCCCGTATTCCCTCAGTAAGCCAGTATTATCATCATAAGTCATGAATTTGTCGCCTATCTTCCGAGCGACATAGTTTACAGAGGAAGGATTTAAGTTGCAGTTTGTGTACTTTTCAACAATACTCTTAGAGCCGTCCGTGTCATTTGATCTTCTAAACTCCACCGAGAAAGTGCCGTAAGGATCACTTTGATTGGTTGACAGCTTGATGTCAGTGATAGAGATTTTTAAGTTGTTTTGAACCCATTCGCCGTGGTCTAAGCCGTGGAACTTAAACAGTCTCTGCATGCTTTCACAAGTATAAGACGCGTGATTAGTTGTAAGATCCTGCGAGAAGAACCAACCGGTTTGACCATTTACATAGCCGGCTCTCATATCCGACCTGTTGCGAGTACCGGACAAAATAGGCGCTATGAAAGCAAAAGTGTCGCCCGCTGTAGAGCCACTGGCGGCGAGGTTGTGACCCACGTTACCATAAGGGTCTTGGCTCGCGTCAAGCCAGCTCTCAAAAGTTTCACCAAGGAAATAGTAAGCAGAGCCAGTAGGTTTCATACCAGCAGTATCAGTAACACTAGTGTTATTGAGTACTGGGTTGGTGTTGAAGACTTTTCTAATATATTTATCAGAGTTTCTGTCAAAGTTGAAATTAGTGGTATGAACAGCAGCGTCGTCAGGGGCTGATGTTCCGTCCTTAATAATCATTTTAAATTCCATGCTTGGCCCAACAGATTTAACCAGAGCACATGTCCCAGTAATCGGAATATCGAGCTGTGTCGAGCCTGACTGTGGGGAATTACCGGAAAGCACAATGGCAGCACCCTGTGCGTGATTAAGGTAGAATATAGCAGCTAAACTTCCAGTATTGTCAGTGTTTTCAAAAGCATGCGCGTCAGCAGCTAAAACATCCACCCCAACACCACCACCAGAGGGGATTAAGAAGAGTCCATATGCGCCACCGTTTGAAGACGTTGCAACAGCGTGGTTCAGTTCGGTGTCCCAGCCAGCCTGACCGGCGGCGGTGGCGTTCTGGTGGTCTGCACCGAGAAGCCTAACAACCGTAGCAGGCCCAACACCAGATCTTAACCAAGCAAAAGCAGCATATGCAGCATACGTCGGGCCCATGTGGTTGCCCTCACGCCAAACATCACCGCCGCGACCTCCGGGGATTGGGTTGCCGAAAGTCTCGACAAACTCAGAACGTGATTTGATTTTTACGGGCCTTAAGCCGGGTCCTTGAGGAAGGCGGCCAATAATCGCCGGGCCACTATTAATTGGTTCAGCCGGAAGCTGTGAGTTGTCAATCTCCTGGATCGAAATCCCTGGGGAAACAAAATTGAATCTGCTGCTAATTGCCATTAGTATTATCTCCGAAAAAGCATATATAAAGTATACACAAATAAATAGTATAGAAAAGGCTCAACGGACGAATTACTCTCTATAAAATCCCTTGCCTATATACTTGCTAGTCACAAATTCATTTATATCACCCATCATAACTTTTTCTCTAGGCATCTTAACTTCTACCGCGTTTTCCCTCACAGTTATTTTGGGTCGTTCCGCGTTTGTGTCCTGACCTATCAGATAGCCAATGATTTTAACGTTAACTGTGGTGGCATAAACTCTCTCTTCCTCGCCAAGATTTTTTACATTATACTTCTGCCCAAAGTCATTTTGGATGAAGCCTTCGAATTTATGCCCCTCCTCCGTAATAAAGAAGTTATTTATCTGACCGGTCTTGGTTATGAATGGTGTAAATATTTCGTTCGCTTGCTGTTGGTACTCGGCTTGTATGTGTACTTCGTAGTTTGCCACGACATAGGTTGGTATTGGCATGCTCACTGTTTCATAGACTATTTTTTTGTTATCATATGGGAAGTTATGCTGTCCAACACCAACTGATTGTCCGCTCATACCCCCTTTGAGCCTAAACGAATCAGCGTTAGCAAAGTTTGCAGTTTTGTCCTGCTTGATCCGCCTAGCCACAGTTATGGCTCCGCCTTTCTCATCATTGTACTCTGGGATATGTGCCCACGCGACACCCTTCATCTGTGGGTCTTTGATCAAAGAGGTTCTTTCGACGGTCATTAGGGGCAATCTTAAGACACCGGCGTCGTCCCGAAGCTCTTTATTATTTTTTATCTGAAACGCTCTCTCGGCAGAGACCCATAAAACAGGAACCTTATCCCAACCTTTATTTGTTGTTGAGTGGATGTTTAAAGTCCCGTCAACCCAGCTAAAAAAAGCCTTATCTATTGTCTCTATGGTAGATGGCATGATTGCTATCTCGCCTAGTACTCCATCTGCGTTGTTTACTTCGGTGTAATCTCTTCTGTATCTACGTGGCATCGAACAGTCCCTCCCGTGCTCTTATACACTTCGCTGATATTTCCAATTTGTGATCCACCTGACCAAACAACCTTTTGGGTTCAGACAGCGTGACGATCTCATAATACAAATCGCCATAATACACAAAGTCACCCTCTCGGACAAACAAGTCTTGATCTTCGGTCAACCTTCTTTTATGGAAATGAATATTAATTGATGACTCTTTGTCCAGACCTATAGAGTCATTATATTTAGTTTTGTACCCCTCCCACGCTATAAGAGCCTGGACTCTGATGGGCGGCAGGAACGTTTTGGTTATAGCCTCGCCGTATAAGTCGTGAAAATTAGTTCTAGAGATATCAATGGGATAGTATATGACAGTCTGGCCTATAACCCTTTCGATAAGCTCATCATTAACTTGTTTTACAAGGTCTCTCTCCTTCTTACCAGTGAACAAGGGAGGGGGCGGTGCTTCAGGCTGTGACCATTCATTACCCATAACTTATCACCCCACAAAGACAGGAAGGGGAATATCTTTCTGCATACTTTTTATAGAGTCTAACATCTCGGAGTCTGTTTTCATAGCAGCGGCATATGTGAGTTGGTCCAGTATACCGGTTAACTCATCTTTGAGAGCCTTCTTTTCTGTGCTAGCCTCCGTGAGAAGTGCCGTGCCGTTCAATGTGACAGACTCCCCAGGAATAGGAATTGTGCCAAACTTGCTTCTTATTTGCCCAAGAGTCTCTTTTGATAGAGCAAGAGCATACTTTCTTATCCATTGTTTACCTATTGAGTTAATGCTGTTGAACGGTATATTTTCAAATGGTATGGTGTTTAGGTTGTTTACTCCGTCAATGCCTGTCTTTCTTATACCAGAGTCCTCTTCATCCCACGAGTCTCTATCGACAGTGAACTCAACCCACATATTTTTGATCAGTTCACCCTCCGGGGTGGGATACAGCTTTAGGTTATTATTGTGTATCTCATAGGAGTAGTGGGATATTCTGGTGTATATGTGGTCCTCATAGGCCATAGCTTGAAGCTTGTTTTGCCAAGTTGGTATTACTTCAAAAGTAGAGTCATCTGAAAATTGACCATACGTAGACATGTTTCCTACAACATTTAACCCACCATAATAGCCAAAAAATCTCCACATTGCTTGGGGGGTCTTGTAATAGACTCTCCTAATTTTAACCTTGTCGCCCCCGATCTTCCCAGAATACGGAACAGGGTCATCGTTGGCCGCATCCGAATTATTGACCGCAGATGATGAAATAATGTTCTGCAAGTCGTAAATTTGCTGGTCAGACACAACATCAAAGGACGCTGAGTATGTTGTTTGTGTCCCGCCAAAACCTGCTTCTTCAGAAACTCCTTCCGCCACTCTTGTGGCATATGTAAATTTAAATCTTGGGTACTTTAAAGCAATATTCTTACCATATAGCGACTCACCCGAGCCCGATATGGTTCCATCATGATCAAAAGTGCCGGTTGCGGCACCGAGGACCTTCGTAAGAGTGTTTTTAGACTGGTGCAAGTTGATTATGTAGGAATATTCCATGACGGCGTTTTCATAGGACGTATAAACACTTGCAACGCTCAATTCTATATCTAAAACATCCCCACCAAGTGCTTTGTGAGTATAAGAAACCTGATCAGAGGCCCCAGACACAAAGTTTCTATCAAAAAAGTTGTTAGTTCCGCCAAAATCGTCGGCTGTCTTTACATATAGCCCAATCGGGTAGTTGCTGGAGTTGCCGGCACCGTCGTTGGTGGTAGCAACACTACCCGTAGAGGGTAATATTGACTTGCTGGTTTGACTAGTTGGTAGAAGATTGGGTTTTGCCATGTATACAAGTTCCTTATAACATAGTAATTAGTTACGGATAAGCAAAACCCCCCGACATTAGAAGCATATTACTTCTTAGTTGTTGATTTGCGGCGCTTCCTTGTCGGGGCTTTTGCTTTGGTTGTCGTTTTTTTGCTGGCTGCCCTTGCTTTTGGTTTTGCAACCTTTTTAGGTTCAGGCACCTTTTCGACTGCCGGCTCTGGGGCTTCCGCCTGTACGGCGGGCTCTTCTGCTAGTTCTTCTGCTACAGCATCAAGGATAGGTGTTGCGGGTTCAATCTCTGCCTCTGCCGCAGCAGCCTCAAGCTCTTCCGCTGTTGGTTCCTTGTTCGTAAATAGATGTGGAAATCTCATTTTTCTTACACTAGCAAACTTTGGGTTGCTTAAAATTCTTCTTTTCTTGCCCATTTTTCCTCCAATGGATATAATAATTAGTCTATAAATAAAAGAAACCCCCAACCAATTGGAAGGGGGTTTTTCAAACGCCAAATTGCTGAATTTGTATTTAAATCAGGAACCCACCATGATTGTGGAACCATCTTGATGATCGGAGTCGGCGATACATACATAATTCGTGCCATCACAAAAGATTCGTACCCTTGAACCAACAGGCGCGACTGCGCCTGCACTCGAATCAAACGTAAGAGTGGTAAAGGTATTTGTCGTGTGGCGCTGTGCAGCACCTGACGCTGTGAAGTCCCTGGCCGACACAATCATATTATCGCCGGGAGCGGTGATAATAAGATCTCGTGCGGCTGAACCAGCTACAACTGTGACGATAACTTCAATATTAAACCCAGCGGTCAGGGCTGGCAGCGTCATAGTGTGAGAGCCGGACGCCAGAGAGACGAAAAAAACACCTCCGGAATCAGCGGCTGTGAGCGTGGTAGAGCCGCCGGCACCTGTTACAGTTGTCGTCTTCTTTAAATGTCCGACGATAGTTGATCCTCCCAGACCAATCTCTCTCTTCAAATTTTCCATTAATGCCTCAATTCTCGCGAGGCCTATTCTTTTACTTCCCATGTTAAAAACCCTCCTTTTATAATCGTGTCACCGCAAAATTGCGGCTGTGCCTTCAAGCACATAATAACTTAGGATGAATCTTGATGATTCACCAGTAAATAGTTTATGGTAAAACCTTAAGCATATATATGTTACAATAAAAAAGCCCGCTCTCCGAAGAGAGCGGGCTGAGTGATTAGCTAAGCTTAATTATTAAGCAGTAGCGCCAGCCTCACCAAGCAGACCACGACAGATCACAAGGCCATACATGTCCGGACGAACCATTTTCTTGGCGTACCGGGTCATGACACCCTTGCGGGGCACGAAGTCCTCGACACCGAAGATGGTGGGAGTCGTCTGAAGCGGCACATACGGAGCGTACACGTAGCCAGACTCAAGGAAGCTGCCTCCACGGCGGCCAACCAGAATGACGTTTCTCGGGAAGTAGGGATCAACGTAAACGTCGAACTTCTTCGAGAGTGAGCCAGTGTTGACAGCACCAATGGTGCCCTTGTCCTTATCGGCAGTCACGTTGGCACGGAAACCAGCGGTGAACTCAAGGATGTTGGCAACCTCGGGGCCACAGACCACGAAGTTAGCACCACCACGCAGAGTCTTGCGATGGATCTGAGCCGACACGTCATTAATCGTCTCGATCAGAGTCTCATACCATTCGCTAACCGTACCGGTGAAGTCAGGAGCAGCCGAAGATGCACCAATTTCTTGACCAGTTGTACGGTTCACAAAGAGACCTGGCGAACGCGACCAATAGAGCGTTCCAGCAGTTGCGCCGTTGATAAGGTCAGCAATGATCTCACGATCGATTTCAAGAGCAATCTGCTCAGAGAGAATCGAAGTAAGTTCAACCTCAGCATCCAAGTTATGGTATGCGTTGAGGTCCTGACCAAGCTCGGGCGACCACTTAGCCTTCAGCTTCTTGGTACGAGCGGTGACAGCCACCGAATCGACCTTGATGTCGATCTCAGGGATGGTAGCCTCGGCTTCAAGAGCCCAGTCTGCCCGACCACGAATCGATCCAAGAGCCCCTTCAGTCGCGAAGTCATCAGAGACGGGGTAAAGCACCTTGGTCATCCCATCGGTATTGCCAAGGTTAGCAAACGACTCAGAAACACCAACGGAAGCGTTAGCGGCTGTCTCAGAAAGGCCACCCTTCAGAACGAACATGATGTGCGTCTTGGGATTGCCAGCCTTCCAAACACCGTTATTAGCGGCAGAACCCGACCACTGGGTCAGTCTGCGGAGCTGAAGAACTTCGGTGTCGTCGCCTCTATTGGCGAATTGACCAAATGGTGCATTGGCAGACTTATCAAAAGCGTCACCGCCAGAGAGAATAAGTGAAACCAAGTTATCATTTGTTGCAGAACCAGAATCAAACTGATCCAAGTTCGATGCAGCCACCTTAAAGATGGCGAAAGCAGAACCCTGCTGTCCGGCACTAGCCGAAGTGAACGCCGGGTCATGACGCAGAATGGAGTGAATTGCATCATTCACAACAGTGCCGCGAGCAAAAGTGGTAGCACCACCAACCTCAGCACCATCAACGTCCACAACCTTCACAACACCACCAAAGTTACCAGAGGCAACACAAGAGTAGCCAGTGGACAGAACGTGGGCAGCAGCAATTGTGCCTGGCTGGAAACTGCCAGTAGCAGAAGCATAACCATTGCTCAAGCTGTAGAAACCAAGCTCTTCATTGCGGCCATCGAGGCTCACACCACCAGTAAGCTGCGAGGCAACAACCCCACCGCCGTACAATGACTCATCTTGCACTGCGTGCAGGCGAGGCATCGAAGATCCATCCGCACTGTACACAAAATCCAAGAAGAAAATGAGTCCAGCAGGAAGGCTCATTGGCTGAACACTAACAAGATCGTTAGCAATCAAACCGGCAAACACGCGACGAACGATGGGGAATGCTACGGAAGCAAATCCTTCAACGTCACCTGCCTGCATTGTCGAAGCTTCACGCAGAAGCTCCTTGGCCTGGTTTTCCAGCAAGCGGGCCATGCTTGCTCTTTGTCTTTCATCGCCGAGTCCTTCCAAAAGTCCGGTTTTCTCCCACTTTCCAAGCAGAGCGGAACCTTCCTTAGCAAGGTCGCGATTGACAATACCTTCTGTAAGTTTATCTAAAACAGACATATTATTAATCCTCCTTATAGGCTAGTCTATCTATCCATAATACCAGCAAGAACCTTCATCCTGTCATAGCCAGGACTTGGGGCTTTTTTCTTGCTTCTTGACGGCAAAGACATCGCAGGCTTACTAACAGCTTCGCTAAGTGATTGTGGCTTACTCTTTTGAGTAGAACCCACTGCGCTTTGAAGTGTTTCATAAATAACCTTCGTTTCTTCGACCGTCTTTGTATTTGAAATAGCCTCGACAATTTTATTTTTTTGCCGCTCATTCAGGGAGGTGCTATTCAAAACATCATTAGTATACAAAAGCTTCGCATTCGAAAGGTTAACTTCCTCCAGCTTGTCCTTTGCAACCAAAACTAGTTGTTTAAGCTTGTCGTTATTTTCAGCAAGCTTATCGTATGCGCCTTTAAGTGCGTCATACTTCTCTTTAAAATCATCATCTTGGGCTTTAGCCATCATAAGCTCATCGTTGTGTTCAGCGTCTTGCTCTGGAACACCCGCGTAGCCACTATTATTCGGGGAAACATCAACTTTAAGGAATTCTTTAACGATCTCCTCTAAGTTATCCTCAGTGATTTCAATCTCTTCTTCTTGGACGGCGGGACTACCATCAGGGTTCTTATGTCTCCTGCCTGGTTTCGCTCTGTCGGCCTGAGGGGTGAGAGATTCTTCCATCTCTTCTTCGTCTTCCTCGTGGAGACGATCGGCGTGCATACGATCACGACCTTGGTCGCGGTCTTCGTTGCCAGCGCGAGCCGCTGCCCCACCTTCATCAAGATCAACGCCGCGACCCTTGAGAACATCGGCCTGAGTGGTCTTGCCGTCTTTGTTTAAATCTGGAAATTCTTTTTTCTCTTCGATTTCTTCGTCATCGGCACTTGTCATTATTTGGTTAACAAGCTCATCGCTTAATTCAGCAGCTTCTTCAAGACCCATGGCTTCGTCACCGGCGTCATCGCCCATCTCGCCACGAATTGCGTCTAAAAGTTCTTTGGCCGAGATTTCAAAGCTCTGTTGCTCTCCGTCCTCCGGGCATGGGCAAAGTTCTTCGCCAGCTTGGCCCGCATCGGGTACCTCGCCAACGTCCTCTTTGGAGTCAGAACCAAACATAGCGCCTGTTTCCTCTCCCTCATCCTCCGGCTGCTCCAAAAGAGCATTGACGGCCTCTTTAATTTGTGTAGCATATTTGCTTACGACCACGGCTTCAGCATTTTTCAAAGCTGCTTCTCGTAGTGCATCAGCATCAACTATTGCTTGTTCTAACAAAGATGACATATTGGTTTCCTCTAGAATAATTAAAACTTCACAAATAAGTAGTAGTCAAATAGCTTAAATTCCAATTTTAGCAGTTATTTGTTTTCTTGTGAAGCGTTATGTTTTTCTATGGCCCTCTCTCTTTTGATTCTTTTCTTTCTTCTTTTTACAGAGGGCTTCTCAAAATACATTTTTTCTCTAAATTTATCAAGAATACCCTCTTTCTTGCATTTTTTCAAAAATCTTTTAACTGCCCTCTCAGGATTTTCGTTCTTCCTTGGTATCACAGTCATGTTGCTGGGTTTGTTACCGGAAGAATATGAGCGAGAACGATACTCATAACTTTTCATTCGATCGCGTTCTTCTTTGGAGGTGTGTCGGTATGTTTTTCTAGTAGACAAAGAAACCTCTTAGCCAACACCGGTAGAACCAGAATAATTATTACCAGAAGTGCCAGACAAATGTGCAGCACGAATACCGGTTAACCCAGCAATAACAGTCGCCTCTTTAACGGTCTGGTCGCACGACAGTAGGTATACCTCGGTGCATTTAATTTCCATGGTCACTGACTCACTGCCGCTAAGCTCAAAGAAAAAACGATCTTGGCCGGCAACACCAGCTTCGGAAAAACCAACCCTAATACCGTTGTCGGGCCCCACACCATAGTTAGATCCCGTAGGGTCATGCCTAACGGTAATAAATTTTGTAACATAAGGAAAAGATACTTTAGCCGCAGCTATAGTACTGGTGTGGCCTTTTCCTTCCCCGCTCGAAGCCGGCACTAAAACCGACGACGTAATATAGGGCATCCCGCTCACCTGGTACGACCCAACATTGTTGACTCCTACATCGTACCGGCCATTAAATCCATCGTATGCCATTTATAACTCCTTCGCTACTAAATAAATAGTCTATTAAATTAAAGCTTTCCAATTTTTTCCACCAACAGATAAAATACCTGAGATATCTACCCCTGGGTCTGACGGATCAGTATCAGCAAGGGGATCCGCTGCTACTTGTGTTTTATTTTTTTGTGCCGGTGCAGGTGTCAGACCCTCAAAAATATTTACACCGTTAAAAGCATCAGCCCCTATAGAATCTATGAGCTTCTTTTTTCCAGCAGATAAATTATTATTGATAATCCTCTCTGCCTTAACAGGCACGACTCGTGCCGATTCCTCAATCACTGGACTGCCTAACCCAGTGACCACCTCGGATACAATACCAGAGAGGATTCCCTCTTCTAATATAACTTCTTTAATACATTGTTTAATCAAAGGCTTCAATACCTTCTTCAAATCCCCAGACTTCATTTTTCCTTCCTTAATATTTCATTTAAAGCGTAATTGATTCTATCTTTCTTGGAGAGACCCAGTGATCTCTTTTTTCCCTCTGTATACATATATGCCTCAAAGGTCGAGGGCTCGGACACAAAGTCAAAACATATTAGCTGGAAGTCGTCTTGTACAATTGTATTGCCGTTCCTATCTGAAACAGAGCCCATCCCCCTGGACGATATGCCTAGCTTTGCGCCAGCCTTAGCAAGTTCTTGCAGAACTTTACCGCATGGTGTATTTAAAACTTTAACTTTACCCATCACCTTATTACCTTCCCACCAAGAATCAACAACCATGTGAGAAACCTTTTCCAGAGTAATGACAGAACTATCAGGGTGGTCTAGTTCTCCAAGGGCTCTACCCTGCTTGATGAGATCATTATATTTCTGCATCTCTCTTTTAAGAATTTCTTCACTATATATCCTTCCATTCCCATTTTTCTGGTCTGAAGCTTGCATGCACCCGGTCATAAAAAAAGCAGTCCCATCAGACATTTGCCTTTTTTCGCTTTCAGTTAGGTAGTCTTGACATATACCACCGTCACACAATTCATAGTATTCTCTTAGTAAGTTCTTCATTTTTAATTCCTAGTGATAGCGGGCGCAACCCGCACGATACTCTTTCCTTTGCAGCAAAAACGGACTCTCTGGAGCATCCAATCTCTCCGAGCCCAAGCAGATTTATAAGCTGTCTGCGTATTCTGTATCATCTCTCACCTCCTTTATATAGAAAATATTAAGGCCAGAATCCCCATAAAGGTTAACCAGCGCATAGGTTGTGGCTGAAGACAGCCACCCACATATGAAAAAATTTGCTACCGTGTATTCAAAAGTAAATAGTTCAGTAAAACCATTTATGGTAAATAAAAACCAGCCCACATGAAAGCCAAGACACATGGGGCAATGGAAAAGTTTCCCAAGCCCATATAGCCATTCTCTAGACGGCCTAATTTTATCGAAAATAGTTCCGTAAAGAAGTGCCTGTGAAAGACCCCAACAAGCTAATACAAAATATAATAACTCCACTCTACCTCTCTTTATCTTCTTGCAGATAATAATTATAATAATAGGGACTATGCATAACAGACATGCCGGTTATCATAGCGCCTTTCTTGTCTTCGTGCGGGACATCGCCAAGGGCTGTGGATTTTTCCTCTTCGGGATCCGTAAAGTGCTCCTCTTCCATATCCTCTAAATAATCCATTGTCTCAAAATACGGTCTCTCAGTACCAATCCATTTTGATATGTTCAACATAATAAGTTTAATTGGAGAGGGGTGGTTCGATACGGGTATCTCGGCTTCAATAGAACCATAAGCGTTGCCGCCCCTAACACTGCCCATGGTGACCAGGCCTTTCTTTTTTAAGTAAGTGAAAAGCCTATCTTGAGCACCATAAATTATATCGTTCATTACCTTTTTAGGGAACGCAATAACTTTACTCTTCTCGGGCATAATAACTATATCTATATCGCCGTGATCAAATATAATTATATTTCCATCCAAAGTCTTTCTAGCATCCAGTTTAAATTTTAGTACTTCCCCTTTCGGGCCCGGACCTACATCAATTTTCAGCGAAGGTTTATTTTTTTTATCTACGTTAATCTGAATCGGCATCGGACTTTGCCTCCCTCACAAGACTTTGTATGTGGAGTATGTCTTTCACAGCAACGGCATCGATGTTTCTATCAGAAAAACTATCTAGCACCGACAAGACCTCTTGAGTTTTTTCCATAATTCTGCTGTCTTCTTTCACCTCGTCCAAGGACAGAATTTGCTCAACCTCGTTCTTCAACCGGCCCAATTCTTCGTTTAAAAATATTTTAAACTTAATACCATTGTCCGCAAAAGATGTTATGAAATGATTAAGAAGATATTTTTGTTCTTGGTGTAGATTATCTTCATTAGAATATTTATCATTAAATTTTGCTACAAACTTACCATATACAAGATTATCGATCGGCTTCATTTGCTTAGGCTCACCAGATGTCTTGGAGAGGAGACCAGCCAATCGGTCTTCAAGAATAACCCTATCTTTGATAGTGGTGCCCTGATCTAATATCCTGTCTATCGTGGCCAAATATTTATAATTTGGCACAAAATTACTAAAGACAGAACTATCAAGCTGTTTGTTTATTTTATTTATAAGTCTTGTTTGTTCTTTGTAAACCGTTTCAGGATCAACATTTTTATGAAGCATTTTTGCCTCAAGTATAAGCTTTTCAGCCAAGATACGATTTAAACCCTCACTATCCTTCAGTGCATCAAAAACTTTTAATTGTTTACTAAGAGGCGAACCAGTAGGGAAGTGTTCTTTAATTATAGATAAAACCTTTTCCTTTCTTTCGTAATCTTCTTTTATAACAGACTTGGTCAGTTCCCTAACCAATGCCTCATACAAAAAAGCAGTATTTCTTTTTTTATTATGTTTAAGTTTCATCCGTGTCCGGCTCCATTTCCATTTTTTTCAAACTTTCTATCAAAAATTTAGCATCACCAGATGCGATAGATATGTCTTTTTCGCCCTTAAGCTTTTGTTCTACATTATAATTAGGTGACAAATCTTCATAAATCCTAGTCATTTTGCCTAGCCCCATTAATTCTTTTGCACCCGGTATCTCTTTGTTGACCCTAATGTTGGCACCAGTTCTCATATTCTTCCTTTGGGGCACCCTAAACTTTCTTTGATCGGAGACGACTGGCCTATAAAGTTTGCCCTTCGACTTAGCAGTCGTCGTGGCTGGCTTTCGCTTTCTGTCGTCAGTATCCCTTTTCGCTGGAGACGGCGTAGCTAGGAGAGTATCTTCCCCAGCCGCCGGGGCTTCTTCCCCACCCAGCGCACCTTCAGGAGGTGCTGCTGTCTCTTCTGGTTCTGAGAGAGCTTCACCGGTGTCGTCAGGTAGCGCCCCCATGCCAAGGTCGTCGCCACCAAGTCCTGCCATACCACCAGCAGCCAACTCCTCGCCGGCCATTTCGGCTATAGCATTAAGTTCAGCATCAAATTTACGATCGTAGAACATTTCTCTTTGGTTTCTAAGGAAATCGTCCTCAGAAAGTCCAAACATATTCTTAGCAACCCAACGCCTACTAAAGTAACCCTCAGTAGCAGAGGCAGCCGTATCGAACTTAGTCCTCCAGTGCTCCAGTTCTTGAAGTTCTGCCAATTTGGACGGGTTGTTAAGGGAGAGTTTAAAACCAATTAAGTCATCGCCTCGATACCCCAAGGTATACAAGTGTACAATCCCTATTTTTTCCATCTCAGAAACTAGCGCCCGCTGGAGTCTTTGAATAGTTCTAGCAAATCTAATGTCCTTTTGGGCCAACGTCGACTTATCTTCCTCGCCGCCCTCACCAAGGGTAAGATACGATTGAGGAACTTTGAGAGCCGCAAACAATTTGTCTCTAAGGTATTTTACATCATCTATGTCAGAGGCGTGATTACCCCCAGGTAATGTGTCAACGGAAGCAAATTTTGTATCCCCTCTTGTAGGGATATATATATCTTCTTCAACACTAAGAGGATTATATCTAACGTCCACTCGACCACTGTTTGAATCAACTACTTGGTTCCTCTTCATCTGAGTCATTACTCTCTGCATATATTGTTCAACATCTTGTGGAGCAATATTCCCAACATCCACATAAAATATTCTTCTCTCCGGAGCCCTAACGATTCTGTAGGCCATCATCGCGTCCTCCATCAGAGTAAGCTGACGCCATATTCTCCTAGCTGGCTCTAGGACAGAGGTTCCGTAAGGGGACCATTTATCGTTCCCTAAAATTCTAAAGTGGGCGATCTGCCAATTCTCAAAGGTCATCCCGGCTGCGTTCCATTGATATTGAACATAGTTAGGGTTGGTTTTGTCCTCACCCTCAAGCCTTTCCAATTCATTCGATGGAAGACCCACAGCAGCTTTAATTCCCATAGTATCGTCTATATCAAGATATAAGAAGAAGTCTCCAAACTTACACATGGAACGCGACCACCCAAATAAATTAAACTCCACATTTAAAATATTATGATAGAGGGAATCTAATATTTCTTTTATTTCCTCATTTTGGCAGTCGATTGAAAGCATGCGAGTTAACTGCGAGGAGGTTGTCATCTCGTCAGCATATATATCCAGCGCAGATGCGATCTCGGGTGTGTACTCCATAGCGTCAAAGTCTTTGTACCTCTCGGCCCGGTCCTGCTGCGCCATCATATTCGACTGCATAGTCTCGAAGGGGTTGTACCTACTCTTCTTGAACTGCTGACCACTTGCGGACTTAAACGTACTAGCGAATTTATCTATTTCTCTTCGCTTTATTCGTCTACCCGTCTGTGTTCTCCTGCCTACAATCGGGCCAGAGAATATTCTCGTTAACCTTTTAAAAAGGTCCGATGAGGAGTTTCTTGGATTTCTATCATTGTCTGCCATTTTTTATCCTTTCATTAGCCATATAAAATCGCTATTGTTTTTAAAGTAGTCTTCTCTTTTTTCTTCGATGGATCTCTTTTCTGTATATGAACTGCCAAGCTGTTCGTGTTGAAACCTCGTTGTTTTCATTGTGATCGCTCCAAAAAAAGCTTTCCTGTATTCCAAGTCGCGCTTGTTTACAGTAAGTGCAGTATCTCGAACCCAGCAACCAACCGCAAGAGCCATGACAAGGTCATCATTATAACCTCTCATTGCCTCCGGCTTGCCGCCATTCCATATAAATGTTTCAAGCTCCTTGTGTGTCCTACTAGAATATATAGTAATTAGTTTATTTCTTATAAATTCTTCTAGCTTTGCTATAATAAGCGGCCTAGTCTTTGTAGATGTAGTGAAGCCTGGGACCGAGTCTCTTTTCATCCCAGCAAGAGCCGGGTCTATGAAGTCGTGTGAGCCTTTCAAAGAATAATATATACTTGGATAGCCTAAAACCTCTAGCTTCTCTAAAACGGATATACCTATCCCAATATTATCTACAACCAAAAGACACTCGCCATACTCTTTCCCACACTGGTTTAGTATATTCGCGTACTGATCTAGTGTCGGCTTGCCACAATATTCAGCCACAACCTCCATAGTCTCTAGTTTTATTATGTGAAAAGCTGAGCTGTCTCTGCCGTCGCCACGCGCCACATCTGCTGTCAGGAGGTAACTGAACTCGGGGCTGAAGTCCTCCCAGATCCAGTAATTTCTGTCTAGCCCGGTCTTATATTTTGGGTCAGCCAAATTATTTCTCATGCCCTCTAGTAAATCACCATGTATTACGGTTTCACCAGAGGTGTTAAAGTTACACTCAAGCTCTTGTGCTATTTGCCGAGTGGACATATTCCTTGTTTCTTTCTCGTACCACTCTTCATCCCTTTCCGGGTGTACATCCCACGGAAGTATAGAGGGGAAAAAATCATTATTTTCTTGATCAGCGTCCACATATGTTTTGTGAAACCAATTCCCCACACCGTTAGGGGTAGAGAGAGCGATACATCGCCCACCAGTAGAAAGAGTAGGGTAGAGACCTGTCCACAACTCATCAAGCCCCTCAACGTGTGCAGCCTCATCAATCACAAGGAGAGACAAGGCTTCGGAACGACCAGCATCGCCGCTAGTTGAGGTTGCTTTTATTTGCGAGCCGTTCGAAAGCTCAAATGACGCCCTATTATCTATTCTTATTTCTGCGACTCTTATCCACTTAGGCAGGCCTTTTACAATTGACTTTACTTTTTTGACAAGGTTGGTCGCTGTTTGAAACTTGGTGGCCATAACAAGAATATTTTTTTCTCTATGGAAAAGCATAAACCAAACAACATAAGCAGCCGTTATAGTGGACAAGCCAAGCTGCCTCGCTTTCAAAATTACGTTAAAGCGGTGGTCGTTAAACCTCTCCAGCATCTCATCTTGGAACGGATAAGTTTTAAACGGTATCAGTCCCTCTATCGGATGTGAGATCCTAACATAATTATTTATAAAGTAGCTAGGATCTTTGCCGGATTTTAAAATTTCCGACATCATTTGATTTTTGGATAACTGATATGCCATATTCCATCACTTTTCTTTTACGTATTTGCTGTTGATAGTCTCTCTAGCGAAAACACCTTTCTCTCTGAAAACAGGTTGCCCAGGCGTGGGCTCTTTGCGTTTATCATTTTGTGGCCTCTTGCCCTTAAACCCACCAAGTTCCAAAAAGCTTCTAAAGTCTTTGTCTAGTTTTCTATCAAGATCCTCGCCCACGGGACTGGCATCACTTATGTTGCCTATTACATATTGTTTAGATGACTGCACCCATGTTCTAACCCTGGACGTGTTTTGGACAATTGCGCCCACATCTCCATCAGGGGTCAAGGTCAGGGAGTTGCCCGTAAGTTTCCTATATTCTTTTTTCAAGTAAGATGCAACATTTTCTATCATTTGTTCCACTTCGCTCTCAAAATTGCCCGAGTAAACATCTTTTAACATTACTTCGGACTGATAGGTGATGACCAGTTTATTGCCGGCAAACTTAACCCCGAAGCCGTCCATAACCCTATAGTCTAAGATTGGATCCCCTTCCTCTCTCTTAAGGCCAATTTTTTTGGCCTCACCATCGGCGGAATATTTTTCATTGTGCGAACCATCGTAAGCGTTTGCAGCAGCTTGCGAAATGGCCCTTATTATTTCTAGTGTTTCAGCGGACATGCTATTTCTTCTCCTTTTATTCGCGGTGTTCTATATTCTTAACATAGCACAAAAAACAACAATTGTGTCTATTCATATACAAGTCATCCTTTACGGTAAAAGAGTATATGTTACAGACAGGACAGGTTCTATCTTGCGCCTCTTTAATAAGTAGTTTTTTTGTTATTAAAACGCCATCTACTTCAATTTTCTCTTCACCTTCTTTTCTAGCTAGGTGTTTTTTATCAAACTTTTTTATTTGTTCTTTATACTCTTCTTCCTTGGATTCATTCCAGTGCTTTTGTGGATTCTGGATTGCTTCCTCGCCATATTTGCTCGCTATGGCCCTTTCAAATTTAGCTATTATATTTGGATCTCGGTTACCCATTTTGAAATTTCCCCTTACTCAATAATGTATATCGCCCCAACACCGACTGCAACGCCTGCCGCTACACTTGTTAAAACAACCACAGGAATGTTCATCCTCCTGTTTTTTTTGATAATTCTTCTTAACTCTTCTAATTCTTTATCCCTCGTATCAATCTCAACTTGATAACGAACTTGGGTCTCGTCAAGAGTGATTTGCATATTTTGGATTATCAGTTCCGAGTCGAGGGTAAGCGCTCGTTTTTCAAACTCACACTGTGCTTTTGATTCTTCAGCCAAAAACTCTTTCCAAGTTAATAGTTTTGCAGTGGCTTCTGTGTCGAAGCATGTCGCTTCAAAGCGGACGGTCCCACCCTGAGGGACAAGAGTGAATTTCCCTGTACCGCCATAAGCCGTGGGGATCGCAAGGAAAAACAAAAATAATGTTTTAATCAGTGTATTCAAAACCAAATTTCTCCTCGATTTCTAAAATTAGTTGATCCGGGTTATCCTGGCGCAAGGCCACAAAATCCTGCACACGCTCCACCTTTGCCTCGGCGACGGCCTGTTGGTACACTATGTATTCTATCTCTAGTTCTTCCAGCTTAGCCTTATATTCTTCAAGTGCGGCAGCTTTACGCTCAGTCTCGCGCTGATGGCTTTCTTTTAGTTCTTTAATCCGAGTCTCGTAACTCTGGACAGATGCGTCGTATGCGTCAACAAGACCCCTCCGGTCCTGCCACCAAAAGAAGGAGACCACAAAGAGCAAAACTGCTAATGTGATCTCCTTCCAATAGGTGCTTATGAATTTCACAAGACTTTGCATCACGCGCCCTTAAGCTTGACGACAGCATCGATGACAGCTTGGCCACCAAGATAAAGGGCAGAGATTGTTACCCAATCTCCACTAGTCAGGAAACCGCCGGCTGCTAATCCAGTTGCGGTGGCCCAAACAAGTAGCTTTCTCGATACAACTTTTTCTAGAGTCTTATCGACCGCTCCTTTGATCATGTTCATGTTACCTCCAATGTAATATAAATAGTTTAAAAATTAACAAAAGCATAGTCACCTTTTTGCTCTATGCTTATTTGTGCATCCACACAATCCTTAAGTGCTTCAAGGTGTGATATCAACAACACAGTTTTAAAGTGTGATTTGATCATATTCAACATTCTAGTGAAACCCTCCATGTTCTCTTCGTCTAGGGCTGTGCCCGGTTCGTCCAAAATAAAGACGTCACCTTTGGGAAGGTTCGACACGGAGAGCATGGCCAAGCGAATAGCCATCGCAGCAATTGTTTTTTCTGCACCTGAGCCCATCTCAAGCGGTCGCGGGTCTTGGTGGAAATGTTGGATATGTATATTTAGTCTTTTGCCGTCATCTTCAAAGAATACACCAAAATCTACAATGTTAACAAGGAATTTAGCTATCTCCTCATTAATGATTGGTAGTTTTTTCTTAATAATATCGTAGGCAATCCCATTGCTATGCATACACTTGAGGTACAAATCATAGGCGGAATATTCTCTCCTTAGGTCCTCAAGTTCCTCTTGTTGTTCCTTGAGGTTTTCAATTCTTTGTTCTAGTGAACCAATTTTCTTGATACTCATTCTTAATTTATTATCTAAGTCATTATCCAGTCGCTTAGCTTCTTGAAGACTCGAACTCTGCAACGTGGACTTTTCAGTTAATAGTCTTTCTAGATTTTCAATCGCATCTTTGTTTTGTTCATATTCTCTTCTTTGTGCCTCTAGCCGGACTTTGTCGGCTTTGGCCGAGGCTATGGAATTTTTAGCCCGCTCCATAGAAAGCTCAACCCTGTTCTTTTCAATAATCGAAGTGTCCCTCTTTCTGCTAAGTGTCTCGTGTTTCTCAATGTTGCCCACTGTAACCTCGGGGTCCAAGGCTAGGCGCTGTTCCCTTAACCTTCGAACAGAGTCTTCAACGCCCGGCTTCTTTGTCAGCGACTGTTCAGCTTCACGTAAGCATTTACATCCCCTAAGAAATTCAGGGTCTTGTAATGAAGATATTTTTTTCTCAATCTGAGCTAATTCTCTGTCGTAGTTCTCGATCTTCGTTTGTAAGCCATCCATTTCTCGTTTTCTGTCTTTGAGTAATGGCATATCTAGTAAAACCAAAAATTGATTTATGTTTTCCACTAACTCTTCTAGCCCGATCAGTTCGCTAGCCCCTTTTGACAGGAGTGCTTCATGTTCGGTTATTGACCGCTCAGCCGACTGTATATTACTAATGACTGAGTTGATATCAATGGGCTCAGCGGGAACATTATCAATTTTTTGTTGTAGGTCTGATATCTGGCTGGTGACATCTAGGACAGACTGCTTTGATTTCTTTTTATCTTCGACTAGTTCCTCGTGTTCAATCGAAGCATCAGACAAGTCAGACACCACATCGTCGATCTCAGATGAAAAATCCTTACCCTCTAATCTTTTTAAAGCTCCTTTAAGATCGGAGGCATCTTGTTTCGCATATTTAAATTTTTTATCAAAAAGTTCAAGATCAAGAAATTTAGCAAAAATCTCTTTTCTTTTTGTTGAACCCTCGCGAATAAAAGACAAAGAGTCCAATTGAGATGACATCGATGTTAAAAGAAAGTCGTCTACTGTTCCAAACTTACTTCTGATTATTTTGTCCGTCTCGGCTCTAGTCATCCCGTTATGGTTTTCGACAACGTTACCATAATGTGAATTAAATTCAACACTTGTCTTGGCCTCTATTATTTCCTCGCCTTTTGACTTTTTGGTATATTTTTCTAATGATCTGTCAATTGTCCATTGGGTGCCATCCGCCGTTTGCAAAACCGCCTTTCCAAACGCGGTGTCTTTGTCGTAATTAATTACATTGACACTTTTTCTTTCGTTTTTAGAGGTAGTGTTGAACATCGTGTACAACAAGCCATCAATTATGCTAGACTTGCCCGAAAAGTTTTTACCAAAAATACCAACAATGCCATTTGTATTTTCAAAATTAATTACATTGTCTTCGCCATAGTTGAATAGGTTATTGAAAGTTAGCTTTTGTAGCTTCCAATTAACATTTCTTTGTACCTCTTCGTTCTCCTCTGCCATACGATTGTATTTATCGTTAAGGTCTAAAATCTTTTTTAGAATCTCTTCCTCTAGTTCGTACCCCTCAAGGAAGTCTTTTATAAGCTTTCTTTGAACCACAATGTTACGCAGGTCATCGTGTCGTATACTATCAACAACTTCCTCTATATCTCCACGAGAGTGTATATTTCTATTTAGAAAAGTTAAGCTCTCTGGGGAAAACTTGTGCTTGGCTATGTCGACAGCCCTTTTCATACTCTCTAGAGTAATGCTCTCTGTAGAGGCCAACCTCAGCCTAGAGCCCTCTGGGACATCCACCTCAGGCAGCTTTCCGTTCTTCAGTTCTATGGTTACGAAGGGCTTTGGATTGGAAAAAACTATCTGTTTAACTGTAAAGTTATCCCTATCTTGAATGTCCCAAATTAAAATACCTTTATCAACCTCTTCCCCAAAATTTTGTTGTATTGTCGAGCCTGCGTATCGGACACGACCCGCCTTGTCCAATTTTTGTGCTTTGTGTATGTCACCCAAAAAAGCGTAATCAAACTCTTCAAATATTTCTACTTCATTTTCTCCACTATCCATCACCCAACCACTGTCCGTCTGACAGTTGGATATTGAGCCGTGATAAAGAGCTATGTTGACGTTGTTATAATCTGTTGGATCCTGCCAGTTGTCCTCATCAAACACAGAGAGAACGTTTAAAGCAAACCTATCACGCAAATAAACCTCGCAAGAGTTTTTCAACAAGTGCAAGTTGGGATGCTCAAGGGCCTCCACAATGGGCGAAATCGCATCGAGTCGCCCCGAGTTTTTGAGGTTCCCATCATGGTTGCCTAGAATGATATATGTTGGGGCTATATCTGCTAAACTCGACAGGAAGTCAGAACACATGTTTACAAACTCAGGGGATATCTGAGTCTTGGTATGGGCGATATCCCCACAGTGAATTATATAATCAACGTTCTCGTTCTTAATTGAATCATACAATTGTTTAAAAACAGATTTATATTCTGCATGGTATCGCAGGTTTCTAATGTGTGTATCAGCTATGTGAGCAAACTTCATCCAGGCCTCTAATAAGTATAGCCTTTTAGTTAGAGTGTGTCAAGAGAAAGTTCAAGCTCTTCTTCGACCATAGTTAATAACTCTTTTAGGGCTAACGGATTAGCAAACGGTCTATGCTCACCACTTACATCTGCCCCGGTGACAGGGCCTATCAACCCTAGCCTGGCCCGGTAATTACTAACTGTTTTGCCTGGGTACAACTTCCTGAAAGATAGATTTGGCACAACGTGCAACTCAGGCTCGCCACCTTTTTTTGTGGGTCTTCTTAGGAGTTCTGCCGCATAATAATCTCCGGGATTATTAATTTGAAATGCCACTATTTTAGTCCAAAAATCCCAAAGCTTTTGTGAGTCGTAACCTATGTCTGCCAATTCATTTAAAACGTTAATGTATTCCTGTGCAAACGCTCTTAGGTTCTTAGGTTTAGACTTAGACAAAACCTTAGGTATGTCGTCTCCGTAGAACATTCTAGAGTTTATTGAATCGACACAGCCTAATTTACCGGTCACCATTTGTGTTGCAAATCCTGCTTTCGCCAGCCCTAAACCCTTGATTGTTAGAAATACCGTCATGACATCCAGTGGGTTAGTATCAGCAGATTTAAGTAAGCCTATCATATTATTATATACTTCTTGTCTATTTCCCCATAGTTCAAAGTATGTCTTCGTTGCGGGCACAGCCGAAACCTTGCTCACACCGTTTGATATTACAATCAATTCTTCCGGCGGGAGCTTCCTGTACTGCTCGTGTTTTAATAAGTCTAAAGATATTAAATATGCCTTAGGGCTACCAAAACCCATTCCCGAACCGACCAGGTCAGGATTTTTATTCATCGGATAATTTTCTCTCATCTTCCGATTACGGGGCGATGACCAACCCGATGGATTGGCTGCATTTGGGTCGGCGTCCTTCGTGGTTATCCACTCCATTAAGTGTGGGAAGTATGGCATGACTGTGGGCCAGTCAGTTCTTTGTGTTGCATACACAAACAAAATTGTCTCTGCTAGGTTCTCTGGGCTTTCCTTGACCCATTCATTAATCTGTGGGTTGTATTTACAAAAGCCGCTCTTCCCTAAGGCGTCCGGCGTTAAGCTTACCAGTGGCACCTCTCTGCCAACATCTTGAACTTTTGCTGGTACCTTCTCTGGTCCACCTTCTTCTGGTTCTGGAACTTTATAAGTTCTAAGTGACGGCAAAGGCAAAGTCTCTTCGGGGTCCTCGTCCTCATCTGGGTCCGACAGCGGGAGATTCATTTGAGTAGCCTCAGATAGGCCAGTAACATCCTCCGGCGGGACGGGCTCAAACCCCAAGTCTAGAAGCGTTTGCTGCCAGAGTGATTTAATATCCTCACCTTGTTCCTCATCCATAACCTCACTGACCATTGACATTAGATCGTCTTTTGACAATTCTTGGCTTGGCTCTTCTTCCGGCATGACATCTGACGCGAGCACAGGGGCCCTTACCATAAGTTTCCAATCCCCAGCCTCCGAAGCGTGGAAGTATATCTCCTCCCCAGATAAAATTTCTTTTTGTTCTGGATCCGTAACACTGAAGAAATGGCCAACTGCTGGGTGAAAGCTAGCTTCTTCGAATTCGGACAAAACAGCGGGGTCCACCTCATTTGTTTTTGTCACCACTCCAGAGACACCAGCAACTAAAGTTCTCTTACCTGTTTTTACAATTTGCTTAGCTCCCGACTCGGATGTTTGGAATCTAATCGGGGGCTCAAGTCTAATTGCGTTTGTATAAGCTATAGGCGACCCTGTTCTAGTGCCACGGGGGCTTGAATTATATATGCCCACCATACCATTGCGACCCTCGTTACGGTTGGTTCTATTGGTGTGCAGCCACACTCGTTGTCCAATAAGATCATCGCCCTCCACATATGCAGCCTCGGGGGCTGTGGGGACAATTCGAGGAGGCTTAAGAGACTCGTAATATGCCTCCCTTATCATTTGTAGAAGGTCGCTCTTGTTGATTTTCATAAAAATACCTCATGCTTCGATGATTTTCTTTAGTAAGTAGTTGTCAGAATTCATAATTTCTGAACTGTTTTTCTTATCATTGAAAATGTCTCTTGGCATAACAGCGACATCTTCATAACCATGCGTGTTAACTTTGTGTACCTCAACACCGTAACCGTTAAGTTTATCAACAATTCTCATAGCCTTTTTATCAGCGTCGGAATCTAGTGCAACATATACGGCAGGACTCTCTAAAATTATTTTTTGAAACAAGCGCGACTCCTCTCGCAAAGTAGAACCTAGCAGAGGTATTGCATTACCTGCTCGTATAGCATCAAACACACCCTCTACAAGAACAATGTCCGAATCCCAATCAACATATAGGTCATTAAAAATTATGTTTCTGCTGACCTTGGGGTTTGTATATTTTTTCCAATCATTCGAGTACGACCTGGCTACGAAATAATTCACTTCCCCCGTATAATCAAACGATGGAATTATAATCCTACCAGCATATTCTCCACGAACACAATGACCTATCTTCCACTTAAGGATGTCTCTTTTGGTTATGCCACGGCTAGTGAGATAAAATATTGCCTTCTGTGCCGTGAGTGATGCAGGGTTACCCGTAAGTGTAACAAATTCTTTTGGCAAAGAAACACTCTGTCTCTCCTCAGGCTTACCATCAAAGAATAGATCAAACTTGGTCAGATCAACCTGGCCTGTGAGATTCTTCCATTCTCTAACCTGGTCGTATGTGCCGGACTTTCGCACAAGGCGAAGTATGTTCCTGCCGCTAGTATCGCATACCCAGCATTTGTACGCGTTTTTCTCAATGTTGACAGATAACTTTCTCTTGTGGTGATCACAAAAAGGACAATAAAATAGAAGTTCGTTACCCGAGTGGTAGCATGAGCCAAGAGCGTCTTTTAGGATTTTTAATTTTTTATTACCCAATTTTATTCACTCTCTAAAGTCCCCGTAAATATATACCATTGGCTCATCAATATCAAGAGACTTTTTTGTTAAGCCTGACATCGCCTTAAACGAGTGCTTGTAAAAACCATCGCGCATTTTGTAATCTACAGAAGGACCACCATCAAACAAAATACCGTCTTGGATATTGAAGTCTAGTCCGATTGATACAATATCCTCAATAGTAACCAAACCAAGACGACTGCTTGAAACCACAATGACAATATTACCCGATGAATCTTCCCCAACAAGACTTCTGTAATTTTTCTTCTTGGCAGATTCCGCTTTCATGATGTTCCTGTTTGCTTTGCCATTGTTTATACCAACCAATAGTGTCTGCGAGTTATGCTCCGTCAGTGGTGGGCTGCTGTAGGCTTGAACGTGTGGGGTGCCATTCTTTACATAGAAGTATCCGCCGCCCCTGACACGGCTTGAGCGTCTTTTTTTATCAATCACTACAAGCCCTATCGGGTCTTGTTCGCCAAAGAAATTACTGTTTAGAAAGAAATCCTTATCTGTAGGCTTCTCTGTGGAAACTCCAAATTTCATCTTGTTTTTGGGAATCACAAAAACCTTTAAAGATCCCAAAGGTAGATATCCTCCGATGCATGAAGTCTCATACACTGTCATGTGTTCTGTTTTGCTCAGAGTAGTGTAGTCATAAGACTCGCGTTGATCAAAGAACAAGTTGTTGTCAATCGCAGGCCAAACAAGCGGATCAATCACAGGTGTTTGTGGTGTCGCGTAAAGCATTGCGGCAATGAATGTTGTAATGGTTTTAATGTTCATGCAAAAATGATAACATAAATTTTAAAAAAGTCGATAGATTTCTTTGTATGTTTTCATATTTTGCGCCACTTCACTTATGTAACCAAGGGATGTAAGGAAACTATCGCCTCGTGGTGTTTTGAACGCTGGGATATAGTTTTGTGCGACAGGCTCCTGCTCAGTCTCCTCACATTTCTTTTTTATCTCGTCAGTACCGCAGTAGCTTGTGACATTGTCTGGGCTTGTATTATATCCGACAAGTGCCATATCAAGAGCGGCTCGGCCAGTTGAAGTAAACTTCTGTCTAGAAACGCCGGGGGAGTCCGTGCTATAACCTATCTTAGCGGCCTTTTTATATAGCAAGGCGAGAATGCCTATCGCGGCTATTACCGCTTTAGAGTAATTCGTGACAGACATAGCTCCTTGAATTTCCATTTTTTTAGCGTAATCAGCAAGCTCAGCATCTTCATCACCAAAATGTTGACCATATCTCACTTGAGCAGGGCCTATAGATGTGTCCCCTACCGTCAGAAGAAGCCAGCCAAGTGCGCCGTCTCGATATGCTATTGATTTAGTAATCGGATTATTGGCAGTGATCGATGCCATGTTTTCAACCCATTTGAGGACATTGTATCTTTTGCCTTTGCCAAAGTCACTCTCTCTGCCAGTGACGCCTACCGCAGCATTTGTTAAGAGCCGAAGAGTTTGTTTATCAATTCCCAAAGATTTCATTATGGACCCTTGACTAAGTGTAACTGCGAGCACGGCGTTTTTTATATTGTCAGGCAAGTTAGTATCATTAATTTTACTAGTCGCCACGTCTGCCTTGGTGGGGCGCTGGGCCATCGACCCCTTCTCCTCTGAAAGCACCTGGGGTGACTTGTTCCACATAATCTTAATTGACCCTCTGCCACTACTATTTTTTATGTAGCTTAGCGGTTCTGCCTTCACGGTTCCCTCGGCTTGATGAAAAATAACTGGCTCGCCATTGCTTATAGCCCCTACAAACCCTAAGTGTGTATTCATGCCAAAACCCTTACCAGATAGGATGGTATTACCCGGCACCCATTTGCCGCCCTTTTGAACAAAAAATGGCCCGTCTCCAGCCTTTGTCTCTCCCCCTTCTTGATTTGGGCTCATGCCTGTGGCCCCCTGTTTAAAAGCTGCCTTAAAGTTCGAACTACCTTGATAATAAAGCCCCACTATATCTCCGAGCTTCAAAGCGCGTTGCCACATAGATTGATCTGGTATAAGTTTTTTTACAAACTTCTCCACATCTGAGTTTCGCTTTGCTCTGATATTTGCAAAAAGCTCAGTGGCCTCAATAGCAAGATCCTTGCTTATATTTTTAAAAGCAGAATATTTGACCTGGCTTAAGCGGTGTTGGTGCCACGCATTGCCCCTGCTACCTCCGGTTGTTTTCAGCGTATCAGAAACCCACTGAGCGCATCCCCGGTCTTTACATTGTAGCACATTACTTTTTTTACCCGCCTTAATGTCTTCCTCGGCGGTCTTTAGGTTTTCAGGCAAGCCCTTGTAATACTGTATGCCCTCTTGCCCGAATATATAATTATAAATTGATTGAAGTACCCCTGGTCCTCCCTCTTCACCGGCAGCCTTCAGAACCTTGCCTAAACTTTCGGCGTCCGTAATCCCTTTTCTTGCAAGTTTGTTGCCTTCTCTCTTATAAGCGTCATAAGACTTTTTGTCGGGAGATAAAATATAATAGAAAACGCTATCACCCGGCAGCTCAATTGCACCACGGGGCAACGAGGCCTCCTTCAGGTAGGCCTTCAGTTCTTCTTCAATGATAGATTCTATATCGGATTTAGTTACTATCATCTAGGAAGTTCCTTATGCTACGCCAGTGTCGCCACGGCCAGCGCGGCCAGCCCTCTTTGCAAGTCTGCCTGCGGCTTTCTCGCGACCTGCGCCAGAAGCAAGCTGTGACAATTTATCTGCCCTAGCGGCTCTAACTTGTTTTGCAATATTTTTAAGCTGCGGGTCTCCGACGCCATACTTGTCTTCTGCATTGGCAAGAATCCTATCTGCTGCCCTTCTTACTTCGCCAGGTGTATTAGCTTTAGCAATCATACCACGCCAACCTCTTGCCTGTGGGGCCGGGGTCTTAGCTTTTGGCATCGGCACATCTGAGGTCATGGCGACCTGACGTGGCGGAGTTGTCATTTTTACAACGTCATCGCGGTCAAGCTTGACACCTTTGCCTGCTCTTTGTGCAATAGATGCAGGTGGTTTGGGTGAGGGTCTATCCGCGACCGTCTCAATATCACCGTAGGTCTTCACTGGAAGGGTAAGCTTTTGGCCAACACGAATCAAGTCAGGATTTTTCTCCAGTTCTGGATTTGCCATGATCATATCCCGGACAGTTATGCCGAGTCTTTGTGCGATCTTGGAAACAGAGTCACCCGACTTAACAGTGTATTCCTCATTAAGGTTGATCTTTCTTCTGTGAGTTTTCATCACATCCACGGTCTCTTCTTTAACCATTGACTCTATAAGTTGTTTGGTGATTTTCATTGTTTTAGTTCCTTCTTGTATACCTTTGTCATCTGCATAAGCTTGTGCAACCCTACCCCTTGCAGGGGTGCCTGGTGCTGGTGCTTTTTTAAATCTTTGTTTACGAGCCCTATCAGCGCGTTTACCAGCTTTTCGGTCAGCCGATGGTCTAGTTTCTTGTCTCGTGAGCCTAGCCTTTTTTGTTTTGAATTCTTCAATCTTCTTGTCTGCTATCCTAACAATATCTGCTGGCAAGTAATCGGTTTTGAGGCTAACATACCTTTTCATAATAGCTGGTAGATTGCGAGGCTTCTCCGGTATTGCTCTTCTGTCCGGGTCCCTTCCTTTTTGAGCATACTCTGTTCTTATCCTCTGTAGGTCCGCAATTGCGCGATCATACTCTTGCATAGCTTTAGAGCCCGTGAACGTAGGGACCGGAACGTTTTCTTTTTTCTCTTTCTCTACTTTAGCCTGTTTTGGCTCAACTTTTGTTTCAGGTGTTTTTGGATCGGCTTTACGCTTAGGAGTAGGGCCGCCTTTGAGAGACGCCTTGTATTCCTCCCCATACTGTGCCCATGCTTTTCTTATATATGAATTATTGTATGGTCCGCTTGGGTCAAGATCAATTTGTCTAGCGTAGTCCGAGTGGGTCTTATTTACCCATGCTCTGAATTTATCACCAGTGGTTCGGTCTACAATAACACCGCCAGTAAGAACTGCCATAGCGACTCTGCCGCCGCCGCCCTTCTTGTCATCTTTCTCTTCTTTTTCCTCTTCGGGCTCTTCCTCTTCACCACCAAGTATTTTATTTTCATCTAACGCTCCGGTCTTAGGATCCCACTGATCTATCTTATGACCATCGAGCAGGGCCAGCGCGATTGTTTGAAGGTTTTTACCAAAAGCCTTAACTAAACCACCCGCAGCGAGGCCAGCGCCGGCTGCACCGGCTGCTCCTCCCGCAGCAACACCGGCAGGTATTGATAGACCACCAGTAAACCCAGCACCAGCGAGGCCAGCAACCCCTCCGGCAGCAGCACCTCCAATACCGCCAGCAACAGCAGCAGCGCTGCCGGCAGCAGCGGCTTGGATCGCCGCGTTGGTCAGTTCACCCTTTATGTGTCTCCTCAGGGGCGCACCAGCATATTCTTTGTATGCGGCCTCAATTAATTTGTTAGTGCCTTCATCATTAGCCAAGTTACCAATAAGTTTTGATTCATTCGTGCCAATACCCGTGCCGCCTTTCATAGATTGGTAAAGTGCTCGCACTCTAGCATTTATTAGAGCTGTCCCGGATTTACCAGCGTGCTCGTTATAATAGTCCATGGAGGACTTGCCTCCAGCAATACCTCTTGACGTCATTTTCCAAGCAGCCAGCAGATGTTTCCATTTGATTTTACCCTCTCCGGGGACGAGCCAGTACTCCTCACGCGCTTCCTGTGGGTCCTCTGCGGCGGGCGCGGCCTCTTCCTCTTGTTCAGATATTTCGTTTAAGTATCTTTTATACTCTTCTTTAACAATCTTGTTGAGGTCTTGAGGGTTCATTTTTACTTTGCTCATTAGCTGTTGTTCCTTATCTCTTGTAAGCCTGCTCTGGCTATTACCAAACTATCTGCTCTGTCGTAATATTCAGGCTTTGGGTTTCCAAATTTAGTATATTCGATTGCAAAGTTAGGTTCATTCTCAATTAAATAGTTCATTACAAACTGTTTTGCCTTAATTCCCCTGGGAACTTTTATACCACACAACTTTCTCGCACTAGTCGCTGCAATGTACTGTGGCTCAATATCAAATTCTTTAAAGACCATCCATGAAACAACACCGTTAAATCTTGATAAAGTGGATAAAGTTTTAGCAGACGAGAAGCCACTTCTAAAAGACTGTAGCGACTGTTCTATAAAAACACTCGCTATATCAAAGCGGCTATCTTTCGCTAGTTTTATTATCTGCTCGTTGACAAAATTAGCCTTATCGAAAAAATTCTTGTATTTTCTAAGATCCCAAGCTTCATTCAACAATATGTCATCATCGTCCGAAACGATAGTGACGCCAGTTATGCTTGTAGAAATATCTAACCCTAAAATCATTATATATCCAATTTTAATTTAAATGTGTAGTCTTGCTCTTCGGACTTTCTTATAGGCTTGTTAACTGTGGCTATGCCAATTAAATTCTTGTCCTCATCATAGATGCCCACCTTTGAAATAAATGTTTGCTTAGCATAGCTCCCACTGGGATCTGCAAATGACGAACTAACCGTATTGACCAATTCGAGTTCAGGTTCCTTATACATGTAGGACGCCGTGCGAGCCGTGTAAGCTTCGACAGAAGAAGTGTATTGAATAGCTGTTGGGTTGGTTGTATAATTTAGATGCCCCTTTCTGGCATGTGCCATCATTGTTACAACAGGAACAAAATTAGTCCCTTCAAAAGACAGACCAAAACTAGACGAGTTTCTATGGAAGGACAGGCCGGCTGCCTTCGTTGCGGAACCAGATATTCCATCGTTAGCACCTATGCCCCAATAAATCCACTTTTGAAGTACGCGGTCGTCGGGGTCTAAAGCACTTGTCAATATCCTAGTTTCGAGGTCATTGGTGAAAGTCCAACTCCCGGTCAACACTATCACGCCTTCGTTATATAGCACAACACCAGCGACACTTGCTGATCCGAAGTCGGCCCCGAGATCATTGGCAGTGCCGCTAACCTGTATCAGTTCTCCATTAAAATTTTTATCTTGCACCGTGCCAGCAAGCGTACCAGATATATAGTAATCAAGCCTGACTGAGCCTTTTTTTATCGAAGAGCCATAAAATATTGATGGGATATTTATAATGTTCACAGCTTGTTGGTCTTTGTCCCCAAGGTTTGATGAGTAAGCATAGTGCGGGCTAAGAGTTTTATAGTGGTTCAAAACATTTTCTAAGGCTTGAATTCTTGAAGCAGTAAGAAGACCTCTTAGTCTTCTATATCTCTCGTGGCTTGTTCTTGTTGTGCCGTCTGTGGCTTCAAAGATTGTGTCCCTGTCGAACTCAACACCATCAGGGCCAACCATTCCGGTAGATAATAACAAATTACCACCCGTGTCGCCCTCCGGGAGATCATGGGCAAGACCTGCACCTGCCTCTCTCCTCTCTTTATCAAGCAAAAAAGCGTTAGATGCAGCTATACTTGCGGAGTGATTTTCAGGATAAAAATCTCTTACTATTGAAGCAGAGTAGGGATACATTGTGCCGCTTATTTGATCGCCGTAATCAAGCGCCATATAGTCTTCTGTGGAGATCGTTTTAAATGAATTCATGGTTGCATCTTTAGTCATGAAAGTATAAATTCTGTTTGGTGCCTCAAACGATGGACTTATAGCAGAACCACTTCTGTCAACATTTATTTCGTATAAACTTATATGCCCAGGTGGAACACAACCCACACTCGATGTAAATACACCGGAATGATGAGGTTTCATATTATGATAGATTACGGAGTCATAAATAAAAAACTCGTGATGCGGATGAGTTTTTATTGTATTCCGAAATATATCGTTGCGGCCAAATTTATAAAGAGACATCTACTCGCTCCTTAAATAATTAGTTGGCTAATATTAATAGTCTAATCTGACTCTAAATGTTAACTCATTGGATGGAGTCTTTTTCAGCGGCTCGGACAACTTAGCAACCGCAAGCAATTCGTTGTCTGGTGAATAAAGTCCAATAGTAGTAACATATGAGGCAGGCAGCGCTCTGGGATCTCCGTTCTTCACAACGATTTCACTAGCGCCGTTAGTGCCAGAAAGGTAAGTTGGGTTTGAACTGTAATTAAACTCATTGTGGTTACCTCTACAGAAATAAACTGTAGAATTTAACTCTGTGGTATTGTTAAACTCTATGTTAAAAAGTCTATTCCGGAACGCATCACAAGAAGAGGAGATATTCGACCCAGTAAACATTATATTAATAGAGCCTGTGTCGAAGTGGTTGGCCACTAAGTTCGGCCCAAATGGTGTGACAGCGGGGCCATGCGCTGTAAACAAAGAAGCCGTTAACACAGCAACTCCCGCTTGATAGAACACCAGTCCAACCGGCTGATGGCCTGCTGGGGCTGCTGCCGAGGAAGTATAAAGCAGACCATACTCACCAGCAGGTGAATTTGTTTTATAAGTTGTAGAAGCACTAAAATCTGAACAGGTTATCATAGTGTCTACAGTGAACTCTGGGATTGTGCCCAGGGCTCCATCAACAGACCCTGTGTCAACCACCAATTGGAAGCTTTCTTTTTTAATCTCATCTTTTACAAGAAGTCTTGAGAATGTGATAAAAATGGCTTCATTGATTTTGGTGCCGCCAGCAATAATATTACCATCCTGATCAAAATTTCTTATAGAGCCAGTCTCATCATAGCCAACTAAAAGCTGTGCCATTTGGTTGTAAATATTAATCTTTTTGCTCTGCTGGTTGGGCGCACCCGCACCAGACAGCGCTGAGTCGCTGGAAAAGCCGACTGTCAAATCATATATGTGATTTGCAGAAGAACTTAAAAAGGGGTAATCAAACACACTTTGAAATATACCATGAGAGTAGTTCTTAATATTCGTTTCTGTCGTCCCCTGCACGTAGGTGCCCGAGGAAATAGTTCCTGTGAGGGGTATAGCCTCGTGTAACAACGTTTTGGTTGTTGTTACATCGGTCGCCCCCATTTCTTTAAAAGTAGATGCCATTTTTTTACTCCATTGTTCCTTTTATATTACTTCTTAATAAACCTAACAGGTACATCCACGCTATACCCGGTTGTGATGCCCGTTACTCTCACATACGTATCGATAAATTTAACTGAGGTTGATACACCATCTTTATTGTTTATAGATGTCGTTCCACCAAGCCTACTAAACAAAGTGTCACTTGAGTTTAATTCAACAGATATATTTAATTTAAATTCAAGTCTAGATCCTCTAGGACCATTAAACGCGCCGTCTGTGGGATCAGTGAGACTTGATATCCCCCTCACATATCCCGTACCGCCACCCATGGTAAGGAAATAAGTTGCCTTTTGATCATCATCAACAAAAGACACTGGTGTCTGGCGGCCCCCTATAGACGATATTCCACCGAGTCTATTATCAATCTCAATAGAAAATTGAGTTTCAATTAGGTCACTCGATATGCCAATTGTAGCCGGCGGACTTCCATTTGTGTCTAAGCCTTGGTCGAGGCGCACAAATCCTTCGCCGACACTTGGTCTCTCACCAAAAAGAACACCGGTAACAGTGTCAAAATCCTCTTCCGTGGTACGATTAGCACAAACTAAAAAAGTGCTGCTTGAATGCTTTTGGCTTGCACCATTTTCGTAAAGTTGAATTACCGGTAGGTACAGGTGGTCGGTCCTAGCAAGGCTCACAAGTCTGCTTTTCATAGTGGACCTATTATCTGTAAATGATTCTAAAATTGGTGTTTGGAGTATCTCTAGGTCGTAATACGCACTGCCACTAGGGTGGTTCCCGTTGAACGTCCTGTAATTGATCTCCTCATCGCCAAAGGAAAATTTTGTTACGTTAAAACTACCATCACCTCTGGCCAGTCTTTGCCTGCCAGAATCTGTTAAAACGGCGTCTAATATGATATCGCCACTGTTGTCTAAGAAACCCATGCTATACTCCTCACAAATAATTAGTATTTTATATAATTAGTTCTATTTTTTTTATTATTCGTATTCTGTTTTCGTCTTAAAGTTGACATTTAAATCTATTTTCTTTCCAGTCTCAGTTGATCTAATCCTGAATTTAAACTTTTTGCCCCACAATGTATTTTCGTCGTAAAGACCGCCGCCTAATTTTGCAGTGTTTAAAGTGTCAGGCGTGTTTGTCGTGCCATCTAAAGCTTCGCCCCATTCGTTTTTAATTCCGCTGTCCTCAGTAGTTAACATACTCTGCTGCATGTTCGGTCTTATTAATAGTAATTTTTTAAAGCTCTTTGTTCCATCTACCGTTGCAGTGCTCTCAGGGCGGAAGGAGTTAATCAATGGATAAACACTACCACCGTCGTCGACCATTTCTACTTCATAAATAGATGTCGGATTCGAGAAAGTCCCATGAAAATCGACACATCTAAATGTGTAATAGTATTTAGTGTTTGGTATTAAATTATCCTCCAGTGAAGGAGACAAATTGCGTATAACGTTTGGCTTTTCAGAGAAAAAGGTACTCAATTTTTTACGAAGTTTCCCGGCAAAGTCTTGATATGATGTAGGTTTTGTAGTTGTCCGGTAGATTTCTATGTATGAAGGATAATCATCATACCCAGTTGTATGCCCATCCTCTATCCTTTGACCAGTAGCGTAAATGACCTGTGACTCGTCTGCCGGGTTCCTGGGTAGAGAATTGATAATGTTCTGATCCCCAGGTTCAATAGCTATAGGGACTTCTGTGCTTATACCAAAGGCGCATGTAAAGTTTAAAAGTATTTTATCGCTGACCGATCTGTAAGATACAATATTTACATCCGGTTTCCTGGGTGGTTTATCTGACACCTTGGATATTGCGCTGCCATAGGGCGCAAGCACAATACTAGACTTTGGACGTATTTCCAAGTCAACTGTTGCGTTATAACTTAATACTTCACCTGCGCCTTCTACTATCTCTTCTTCAGAATATTCCGCATTCATGTCGAAAGGAATTACAGACTCGGGCACAAATACTGTCGAAGAGTTTGTCCAAGAACCATTCTCCTCTGTAAAAAGGTCAGGAAACCTATTAAGATACTCTCGAAATTCTGCTCTAACTTCAGCTATGCTAGTGTAAGTTTTGTCGGGGTCTAAGACAGGTTCATTGCTATCGTCTAAAGCAAGATTGTGTGTTTGGAGCCACCTGATGGGTATCCGATATCTATAAATGTTTATAACCCCGCCATATGTATCGCCAGCCCCCACAGTTGGGTTAATCTCCAGATCTTTAGAATCTCCGATATTTGGGTAATCTAAAATTTCCAGATCGTCAAGAACAGTTAGGTATGCTATATTTGGCGGGGCTGCAAATGCGTTATCCGGCAGATCTCCGATCAGTACATCATAAAGAGAAACGAAGCTAAACCCCGACTCAAACAAAACCGGTCCCGGCCTTGGTTGAACAACGCGCTCGACGCACAGATCTCCTGCGCCTGCACAGGACCACGTATTGAAAGGTGCGATTATTCCGCCTTCGTTGTCTCCCAAATTCATCATCCTTGGAAAATAACTCCCCCAACTAGAATCCTCATCAGCGTTATATATATATGCACGTTCAGGCAACCCAATCTCATCTGTGTGTTTCCACCTGTTGAAACCACCAACACGCTCAGTAGAACCTTGATCCCACATAAATGGGTCTCTAGAATTTGGGGATGGGCTATCTTCATCGATGCCATCTAATGGCGAAGCAAATGTGAATTCTACATGAGTTATGACTGGTGCGGCGTCTCTATTTGTCGCCACAGACTCAACAGAAAATTGGTACTCCTGTCCTAACACATATTTTGCTTCATGCACTTCATAGTAATATTGTTTTCCAAACTTAACCTGCGTATCAACATATGAGATATTATTATCAGGTACATCAAACAAAGAGTTGGCGATATATATTTGCTGTATCATTTCGCCATTTTCATCATTATCTTTTTTAGTAATTCTGTAGCCTAATGTCTCAGTGTAAGCTAATTCGCCTTGCTGAAAGAGGGCGCTAAAGCCTCTAGCTTTTCCTTCCTCTATAAAATATATATCATCTATAAAGTTATTATAGTTACCTTCGCGGAGATATCCTCCATCTAATTGGTTTTGTATGTACAACTCTTCGTCTTCGGGACAAACGGAGTAAAAGTTTTGTAAGGGGATCCCAGTAGCAGTAGGCTTATATATATGATATCCTTGTGTATCTTCGGAGGAGAAAAAATTTGGAACAGTAGCTCCTGACTCTGGATCGCTATATAATTCCGGATCTTCCGCCCATAAAATAGAGTTTCTGTGACCAAAAGATATAGTTTCATTGCTGGCATCTGAGGCCCTGTAGACCTCAAATAATTCATTGAAAGAAGTATAGTGAGCCTCAGGCGAAGAAAGATTATACAGCACTGGCCGGGTTGAGGCTTCGGATAAGACCCATGAAGAGAAAGCAAAAGTTAGATGCCTGGAGGCGAGAGACGCGGCATAGCTGCTACCGGCTGCAACCGTACCGTCCTCTCCTGCGTAGTCTTCGGGAAAATCTCGGTTGAAAGATACCCCACCATAGAATGGGTGACGCCAAGAGTTCTGTGGGACCATCTCAAAATTATATGCCCACGAATCTTTATATGCTTTATTATCAAATACAAGTTTCTCATTTTTTTTATTAATTTTATTGATCTTATCTACAGATATATCCTCAAAAGAGTTGGCAAAATCATTGTAATATGTTTTTAACGTAACATCCAGGTCCGCACTGTCTTCCGGCAAATATTCTAAACCTTTAGAATCCACAAGATCAAAGAGGGTTGTGTGTTCAAATAAATCCGGGTAATCAACACGATCATCTATAATCGGCTTATCCGCATTTGTTACATAATATAAATAATTGAAATAAGCATTTGGCAATGACCGCTCATTTACGCTTAGACCTAAAGAGAAATCTTCATATTCTTCTTGGAAATAATTATAAGAAGATAAACCTTTTATAGATTCGGGCTCGAAGCAAACAAAGGTTCCGTCGTAATAGCTTTCGCTTTCTTGAAAATAAGCCTTCATCTCTGCTTCAAAATCCTCTTGTGATGCATATTGAGTCGCGTCGGCAGTGACTAAAAACTTATGTGATTTTATGGGCCGTAGCGTCCCACCATCGTCCACATATGAACCCTCATATTCTGTTGTATCCTCCATTCGCACAACAAATTCTCCCGAAGAAACATACCCATCTGACCCGGCATACCCGGCAGGCACGACAAGTGCGAACCTATCAGCGGTGCCATCAAAAGCAATAAAGTTGCCCAGGCTATCAGTTCTGTACAAAGCTGTTGATGAATCCCACAGGTAGCCCATAGATTTTCTAAAGTTAGAAAATGTTGAGACCCCCTCAGGGTTACTTATTGAGTGTTTATGAAAATAGTATTTTGCGTTTGACATTTTTTACCTTAATAATTAGTATCCACCACCAGAACTTCCGCCCCGAGAACCCCCGGATGTTGTTCTTCTTGGCCTCGTGCGCCCCATCTGCGTCTCAAGTCCATTTCTAGTCCTAGCCGACATCACAAGATCGTATGGCGAAAAGGTAATTGTCATCCCCCTTGGGCCAGTATTGATAATCCCTGGGGTGTCCGAATACGAGTAGGCAGGCGTCACTGGGGATCCGGGAACCCCCGCCACTTCTTGGTTGCGAATTAAATAAGTTGCTGTCGGTTCGGAGACAAATCTAGCAGTTGTCTGCACCTGTTGTTCCGTTGCCTGCGGTTGGGAAGAAGCGGGTGGGGCATCTGAGGGGAATGCATACGCGCCATCAAGCGCAAATTGATCTTCCAAATAGACTTCCTCTGCATCATAAAAATCCCTTTGTTCGATCAAGACGACGTCTGGGTCTGGGCTGGACTCCTCGGCCTCGTCATATGTGATCTCTATACTACCGTAGCCTGCTGCTTGTAAATCGTCAGGCTCCTGTGCCTCTGAACTTTGACTGTCCGGCAGCACAAGCACTACCTCGTCAAATGCCCCTATTAATGCACTCTCTAAATTGCCTGTCTGTACTCCGCGATTATTTCCCACCAACCTCACGAGAAAGGCTTCATCGGAACCATCGTCAGACAACACAGACCTATTGAATGCTTCCCAAGAATCATCCGCCACCCCACCGGGGCCGGAGCCTCTGTAATACTCGATCCCTATACTAAGATTTCTTAGATAGTCTTTGCCCCCGCTAATAGATAGTTGGGACGCCAAATCTCGTATAGCGCGTGCTTCAACATCTGTTATGGACCCGCCTTGCCCTTTATGAGAGTCTTGTAAGTCTAAACCTTCTTTGTGGAATTTATCACTTTTAGAAAAAATATCCTCCGAGTCCGTCTGATCGGAGGTCATCGTGTCTTGCTCTTCCTCATAGATGTCAATCGTCGCATCGAGCGGTATATCAATAAGTCCCGAATTAGCTTCTACAAAGGGATCTGGGGCCGTCAGCGAATTTGAGGCAACATCATATGCAATTCCTTCGCGAGCGCCAGCAGGCGGCAATGAGTGCGATCTGGAGCCTGCTTGGCCGTCTATAGCAGCTATCGCTGCGTTCGCTGTAATGGCCTGGTCCCCTAAGCCCTTAGAAGTCAGCAAGTTAACTTTGCCTATAGAATATCTAACCTCTGTTGGTGTGAGACTACTAAATGTTCTTTTACCGCTCTGTCTAAATCTTTCTCGAAGAGAGTTTTTAGTCAGATACGTCAAGCCAGAACGTGAGCTTTTTGCAGCGCCCCCCCAATAATCATAACCTAAATTGTTTATAATAGATGAATTGAATACCTCATCAAATGTATATTTAATAATCATTGCACCCCTAGTCATAGAACCGTGCGCCTTTTTAAGATCTGCTCGGTCTTGAGACGAGGATTCTTTGCCTGGTTTGCTGGGGCCTACCGCCCTTGTCAGAATATCTTCCGCGTGTTGGATTAATTTTATAAATTCTCCAATTCCTTTAACTGTGCCAGTCGACGGTCTAACCATATAACTTAATTTTTTATAATACACACGAAACTTTTTGTTAGTTAATGTATTGAGTATATTTAAGAACTCATAAACAGACCTGTTCCACACAGCAGATTTTATTGCAGAGATATCTTGTGAACCATTAAATTCTGTGGCGGTTGGTATACCTTGTTGTTTATTAATTGCGGTAACAAAGGAGGGCGAGAACCGGTTTGATTGATGTATGAATTTCCCAGGACCAGAGGCTCTCCTATAATATTGGGACATAACTTTTTTTATCTTTCTAAGTTTTCGTAGTTTTTTCAAGAGAAGCTTATGAGTCGGATCTTCCATCAATATTTCTACAGAATAACGATATTTCCCATCATCAGTTGTAGACATGGAATTGTCAAAAACCATAAAACTCCTATATCGACCACCGTTTCTTAATTTTATCTCCGATATAGAACCAACATATGAATCTTTATTGTTATCTTTTTTAGAATCAATTTCATTATATTGTTTTTCCAAGATCCCCGCCGCCGAGTCCGCAGAAAAACATATTAGTTCTTTTGAGTTATTTGAGCCTTTTGTTGGTGAATAATTTTCCTCAAAGACTCTCTCTCTAAATACCTTTATTGATTTAATGCGTGCTGACCTGAACCCCTGTGGCATGGATCTGGTGAGGCCCGCGAATTTGTTGTTATCTTTAATGGCCGACAAATAATCAAAACTAAATATAAAGCGGCAGGCGTTATTTTTATCTCTACTAATGTAGGACTTTGAGAAATAAGTTCTTGGCGCAGAATCTTTTTGAGGTAATTTAATAGCTGTCTTAAGAGTGTCGTACAACGTGTAATCGTGTATCTTACTATTACCCACCCTAACTCGCCTGAGATTGTTTATGTCGGCTGTACCTGCACTGGTTGGGCCAGGACCAAAATTAATCGGACCCTGCCAAATTACGCCAGTCTGATCTACGAACGCCGCTCTATTTTCTACTTTTCTTCCCCTGATTGTTAAAGGTTCCGCAGCAATTTTGCCCCGGTATCGTTGCAGTTTTCGGGGTGGTTTAGACAAATAGCCATCCTCTAGCATTGACTCTACGTCTAAGTAGCAAACTGCAAAGTAATACAGGTGATCATAATCCTCCACGTCAAAAGATGCTTCGTAAGGAATTTTATATATTATTCCATTACCAGAACGATAGTTATAATAGTCAGTTATTTTGCCTCGCTTGGCGGCTGATAGAACAACCTCTTTAATACCTTGTATCCTGCTTAGCCTTTTTGAGTAAACATCGATTTCTCCTGCAATTAACTTTCTTGTAACCTCCGGTGAACTACATTGTATGACTCTGACTTTAAGATATTTTCTCTTTTCCTCGTCGTCAAACCAGATTCCCTTATCGACATCCCGAATAGAAAGATTTAGTCTCGCAACAATGGGTTTATCAACAGCAAATGCTTTTGGTTGCACGTCTAGTTCATATACCAAAGATCCATATTTGTTCCTTGTCATATTTGCTTTAATAATATCTTTTTTCCCGTTAGTTCCCGATGAAAAGAGTGTGTTTATTTTATCTATAGTAACATCCGGCACATAACTTTGAGTCCTACCAGAGCTTACGATAATTTTAGCCTGCTTTTTAGTAAACATTATTCGCCCTCCTCATCGCAGTCATCATCTAGCTCTGGGCATGCCTCATAAGCCGACTCTGTCTCATATATATCCACGAGGGCTATTTCTGTTGTTGTGCCGCTTTCAATACCCGTATCAACATAGAAACCCTTGGATTTCATAAATTCAAGTGATTTTATTAAAACGCTTTCATCTATTTCTTCATCCACGAGGATATCAAAATATGTGCTAGTCAAAAGATCAGAAGGGTAACTGCCCTTTGTCGCCCTAATCTTAGCATTTATCTGTTCATCTTCTAACAATAAGTTGTCTTCTACTACTTCTACTTTTTTATTAAAGTATATCTTTCTAAGTCGTTCCTCTATTCTGCTCCTGGCTGTGCCTGAGGTTTCGCCAACATTATGAGACACGTAATCACCAAGACTTAAGTCCTCTACTTCAAAAACTTCTATTTCAAATTTATCATTAATATATTTGCTTCCATCCTCTTCGATGCTGAGTAAAAGATAGTCTGGCCTGATATCCAAAGTCTTTCCGTCAGGAAACTGGACCGACAACTCAAAATCACTTTTAAACTTTGGATCATCTATTAAAGATATAGTATATTCCACGCTGGAGCTAAGTTGAGGTATATTAGTCGTGGGCTGTGATGATACTGTAGTGGCGTCTGAAGAACCAGTTAGTTCACCATTTAAATAATAAATTTTCCAAGATGCATTGTTTTTGGTCAAATTATCAGTTTTTCCCAAAACATCAGACATACAATAATACGGCACTTTCTGGGGTGTCGCCGAGAAGGTAGAATATTTTACGGTCTCGCCAAATTGTGTTGTTAGTTCAACTCCCGCCGGGCCTGCTGCCTCGGGGCCCGGTGCGAACATGCCTGTATCAAATTTAACTCCCTCAAAATCAGCGCCCTCATCAAATGCTAAAAGATAATAGTCAGTGGTATATGTTTCAGAACTCTTAAATACTGCCTGTGTCCTGAGTTGTGGGGTGTCGTCTTGGATTCGTTTTTGTATATCTTTAGTAGCGGTTGCAGCGATCCCTGGTGCTTTTCTTGAATCATACAGTACGTTGTTGTCATGAAAGGAATAATACACAGGTTTTAGTTTGCCAAGAGACAGTAGATATTCTCCCCACGGGGTGAGTTGCAAATCTAAGACATCTTCTTTCTTATCCATAAATTTCATTTAATCGCCCACCTTTCGTACAGCCTCGTTGTGTGCGTCCCCAAAGGACATCCCGGCTTCCATAGAGTTTACCATTTCTAATATGTGTTCCGAAGAGTGGTGTTGGGAGTGGGCTCTAAGATCTGATTGCTGTTGTATGGTCAATCTAGACACGTCTATATTGTTAACTGTTGGTACAGAATCAGATTCAATGCGACCGGTCGCAGAATTTCCGGTATCTAAAGTAATTTCTGTATCCAATTTAACAAACTCAACTAAAGAAAAGAAATCATATGGCCAGTTGTAGCTGTATTTTTCCTTTTGTGTCCTTCCAAGGGTAACCCCAAAATCATAAACATCACTCTTCCCCTTACTACTAATTACCTGCTCATAGTAATTTGTCTCTGCTTTTTGCTTAACTTTAAAGACCATAAATTTCATATTGTTCATATTACTTGGCTTGAGCATCTCACCGACCATCAGAGGGTGTGTGATAGTAGATTCGGCTTGCTCAAAAGAGGCTCCAATATCGGGTGGTATATTTTGCCAGATGTATGATAAATCATCTTTAGATAGAGTCTGTGAAAACTCAAATACATACATGGCCACAGGTTTGACCGCGTTAGGGAAATTGATAAAGTCCATATATGGAGGGAATACATACTCATTCATAGCTGTAACTAGCTTCCCAACTGAAGACTCTGGCGTGGCATTTCTAATGGTATTTTTGGGAATATTAAAAAATTTCTTTCCAGCGCCTGTTTCCATAAATGGAACAACAACCACTGCCTCTTTAACAACTTTGCTGTCTGAAAGTTCGCCCAGCCTAGTAGAGGTTTTCTCGAATGGTACAACATCCAATAGAGATTTAATTCGACCGCTATCATATTTATTAGTCACTAAAGCTGGGGCATACGACAATCTGTTATGAATCCAGTTTCTTGGAATCTCTTCAATTTCAAGAAAGATGCCTTTGTCGGGTGCATCTGGCATAAGCCCAAACTGGTGCCACATACCTCTTGGTACCGACTCGGAGCCGTGCTGTGGAATAGTTAAAGTTCCTTTATTTATATCGGTTTGGAATCTACCGTCTGACGCGGTTATGGGCCTGACGCTATTATCGGCAAAATTAAGCATTGGTGTTTCAAATTTTGGCTGTATTACCCACACACCCTTGTTGTCAGTCTCGGTATCAGACACAGATGTCACATTGCCAAATTCATCATATTCAATATTTTTTTCTGTAGCCCGACCAAAGATGTTCAGTGAAGCTGAGACTTGCATCGCGTTCTTATTGATATTTTGTCTCGAATAAATACTACAAAGTTCTGTGGTTGGCCCTCCATTGGGGCCGGTCATTGTGTGTTCATCAAATCTAAACGGCACTTGGCTTGCACTAGTAAAAATTTCTCTTAATGTGTGTCTGTCCGACGATGCAGAGAATATTATATCGTACCAAGCTTCCCCATCATAGTATGGTGGAGTGAACCCAGGGTTTAAACCACCAAGAGAGTCCATCCGAAGTCTATTAAAATTACCATCCTTTCTGCCGGAGCCCGGTGGACCAAAAGCGCTCGGCCTACTGTACATGGTAAATGTTTCTCGTATATTGTTGTTCAATACTTCACCAAGTGTAAGGTTCGGAACAGGGAATGGGCTAATAGTAGTGTTGTCCGCGCCAGTACCAGAAACATAAGTTCTTGGCTGGTTGTAGCTTCTTCTAAGCTTAATTCTTGCGGCGTAGTATTGCCCAGGAACAAACTGTTTAAATTCATTTTCCGGCTTGGACCTAAGAGTGGTAAACTTTCCGTCTGGAAGGAAGAAAGACGGAACTTCAGCAAAAAAATTGCTCGCCATCATACTATAAAGACTGTCCCCATCTCCTGTCCAAGAAGCTGTAACATTTAGGCGACAATCAGTATGTGGTTCCATATCGACCATAGTCATATTTTTAACGTGCCTTTCTGGATTGACGATGGCCTCAAACGGTATTCTCCTATCAAAACTTGCTGTACCCAGCCCAGTGCTGCCGGGGTCTGGCCCTCTAGGCGATCCGGAAACTATCATGTGATAGTCAAAACCTTTTGCTACTCCCGAGGTTTGTACATAATACGACCCAGTGAATATTGGGTAATCTACTGCAAGACCGGACTTTATAGAGTTATACATAATGCCAGGCGCATATGCCCAATTCATAAATGGTCTCCATGCGGCTTTTGGATAAAGCGTAGCATCTTGTACAGTTTGACTTGAAGTTGCATTTATATATTTGCCATAGGACTTCGAAAATTGCGAGGCCAACTCTAGCGTTCTCTCCGCTGGGTAGAACCCGTTGTAGGGTAAGAATTTTTTAAGCGCTTTCATTTTTAGTGTTAATGAAGAGGGCTTAGCCAGCCGCCTATGATCGGTTTTCATTATTTCAAAATATTTCATGAAATCGCTAAAAGAGAAAATGGTGTAAAAATTATCAACACTACTATTATTAGGAACATCCGAACTGTCAGGAATACCAAACATACTAAATGATGATGTGTTGTCTGCCAGGAAGTTGTTACTAGAAGATACAACATATTTTTCTATATGTTCGCTTATTCTAAATTCAGGTACTAAACTATAATCTTTATTTAGAAGTCTTAAACTCTCTGCGTAGTCTTGGTAAGAGTCATACCAAGGATTTCTTGAAGCCGAAACAAAAACACCATCAACGACCTTGCCTGCGGTGCGACCAGCATCCCAAGCAGCGTTTCCGCCGGAAATCTGCATAACTCCCAGAGGGAAGTTGCCGGCGGGTATAGCAACAGAACGCGTCTCAGGTATGTTTATAACGCCACCCGCGTTACCGTATCCCACTACAGAGCCTGTTGCAGATAACATGTGTTTTCTGGCATACAACGCTGAAGCTGTCAGGTGTGTTTTGTCAGTATGGTGTACTTGAACATAGTTATTTTGTAGCTCGCCCGACTTCTTATCTGAAGCGCTATAGTTTATAGTTGCTACAACGAGACCAGTTTCAAAATCCTCGTTAGGATCAAGTGACCAGGCACTTTGTTCTATCCCGTCCATACCAAAAACCGTCTTTTTGTCAGCACCAAGGGTGGTCCTTTTCAGTCTATCGTCTCTCCAGAAATTGTTTGCAAAGTCAGTTCTTTCTCTAATTTTATTAGAATACACATTTTTTTCAGAGGGATAAACGGTTTCCGAGCACACTAGCTTAATAAAATTATCTCTGTTATATTTATCCTTCATAATATTATAAGTTAATTTCTTGTCAGAGACGGGTGTATATCTACGTGACAATTCGTCGTTGCTGTACAAAGAAACCACATTTGCATATGAGCTTTTAACAGAGATGGGAACTGAGTTATGCATGATCACTTGCTGGACCGGCTTATACTTGGATATAACAGGCGATTCTCTATAGTGTAGTATCTTGCCATACCTTGCCGGGGCCTGTACCTCATACGCGGAGCCAGTATCGGAACCCCTTGTATGCCTTGTAATTGTATCTTCTTGTAAAACAGATACCGTATGGTTGGCAACCAATGCCCTGGCAACAGGGTGCTCCCCTGTCCTAATCTGCTTCCACATGGGGTATCCGTAAGGGCCGTTCCTTTGGAGCATTAAGCCATTAAAAATAGCCACTGTGGCTAGGGCCTCGCTTGTACGCATCCTCTGAACAAAAGCCTCTGCATTAACGGTCGCGCCTTGCCATAGCTTTCCACCTTCATCGCCATGATTAAGATAATAGCCAACATCGTGGTCAAGGACATAGCCAAGTTGATTGTCTGACGCCGTTACAGGGTCCCTTATCCCTAAATTAAGTTTTACAAAAGCAGCAACGGGAGAGTGTTCTCCAAAAGCAATTCCAGTTGCTTCTTTTGGATTGTAAACAAAGACCGCTTGGGGAGCCTGTCTCGTTGTTTTGAAATCGCTCGCGCTTGCAAAAGTAATAGCCGAGCTATAACCAGAAGAAGCAGAGTACTCACCATCGGGGTGAGCATAACCAAGAATCTCTGCGGATTTAGACCCATGAAGATAGTCAGATCCCTTGTTTGCCAAAGCGCCCGTTATCCAAGCATACTGCAAGTCGCTCTGGGGAATAGGCATGCTCACAAAGCCATTACTAAACACCGTGCCCGTTGTATAGTTGGCAGGCTGAAAATCTTTTCTGGAGTTGCCGCCAGCATGGGTGTCTGTTTCTTTGTACACTATTTGCCTACGAGTGTTTCTATTGGTGTTATGGAAGCTCGCAACGGTCGTAGAACCAGATTTATATCCAAGACTCTCAGCATGTTCTTTAAGGAACGTCCTGTTCAGAACCTTTCTTACGGACATATTTCTTGTGTTAAGGTCGTTGTAAGGCGAGTATTGTCCAGACTCAAAGTCCAAGCCAACACCACCAAGTGCATCTCCTGCGGTTTCGGGGCCTCCCGGAGCCGAGAACCTTTCCACAATAACATGCTCCGACTTATCTCGGGCAACTTTTTCATAATCATTTACTCCGGAGACAAAAGTTGATACAAGAGCGCCTGTAGTAAAACCCTCAGATTTTATTAAAGTTCTATTGTTCAACGATCTGTCAGAGGACATGACCAGTTCATAATGTTTTGTAAAGTTGCCTATGCTGCTTACCAACGTACCAGAGACGTGGCGGGTGTGGTCATGTCTATGTTTAATATTTCTGATATTCACCGGTCTTTTTGCCACCTCTTCCCTCATAAACATAGCCTTTGGCCTTGTGGGGTTACCCCCATGCGCGGGGTGAAAAAAGCTAACGCCCTCAGTGGGAAGACGAAGATCCCAGGCTTCGGGGCGATCTGGGAATCCAAATGAATTTACGTTGGCATTGTAAGTAAGGTCATTGTCTGGGCGACCTGGGTTGAGGTTTTGGGTGAGAAATACGTGTCTGTGTTGGTGGCCCCCAACAAATCTTTCGGTGAATGGTCCCTGCATCCCGTGCTCACCAGAGTCGTACCCGTCAACGTGCAGGTTATCAATTGATGTAGCCTCATCATTAAGAAGTTGGTGGTAGCCTGTTTGAATGGATTGATTGGACGCTGAGCCCAGCGCTGAGGGGGTGAATGGAAGAATTTTAGATGCTTCTAGTAAATTTTCGTCGCGGACGCCACCACCTCCGGAATATTTCCTCACCTGTTTTATCTTATACTTCTGTTTTAAATTTGGATTTACTTCATCGTTTACATTCACGTTATACAATGAGGTTGAATCCTCAGTATATTTATCTGTGACAAATACTAGGCGTTGGTTGGGGGAGTGGTCAAAAGGCAAATTGGCCTTGAAAGCAAAGGGCTTCTTGCCCTCAGGGAAATTCACACCATTATGGATATAATTTTTTCTTGTATAATTGCCAGGATTTGTAGTGTTATAACCATGGGTATCTGACCTACCAGTTATTTTCAATGGAACACTGTTGTTTCTTTTTTGATTCTGTCTTGATATGTTCAGCAGGTTCTTCTTGACAGAAGTAACAATATTGCTGACCCCTGTGTTTAAGCTGGCGTTGTCTCTCTCGGCCCTGTTTTTCCACCAATAAGCGTTGTCTTTCTCACTTGCGCGGCGTCCACCAGTGAAACCAGCAATCGTAGTTTGGCTTATGTCGTCGGTAATAGTTGTATTGGCAGAGTCTCCTATATGAGCCTGCGTAAGGGTTATGGACTGCTCCCCGTCGTCCTCGTCTGGCACAGCAGAGACAGTAATTTTACCATTGTGCCCATTCGCGTGTTCTATTGCAGCCTTGAGTTGAACAAGAAAATCGTTTTGTGTTGAAACAGTGCCAGTTGTGTTGATGGCGACAGCAATTCCCCTTGCCAGTGCTGAGCCTGCTGTGCTCGCGCCTGTGTCTGTCCCAGCCTCTAAAACAGTTCCGGTTGCGACAGTCGTCGCGTTATCATCAACGATAACATAAGTTAACTCTTGGCCGTCAGCAGAAGTTATAACTATGCTTTCTTTTTCACTCATGCCACAATTAGCGTCTCCATCTGCGACAGTAATAGTTGCAGTTGCAAAAGCCGGGCTAACAGTCGGAGCGTGTGCGTATCTCCAGTTCAGGGTGTTGGGGTCTGGATAAAAATAATTTACGCCTTTTATCCCAGCCTCGATCGTTCCTTTTTTAAGTTCAAGACCGGGGAACTTATTGTGATATTTACTTCTTTCTAGGGCATGGCTTTCAATAACAGTCCTAACTTCTCCAGAAGAATTAGCAGATATTGGAACCAACTGATTAAGAAACTCTGACAAGGACGAGTCTAACCATTTATAATATTTAACATACTTGTCAATGTCTGGGGCGTTAAACTGCTTTTCAAAGAAAAGCTGCCTTAGCTTGCCCATTTCTTTATAATCTTGCCTATATCTGTTGACCGGGTCTCCGATCAAATTATTAAAACCTACTATCGTGGAAAATAAATTAATCATCTCCTCGGAGATCGTTTGATACATGCTCTTTTCGATAGCAAAGAAATTGTTTATTGGTCTGCTTGTTCTATCAAACTGTTCGTCATCAAACGTAAGAATATTAACTGTATCTGAACTATCTAGAACTTCAGGCAGTCTCTGTCTTGAAGCATAAACAAGCCTCTCATTAATGGACCCAGTATTATCTGTCTCGAAACTATAGCCCCTACCCCCAAAATAAGACTGTAAATTAAATTTAGTATTGGCCGCCACTATCGGATATCTGTCACCCTTTAGCCCATAGGATCCGGGGTGAGCGGTGCTATAAGCTTCGCTACTGCCAGAACTAAAGTCTCTAACTTGAAACTGTCCGTCAGTGTCCGAGCCTGTGACATCTGCAAAATTCCAATGAAGCAACAAGGTGTCCATTTCTGGAATATATGAACTACTGATGCCATCCGGGCTATTTATCAAATGATCCTGTTTCTCACGGAAAAACGCGGCATTTCTGTAAGGGTTTGGAGTCCCGTATGAAAGTGGATCTTTTGCGTGAGCTAAAATAGTATCATTATCTATGTTATGTTGCCAAAGTCTAAAAGAAGTTGCCTCAACATCAGAAAATTGTGCGACTGCGCCAGTAAAATTTTCACGGCGGGCACCGACATAATATCGTCTATTAACAGAGATGTATCTCGCAGCCGTTGAGGTCGTAGAACTAGTGGTTAGAAGAAACTCATTTTGAACAGCGCCCAGTTTAGTGTTGACACCATAGAATTCAAATTCCATATAATTGTCCCCAGTCTTAAAAACGTTGGAGCCTGTGGTGAGCCCAATTTGAGAGGACTTCTGTTTCGGGTTCAGACGCCTAACCGCAAAATTCCATTTAGTATCATCATATACATCCTTAAACAAGCTTGTCGTAAGATGGACCGTTACCGAGCCCGCCTGGAGGCTGCTCGTCAGCAAGAAGTAGGCATCTTTAGAGCCAACTTCAGGGCGGATTGCAAACAATTGCAAACCCCACTCGGATCCATTGCCTATTCCCAACCACTTGAACGCAGCGGGATTCTTCGCGCTCTGCACACCGTGGGAACCATAGATTGAAGATGTGATAAACGGAGTTATAAAATAATTTTTAGAATTTACTGGGGGTTTCTTGGGGAAAATTACTTCAATTTCTTCAGTGAAATCAAAGTGCTCTCCCAGATTCGTCGCGCTGCCAGAGACATTCGTAACGGCGTGGCCGTATTCTGATTCCCCCGTCGCAACGGTGTCAGAGGAGGACTGTTGAACAACAACCCCAGCGAATCTGTTGGGATGGTTGAAGCTGACATAATTTTTTCTAACAGCAGTATCTTTCCGGTTATCTTCCAATTTATAAGTAACATTATCGCCATACATGTTAATTTTGATTAGCTCATCATCGACGCCATAACATCTAATAAGATTTCTAAAAGATTTTTCTGTTCCCTTTGATTTATAAATGTAAGTCAGATTATTGTAGATATTTTGATAAATTAGATTTTTTATATCACTTAACTCTTCTTCATAGATCCTTTCTCCGTCTTTTGATTTGATTCTAGAGACTATATCAGAGTCAACAAAAATTTCCGGTGTCATCATACCCGCATTCTCTAAAAGTTTATTAGAAAACGGATAAGGTTTTAAACTTGAGCTTGTATAGCGTGTATCTTTTATATCAGGTATTTCTCGAACTTGTAAATGAAGCTGGTCGAAGTAGCTGGCTATTATCTGGGTGAGATTTAGTATCTCACCCTTCTTTTCTTGATGGCTATCTTCATCGATTATCCAAGATGGAAGCGTATAATAAATTGATGAGTTGTTTATATAGTCATGAGCACTGCCGGACGATTGAAGTTCTGCGTACAGATTGGCAACATCAGCGTGTTCTTTGTATATTATTGGGTCTCTAAATTCTTTAAAGGCCGCGCTCGCAGATACAATAGCGGAACCAGTATTTCTAGAATTGGGTGCTCCTCCACCATAACCGGAGCCACTAACCCACGCACCATTTGAGATTCGACCCGAATAGTCTAGCACAGATGCGTCAACAGAGCTAGTGCCAGTTATACCCTCATTAAATTTATAGTAAACGCCCAACTCTGCGTTAGCTATGTCCTCGTTGGTTCCACCCCCTACTTGTGTGAACCAATTCGTTCCTATGTCTTTGCTAGTCCTCTTGGTTTTCCAATATCTAAACTCGTCCAGAGATGCTGACAATTTGCCGTAACCATTAAAATCAGCAGAGGCAGTTGTGTCGGTGACAGTATAGGGGGCAGTTTGTATTGCTCCAAGGTATGCCTTCATCGAACCGGTTATCTCGCCCCACTGGTCGACTGACGAGGATGTGGCCGTTTCTTTTAAAACACCATTAACATAAAATTTTGCCTCAAACGTGTTGTCTGTCTGCTGGAGAAAAGAGAACGCGTAATGGGTCCAACCAGAGGTCGCTATAGATGCTGTCGTTACGGAGGAGCTATAACCAAAGGACAAATCCCACACATTCGCGTTTGAGTTGGCCCCAGAGGCTATTTGGATTCTAAATGGATCAGCGTTGTGTCCGGTCGTGCCATTATTCGCAGTGCCCGACAGGAATATGTTTAACCGACCAAACTGCTCACTACCAGAGGGTTTACCATTCCAAAGATCAAACACGGACTCTTTATAAGAATTAGTTACATCCCATCCTTCCTTATTCATCCAGAACTCTACAGTGACACCCTTAGAAACATCAAATTTTAAGTTAGACTCTCTGGTGCCTTTTCTGTCCCCTGCAAGGACACCTTCGGTCTCGTATATGTCTGTGTCGTATATGTTAGAAGACGAAAATGCAGAGTGTATTGTTTTGCCCACCATGCCGTTAGAAGCGGTATGTGGACCTCCCTTCACAACTATATATTCATAATCAGCGGCGGCGGGAGCACCCCATTGTTCATCGTTTGCTAGCGTATTAGCTAAGGAGCCCCATGTGTCATCACTAAATTTTATGTAACCAGTGGTTCTAGGGTAGCGCTCATTGAACACATATAGGTCTAAGTAAGAGGAGCTATTTAAAAATTGGGTTTTTTCAAGGTTTGACCCGTCATATGGATATGTTTTATATATTCTCTCCACGGCATCGGTGTAATACTTTTCGGCAGAACCATAAAAAGCAAAATTCGAAGCAGAGGAGAAATCAACATTTGGTATAAAACGAGATTTTTCTTCAAGCTTTGCCTCAATATTTTTACGAGACTCTGCCTCCAGACCTAGTGTTTGAAGGTCTGTGGACTCTAAAACTTTAAACGAACCCGCTTTGTCAAATAAGTTCTTTGTACTCATTACTCAACCCTAAACTTAAATTTTTCCGGTTGCTCAACCCAGCTTCCCAGGCCCCCGTTGTAATATGAAAATTTTATACCGTATGCATAACCTGGCTCTAGCATATTCATGTCTATATCAAAATAATTACCAGACACATCAAAAGACATAACGGTTTCATTGTCATCAGCATATACAGATTTGTTACCTCTGAGATCATTTCTTCTCCTGCTGCCTGTCCCGTGCGATATGACCTCTAAGTCATCTATTATTCTATATACCAAGAACGACGCGCTATCCGGGGTAGTCATCTCAACATCAGTGCTCGCCTTAGTGTAAATAGTTGGACTCCAGTCTTTTGTTCTTGTGAATGTTCTGAACCTTGCCCTCTCGTTTCGTGAATATGTTGGTTTTAAATTGGTCACAGAGGTTACATAATCCGTAGATGGATTTATATTAAATGAATCAAATGTTTTTGGTTTAATTGAGCCGGTTCGAAAAATTGTCGCATTAACACCGCCGATGCCAGCGGTGCCCGCTTTTTCTAAAAGAGGATCTATGCCAACACGTAATGCACCCGCCGCAACCGAGGAAGTGTACCACACATCAAATAAATTTGTTAAAGTTGTGCCATTAGATGTCCCTGTCAAAGAAACAGAAGCAGTGTATATACCTGTGTCTATCCTCGACCCTGTGGCGACTGAAGTCAAGGCATTAGTTGTATTGCTGACGTCGCCGCCAACTGACATAAGAAGGGCCGCTCCCGACAATTCTGTGTTTTCAGCGTTACCAGAAAAAATACTAACAAATATTTGCTCTCCATTTGTTGCTATCGTCGGAATATCCCGTAACTGCCCCCTTACATAATTATATAAGAACAGGGTGTTTAGATTTTCCTCCAAAGGAACCATAGAAGAACTCAAATAAAAATTATTTCTATCGTCGCGGTAAGAAGAATTCCACCGCGCTTCGATCACTGGCCTTTTAAAGAAAAACTCGGAGTCTCTACCAAAAAACTTTTTGGTATAAAATGATCTAGCATCCGACGAGTGACTAGACGAAAGCATTATCCCAAAACCATAGTTGGGCTTACCAGTGCTACCCGTTACATTTTGCATCCATTGTTCGACAAGCGAAGTGACATCAACTTCAAGATCTTCATTACCAACCGGGAACGATGCTGTAAAAGACGAAGACACATCATCAGCGCCCCAGTAGTCCCCACCTTGGTTGAGCCATGGTACGCCGGACTGACCATTTGTTGAAGCACTGCAATTGATCCAGTTAGAGCCAGTCCCATCGTTTGTTTCGTCCGTGTAACCGTCCATATCGAGCCCATAACCCTCTTCCCAACCAGACTGTACAGGCCTTAACTCCAATACATAATCTCTAGGTAAAGTTCTGCCGTGCTCGGCGTTAAACATTTTTAGATAAAAACTAACACTTCCGCTCTCAGGCAATGAACCACTGACCCTGCTTGAGGATATTGGAGTCATCGGAAAATTTATTAGTATTCTTGATTCTTCAGTAGAAGTTGAGTCAGCCTGGGCGTATATGGAGAACACTTCCAAAATATCAGACAGCCCCATGTTGGCACCCGTAGCTCTAGTTATTAGATCACTCTTGAATGCATTCGTAATAGTGTTGTCAGCGCTCGCTGTAAACCTTGCAATACCCATTAACTTACGGCCCCTTTAATGTCGTTATCGGGGAATTTAATTTCTAACACGACGTTTTCTGGGACACTCACATACCTGCCGTCAGCGGACATAAGCGTGTCAATGTCCAGTGCTACACTAGCGTAACTACCCCCAGTTTTCTGCACGACTTTAACATTTTTGGTATCTACAACTCCCCTAACCTTATTAAGTATGCTGTAGACTTCCGATACGTACATCGGCTCTCCTATATACAGTGGTTCGCGATAGCGCTCTCTCAATGCCAATACACAATTGGACAAAACATCAAAACGGTTCTCTTGATCACCCACAACAACTTCAAACTCAATACCAATATTTGCTATTTTAGCATCTAAAATATCAATCGTGTCATTAATCATTTTATATTTAGAAAGCCAAGTTTTTAAATTCTCCTTGATGGTGGTATTGGCACCAGTCAATTTTTTAAATGAATTTTCAGCTATGACATATAAATTTAAATTTCTTTTAAGTGAATCTGGGTCGCGAACAATCCTACACCGTTTTATAGAACCAAATTTTTCCGGCATGGCGTAGACTGCTGCCTCATAGTCTTGCTGGGTTACTGCCCTGTTCTGCGTGGCAAAATGATCAATAGTTCTTCTTCTTAGTTCTTCGGCAGTCGGTAAAGAAATATCTCCCACAATTGGTTCGTCGTTAAAACACTCAAGAGAGGAACGCACTTCACTCATGCTAGCAGGAGCGAGGTTTGTTGTATCCTTAAACGATAAGACAGGACTTGACACTTGCGTAACGGACCCGGCTGCCGCATTGACATTCCCTGGGTCGTTGGATCTGTAAGTTATGGTAAGGGTTGTGTTCGCGGGGCTGATACCAAATTTGTCTGTTTGAAGTAACTTAGATGGATCAAACGACGTGTCGGTTATATAATCTCTACCGTGCATTTCAAAAATCACATTAGTCGGGTCTGCGACAGACGGTGACTGAAGTTCACTAGTGGAGCCATAGCCAAACTGCAAGTTAACAGAACCAAGCTCTCTCTCAATGACAAATCTTCTTGGGACGACAACTGGTTTTATTATAGACGGTACCACAGTGCTGTCGGCACCCCTGTTGGCTACCTCTTGATATACAACGTTTTGTGATAAATAATCCACCTCAAAATACTCGTTACCGTCTGAGTCTATAACCGATATAATATCAGCCACATTTGGGTCATCGATAAGAATCCTTCTGAATTTTTTAAATGACCCGACCGCAATCTCCTTAACTCTCATGCGCCCAGAGGCTATTTTACCATAACCCCTAATTGCATATGATGTGGGGACCCCTGTAGAATCGTCTACCCTGGCTACCACAACCTCGTTTGAGGGGTTATCAAAATTAACATCTTCTTCTAAGATAAACCCGTTGCCTGAAGTGGAAGTAAGTCTAGAGCCTTTCTGTAGGATCGGTATATAATTTGTGTCTGGGCCAAGGCCCGTGGAATTAGCCGGAACTATTACGTAAAAGGCTGCAAGGCCAAAGGAAGAAGGGCTAGATCTAAACTTGTAGCCCATCTGTCTGCTAAGTCTAACAATATTATCGTATTCAGTTGCAGAATCTAAAAATGTCTCATTTATATTATAATCTAAATAAAATGACATTATGTCTCCGACATATGCCACCGTATCGAGCATTAAAGAACCAAAAGACGCATCATTAAAATCCCTAAACGTGTCCGGGTAATACCTTTTAGCGTATTCTACAAGCTCTTGTTTAATGGAATCAAAGTCCCTACTTGTATATTTTATCGGTCTCATCTTCTTAGACATACAAACATAATCTCCGCTTCTTCAATAAATAGTATTATATATGAATTAATTGCCGATAGGCAGTTCTAATATTTCTGTAGACATTAGAGGTTTAATAAAATAAACAATTCTAAGACGAATTGTATCTGACGGGTCAGCGTCAACGACATTTGGTGTTGAAAAGCTTATATCGCGAATCTGAATATATGGTAGATACTTGCTGGTCTGTTCCTCTATGGTTGATTTTATAAGATCATACGTCTCTGGCGAATTGTTCTCAAACAAGAAACCTAGAATACCGACACCAAAATTAACGTCCATGATGCGCTCACCAGGATTAGTTAAAATCAGCATTTTAAAATTTTGCGCTGCTACCTCTTTTAAGTTTTTAGTCAAAGCATACCCATCATTGGGATCTCTTACCAGAGGTAATTTTGGTGATAAACCTGCCATTATTCTACTCCTTACATGGTGGCGGCCTCAATGACCTCCACATCCACCATTTAATTTTCATACCCTCATTGCTTTTTACCCTAGAATTTCTTGCAAAATCCTCCCCAGGGGAGTCAAGATCTTCGTCTACAAAGTCAAAGTTGCCAACATTAAGTGCTGTCTTAAATATCTGCTTGGAAGAATATTTACTCTCTTTAAATACATTAGTTCTTTCCCAATTCCTAAAGCCTTTTTTAAAACCAATTTTTGTACCACCCTCTTTAAACCACCCATCGCCATATCTGTCACCGTATGAATAGTCACCATTATACTCAAGTTCACCAGCATCAACTAACTCCCTAGTTGGGCCGCCTCTGCCAATGGACGGCAAGAAAGCACGCAAACAAAAGACTGTAACAACAGACAGTATCCTCTCCAGTGGGAAACAATATTTAAATAGCATCTTGTACTCTGGCTCTTCTATAATTTGGCAGATCAAATCAGGGAGGTAATTTGTTTGATACGAATTTATTTCGTCTATAACTTCCTCAAATGTAAGAGACATATCTATGGGTTTTTCTGTTGATACCAAAGGTGTCAGATACCTCGTGGTAACTGAGAAGGCCTTGTTTTCGTTGGCGTATGCCTCGTTAACTGAGACGCCTCCTATACCAGTCTCTGCTAGATCAGTAGCAGTTGGAATATATGAAATTCTTAGCCCCATACTTAAGTTTTGAAAAATAGCGGACGCTTCGTCATCCGACAAACCAGAAATGTATGTTTCAAACTCATCTAGGTTTACAACTTTTTTTAATTTACTATCTCTGTCGGGGGAACCGGCAAAATCCTCGACAAGAATATATTTCTCCAAAACAAAAGGCCAGTCTTCAAAACTGTCTCCTTCTCTTAGATAAGGATTTGTTTCGTTCGTGTCCCTAGATACGTGGATTGGTCCGCCCGAAGGAACACTTTCATAAATCCAATTATCGTTTCCAAAAAATACATCAACCATGTTAGAAAGCGGAGGCGAAGTTTTTTCAATAAACATCTCAGACGCCCTCTCTAATTCATCAGAGACATACCTTCTCAAGAGTATTTTTGCATTGGCAATCACATCATCATCGTCAAGAAACTCGTATAAATTGTCTTTTTTGGCTTCTATTAAAGATCTTGGATCCGAACCACGGGTGGACACCGGGGGCTCCCATTCGTCCCTTACCTTGTTAAACAGAAATAATCTTGCTTCTTTTTCAAGTGGGGTCTCATCTTGTATCTCACCGATATCTATTCTCTTTTGATATATTTGAACCGCCATCTCTAAAAAGGACAACATATACCTTCTGTTTCGAGGGAATGGGACGTTGTATTTTTTGCCCCTCCCAATATCAATCATAGACTCAACCATATCTTCTACGACATATGAAGAAAATACATCGGAATACATATCTCCAAATTTAGGCCTAAACAGGGAGAATGTACTTAGACCTTTTAGCATGGCCTCCAACAAATAAACTCTAATAGTTGCATTTATACTCCCCTCAATTGCGGCGACCTGGGAGCCTCTTAGCATCCTGTCGAACGGCTCTTCAATAATTTTATATTTTGGAGAGTCAAGTTGGAATCTATCGTCATCTTTAACTTTTTTAAATAATTCGTCACATCTGTTTTTTATTTCTATAAAGTTGCCAAGTGAGCTTCCTGTGGTAGTCGGGTCGTCACAGGAGTGTATCTCAGGCACAAGTTCTTGTGAGAGTTTGAGCCACCCAGTATATTTTGGATCCTGTATATAGAATGGTGGGTTATCCGTTGTTCCCCCGTATTCATTTACAGCTTGGTCTAGTGTCAAACCTAAATCGTTATCTTGGTGGAAATAAACAATTTTTGGTAGAGCGTCGTCCTTGGGCATCCCTGTCTCAGTATCTATAGCACCTTTATATCCAAAGGTAAAAGCTTTTCTATTTGTAGATACTTTTTCTACTATCCGACTAAAAAATCCATCGTTAATAGTGTTAAAAACAGAAGACTCAAAATGTGGTCTAATGTCTTCAGAAAATCCCACACCCGCTGTTTCAGAGGCATCCTGCCACAACTCGGTTATGTATTGGCCCCAAACGTGAGATGGGTTTGAAACGTTATATAGGGATGTTATTAAATCGGAAGTTGGTTGATCAATAAAGTCTGCTGATCGATATGTTAATTCAGAACCGTAGACTCTATCATCGGTGATTCTTATACGACACCTGTTATCTAATACATCATCCCCAGCCCACCAATCATATTTAACTGTAAAGTCGTACAAGTCGCTGCTTTCTTCGTCCTCAGAGCGGTAATCATTATATTTCATAACCATAGCAAATGTATCAGCTTTATTAAATGATTTGTTGAGACATTGTTGTCCCCACTCTGGGTCCATCTCATCTTGTAGGTGTCCAGCTACCTTATCAGGGAATCCACCCACAGCAGGTGGCTGACCTACAATATCTGGTGCATCGTCGGCGTCGTCTGCTGGACCCCCTGCAATGCCATACGGATTGAGAAAATACGGGATAGTCCAAAAAGCCCTCTCATTGTTTCTAATAAGCTTCCACTCGTCTCTAGGGGGGTTGATCCTAGTCCCCCTGGAACCATAAATATTCAACAAACCGGGGCCAAGAAAGCGTTCGAAGTTTGTGTGTTGTGTCAAGCCTCTTCCACGAGAATCAGCTAACACCATGTTTATAAATCCATCAGGGCCAACAAGATCTTGTGTGAACTGAAAATCCATTACGCCAAATAAACTTGTAAAAATCCTTGAAGCCATATCTGCTGCAATTGGATCTATGTACGGCAATAAGCCTTGTTGGTTGGGGTCTTCCGGGTCGTCTAGGATGTCCGGGAAGAACTCAGACAGATCACCCTGCCCCTGTAGGAAGTTGGCTAGTGCCTCTAGCTCCTCACCCAGCCTGTCTCTTAAACTACAAAGCTGATCCTGTATACATTCCTCAGACACTCCCTTCTCCCTTAATAGGGCTGCCCTGGTGTCGCTGAATGTTTGGAGGAGGCCCAGATCGTCACAAAGAGAATCGGCGATTGGCAATTCAAAAGCATCCACTGTGCAGAGGACATCTAAATTCATAAACGCACCCATTGCAGCGAAGAAGGACAATACAGATTCGTCGTCGGGGAAACACTCAGCAAGCGGTGCGGTCATGGGATCGGCAGAAATAGTTTCTCTTACAATCTTAAGGGCTGTTGGGGAAGCCTTGCCTTGGATAAGATCTAGCAACTCACACTGTGTTATGACAGCCGATATATTATCTATCATGCGACCAACCATATCCGGTGTTGCCTCAATACAGCCAATAGTAGATATAATATCGGTCATCGCTGCATTCGCCTCTTCCTCAGAAATATCTCCACCTTCACAAAGTGAAGAAACCAGAATATCCCTAAGATCAGCAGGATCTTGACTTCTATCCTTACAAATCTCCTCAACAATTAACCTTAATATGGTTTGTAGGATGACTATAACAAGGCGAATCATAAGCTCCTCAAGGATCAACATAAGATTTTTCCACAACAATCGGCTCCAATCAGCCGTTTTAAGTTTAGGAAAATCAGGCATAGTGAGGGCTATTTTTAATTTACAGATGTCTGTTTTTAACTGTGGTAATTTAATGAAGTCTTTAAGCGGGGGTGAGAATAGTGGTGGTACCGGACAGAATTTATCAATTTTTTGTATTGCTGCAATGGCGATACCAACGCCTGGAAATGTTTCTAGTGTTTCTAGAAATGGCTCTATCAATATATCAGCCTGGGTATCAAGCAGGTTCACCACAGCTTCCTTAAGGTTTCCGAAGTCGCCTGGGTTGGGGTAGCCGGTATCAACAGTGCCCACTCTTTCGGCTGTGCTTGGCGGAGCGCCCAAAGCTATGTTCTTGCCCTCTTTGCTACTATAACTTGTCGGGTATAACGGGGGCGGAGGCGGAATGTCGTCGACCGTTTTTTGTATTATTGCCTGTAAGAGTGGCATTGCTTGTGGGTAAAAGTCTTTTACCGCTCCTATTATTAAATCTTGTATTTCAGGAGGAAGCTCAGACAGCCATTCTATAAATGCATCTTCATCCATGCCCCTAAGTGCGGATTTTAAAACGATTGTTATAGCGTCCTCGTACCCAAGAGCGTTCAAGATACAATCTACCACAGACTTAATAAGCTCAACCCATCCACACCAACCCATCTGGTCTAGTAAATGAGTGTAGAGTTGTCTGAGATCGTCTAGTTGACCTCTTACAAACATCTCTGGGAGTTCCTCGATAAATCTATCGCTAGCGAGATATTCCTTGAGAGACATATCAACAATCCTGCTGACTATTTTATCCTTCTCTGCATCTTCGAGTATTTTCCCATCTACCAAAAGACATGGATTTTTATTAAACTCGGCAGCTATGGCATCACGAAGAGAGTTCATCGCGTTCTTCATAAACTTTTCGTTAGGCACAAAATCCACACTGGTCTGGCAGGAGCCCTCGGCTGAATCGATGCCGTCACCACCTTCCTCAGTGGGGGCTGTGGGGTCTGGCCCATACACAACCTCGGGTAGCGCTGGGTAATAGTGTCTGGTGTAAAATTCTAACCAAGGCATGGGATTTCTTGCCATGACATCCCTGTTCATAATCGGAAGCTGCCATACAAACGCCATAGTTTGCTGCATTGTTATTGGCGGCCTTATTTTAAGACCGGGCAGGCCTTTGGTTAGTTCCTCCGGAAGGCATCCCTTTTCCCTAACTTTTATAAATTTTAATGATAGGTCGGGGTTAAATCTTATCTCTAGTTTATCGACGATTGAAATTGGATAACCGTTCTCTTTAACAAATAAGCGAAGCTCTTTTTCAAATGATTTAAGCCTTTTAACTTCTTTAATTAAATCAAAATTTGGTATATAAGCCCCCTGCTCATAGGCCCAAGCGGAGTATGTTTTTTCATGGGCCAACATAGACTCAGAAACTTTTACTATCATGTCTGTAAATTGGCCCATATCAAACACAACAAACTTTTCTCCAGTGTCTAAATCAATTTCAGGATTAGTTTGAACGGCTCTCATGACTGGGTTCTCAGGAATTCTATTAAACTCCTCCGCGTCCACTGTGACGAGTATCCTTGTGGCTATTAAGGGTTGTGGGGGCATGTAGTAGTCGTCCACACGAGCCGAGCCAACAAACACAAGCCCTTGTCTAGTCAGGCCCGTGCTGCCCTCCTGAAGCGAGGCCTCAGTACCAATTTCAGTTGCGCTTAACTCAGAATCATAAAACTCAACAAAATCTACCTTATCATAGAATTTTTTTATTTTTCCTACGCCCTCACCAATAAATGAATTTAAATATTCTTCCGAACAATCAGTTGTGGCACCGTCCCCTTTTGCTTCGACAACCGCACAATAAAGACATCTCCTTGGATCAAAAAATATGTCATTTACTTCTCTTGTTGTCCAATTCGGCAAAAACACAGACTCTTGTTCAACACAAGTATCTATAGTACTTTCAGTTGATGTAAATAATTGTTCCTCGTCACAATCAGCAGTATTTATTCCTGCTGCAACCAGAGTGTCCCCAAGTATATCTTCTTCAGTTGGTTCTTCGAGGCCTTCTAGGACCTCATCTCCATACCAATATAATGAATCATTTGCAGTCGCCCTAGTTATATAATTACCTCTCGCCTCATACCACGCCACAACAGGTTCCTCGACATCGTATAAATTATCACGCAAAGTAAAAGACCATGTTGGATCAAAGAAAGCTTCGTATACCCGCCTCTCTAAATCATCTAAATAGTCCTGGGCGATTTCAACAGCCTCTTGCCAGTACTCAGTTCTCTCCTCGCTTCCAGGAAGTTGTCCGGTTGCAACTTTAAGAAGGTAATTCGACTGGCCTTCTAGGAGCATGGTAACAACGCCTTGCTGCTCAGAAATCGCTATAAGTATATCTGTTCTTAATTGTTCAGGGCCACTTCTTTCACCGCCCAGACCGACCGGGAAAATACCAACCGGATATAGCCGCCCGCCTCGCTGCTTACGCGTTCCAGCGCCAGCGACCATTATCACTCCATCTTCTAGGGGCCAGGACTTTTCTGTTCTGTCGAGATACCCACCCCAAGATCTTGGAGGATCAGCGGCATCAAAAGCTTGTGTTGCTCGCGGATCGATACCATAAAATGGGCCACCATCCTGATATGACTCTTCGCTTCCCATCCCCCACTCTAAAAATCCATAAGTAAAAGCATTTATGCGTGTGGCGATGCTCGGGTCGCGATCTGGATCTAGAAACCCGCAACCAAAAGAATTAGGGTCGCTCAAGACTGCGTGATCGTAGGGTGCAAAATCTGTGAAAACATCACACGGATATAATTCTTCTATCGGGTCGTCGAGTACATCGTCGCCACCACTTCCGCCACCTCCACCACCTCCACCGGAAGGAGGGTCAACGAGAAGTTCGGGGACACACTCTCCCAACACGCAGACATAACCATCAGCACAATCGCTACTATCACTGCAAGGTGAGCCGCCGCCTGCTCCATCTACACCACCGAGGCCACCGTCACCGGTGTCTTCGCCTTCCTCGGTCGCGTCTTCTGCTGGGCCTGAGTCTATACCATTCATCCGTCATTAACTCCTTAATTTGACCTATTGTGGCGCGAGCCAATCCACCGGCCACCGCTTGGTTTCATATATTTATTAACCACAGAAAGCTGGTTTGCTTTAAAGACATGAAGCTGTGTCTTAACTAGAGCTAAATCGTTTATTAATGTATTAAAACTTTTTATAATTAAGTTTGGATCTGGGGCTGTCGGGGACCCGAATCCTGGGGCTATGTGAGTGTGGAATCCTATGTAGCTAAAGAGGTCCATGCTGTAAGTAACAAAGTTATCAATGATGCCTGCTAGCTGACCTATAAGACCGTCAGCGGGATCAGCAACCTCCACAAGACAATCTGCAAGTTCAAAGGCCTTCGTGATCGGCTGAAGCCTCATCTGTGTCACAGGGGCTCCATCCACTAAATAATTATCAACATTGTCATCATTACCCGCTATAAGATCAATACCATAAATAGTACTTATATCACCGCCTTGAGAGTTAGAATCACCAACAGGGGAAGTAGTTAATTTTATACCCTCTCTGCCAACAATTCTAATCGCATCTGCCTTCATGCCTATGGCTGACCTAGCCTTAGAGAGGCCAACAGTGCCCCTTGGCAAACCCAGATAACCATCTATGTCTGCCTTTTGACTTATATAAATTCGCGCTGCGTCAGATATAAAGTTAGGGTTTGCAAAAGTGTCTGTGTCTGCACCAGCTCCCATCCTTCCGACCACCATATCGATCATGCCCGCTTGGGTGTGTCCATCTCCGCCATAGCCACTTGCCCTACTGCCAAACCTATCCCTACCGAAAACAATCCATTGATTGTTTTCATGACTTATAACCTTTTCGCACTCTGCTCTGTTCAAACGCGGAATTGGCTCAGTGAGCTTTGTACAATAATAGCCCTGTTTACCAATTGAAGCTTCAACCTCTTTAGCAGCCTTGTTCCACGCTCTGCTTAGCTTTTTATTAAGTTTTTTGTGGTCTCTAGACTCATTATTTTTACCTATTCCTAATGGCATATATCTTATCCTTTACCCGTTACTACCAAGCGGTTGTGCGGTATTTTCAGATTTTGAAAATAAATCTTTCGCAGGCTCGCAGATACTTCTAGATGACCCTATGGCTTTTCGCAAAAATTTTAAATATTTACCGAAAACCATATTTTTTTGATCTTCAAAATCAACCTCAATTTTATCGCCGGGATTGGGGAACACCATGTCGGGACTTTCAGCATAAAAGACAGGGTACATGGCATATATCATCCTGTCTTGAATACCCTTTTCAGTCTTAAGAGCCTCTGGGTCAGTGATGCAAGGGACGGGCAGGTCAGGGAATAAGCCGTGAGGTTTTGCTATGACCTTTATTATGGGTCTGGGGTCTGCTGCTCTACAGAACTTGCCCATCATTGGCACAGTCCCGGTTGGATCCACATAGGATAGTAGACATGTGGCCTGATAGGGCCCCTCCTTTAAACCAGCCTTGAGGGCATCCGAGTATACTTTCTCGATAGCCATCTTGACGGTGTCTAAAGTTCCGGCTGAACCGGGGTCAAGTTTTAAACCAAACCTTTCAAAATTGATATTTTGAAAATTTTCTAAATCTACATCATTTAATATAGTAGTCAGGTCATCGCTTAAATCAGCCATCGTCTGCCGCCTCCTGTTGAATGAGGTCAAACAACTCTTCCCTGTCCTGCGACGACAGTATCTCCGACTCGTTTTGTTTTTTATGAATTATATTACTAACTTTCACTAATTGTTCATTCGAGCGCTGCAATGTTTCGACATACTTAGAAGCTATGAGCCCCACTTCTTTGTGATGCTCCTCGCTTCTTGCTATATAAGACATAACATCATCGAGAAGCTGTCTTGTAATGGAGCGGTCGCTTTCTATGTTGCTGATTGCTTTTTCTAAATAGTGATCTAATTTTTTCATATGTCGCCTTGATTCCATTTAAACCTAAAGGACCTGTACTTAAGCCTAATTTTATTTAAGTTATTTACAACTTGTTTTGTGTTTAAGCCAGTGGCCTCTCTAATATATAAGTAAATAGCTTTCTTGTTAAAAATTTCTATTTTATCACTTGCATCCATCAGGTCCTTGACGGCATTGAGAACCTTCAATTCATTAACCTTCATAGAACCTGTGTCCCAGCTTTCTATCTCATACCAGAGCGAAGACCAGAATTCATTTTTTTCTCTGTCCTCGTCATAAAGATTAAAAGTAGCTAGATATTTTATCTCCAAATCTTTTGGAACATCCTCTAGTTCTACTTCTCTCTTGGTCTTTTGATTATTCTTTTTGACCTTGTGGATAAACCAATTCTTAGTTATAACACTAAAATATGAAAAAGCCTTCGACCCCTTTGAGGGATCAAATTTTTCAAGAATGGTAGTCAGCCATATCTTGCACTCCTCCCTGAGGGAATCAATATTTGGCAAGTTTGTAAATTTATACGTAAAAACAATTTTATCAACCAGTTCACTAAACGCCGGTTCTATATGTTCAACATACAACTGGGTCCTTTCTCTAGGGTCCATGGAGGAGTTGTACCTTATAATGGCACCTTCAGTTACAGAAGTAAAATAACTTTTCCCCTTTTTTCTACGCCGTCTCCGAGTCGCCATCGTCATCCTCCTCTATTTCTTCTTCAACCTCGGTCAACAAGAGGATTGACTCATAATCATCAAATAATTCTGCTAGACCCCTTGCGTGTCTCAGTAGAGCCTTCAGTGTTTCGTCCCCATAAAACATCTCCAGCCCATACACTTTATTTAAATGATTTCCAAACTTAAGCACTTCATCATATAAGTCATTTAGATTCTCAGAAATATATAATAAATTAGACAAAAGTTTTCTTGTATACCAGAACAAGAAAATATTTAGCGAAAAAGATACAGCCAATAAAAAGTATTCTACCATTAAATTTTATGCCCCTTCTTAAGCGTCTGCTTTTCTTTTTTGATCTCTCCCCTTGTGTCCTCTATAAATTCCTTTACAAGGTCCCCAGGGCTACCTCCACCCTGGGGGGCATCAGACTTAGTCGTAAATATAGCCGGCTCTCTAGCAAGCGAACCATAGGTGCTACAAGCCGAACATTTATCGTCGGCTCCCAGAATAGAAGTCATAGAGTGAACATAAGTTTGAGTCGCCATACATTCAAGGCACCTATAAATGTATCTAGGCACCGGAATTCCTATCTGCGTCTGCAATCATATCTGCTACCCATGAGTCGGCCTCATCTGTCTCAGGTTTATCATCAAACTTTATGATCGGAGGGTTTTTAATAATCAGACCCTGATCGGAGTTTTCTATAACAAAACTTTTTAAAACAGGTACAATGTCTGTTTGTTCCATGAGTGACCTTTGAAGGGCCATCATTACGGCTCCAAGAGCCTGGTCTGATAAGTGATACGTCGATTTCATTTTATTTCTCCTTTACCATCTAAAACGAATTTTGCAATCATTAACAATTTTATCAATTTCTTGATCAAATATTTTTTTAGGCTTCCAGCCTAAATCTCTAAGTTTTTTATCATCTATTGAATACCTGACGTCTTGCCCTTTCCTGATGTAAGAGAAATCCAGAAGATCTAAGTATTCGCTATATTCTTCCTCGTGGTTGCCGTTGAAAAATGAATTTATTATTTTTCTTGTTGTGTCTATATTTTTTTGTTCAAAGCCGCCCGCTACATTAAATATTTCGTTTACGACACCAGATTCAATTATTTTAATTACAGCTTGTGCTGTGTCTTCCACATGAAGCCAATTCCTATAAGGTTCGCCATGATCGTGTAACCTAATTTTTCTCCCCCTTTGAAGCTGTTTAACAACAAGAGGAATAAGTTTTTCTGGGTATTGGCCCACGCCGTAGTTATTTGTCGGTCGCAGGATTACATAGTCTAAGCCATAAGTTCTTGCCCAGGCATTTATCAACATGTCAGCAGAAGCTTTAGAGGCCGAGTAGGGGTTGCTAGGTAGCAGAGAAGCGCTTTCATCATGCGAGCCTTCCTCAATGTCCCCATAAACCTCATCGGTACTAAAATGAAATAAGACCGGTTTCTTGGTAACATTTTTTGGTTTATGTTTTAAAATATCCAGTAGGTTTTTTACGCCGACGATATTACTCTTAATAAAGTCACTACTGTCTATAATACTGTTACCAACATGTGTCTCCGCAGCAACGTTAATTATATAATCGCAATCAGGTATGTGTTTTATATCGGCTATATCTGCGTTTAGAAAAGTAAAATTGTAAGTATTGGGCATACGCTCCAGGAACGACATATAATTGCAAGCAGCGTATGTCTTACTGTCTATACCATAAACCTTCCACCCTTTTTTTAAACAAGCCTTGGTGACCTCAGAGCCGATAAAACCAAGACAACCAGTTACAACTACAAGCTTCATTTTTTAAACTCCTCAAAAAAATTATCTACTGTTGTTTTGATGTAATTGATCTTTTCATCCGTAAGCCCCAAATATGTACCAAGAAACACTGAGCCCTTTGTGGCTAGGTCTGCATTGGGGAATTTAGATTTTAGATCACTGTAATTAGAGGCAAAAGATTTATAAGCCGGATGATAGAGAGCATTACCTGTAAAATAGGCTCTTGTTTGGATCTTATTTGCCTCCATATAGTTAACAAATTCTTGCCTACTAAATGGGGCCGTAGGCTTTACAATTAATAAAAACCCAAACCAACAGGGGTCTGATTTTTCGGTTGCCTCTGGCAGCAAGAAATAATCATTATATTTTTTGAATATGTTATATATCTTTTCAAAATTATCTCTGCGAGCTTGTTCCATCCTGGGAAGTTTTTTAAGTTGGGTCAGGCCTAGCGCTGCTTGCATATCTATGGGCTTGAGATTGTATCCAACTTCATCAAACACATACCTATGGTCATAAGTTATCTCTTGACATCCCGGTAGCCAGTTCTTGAATCTGTCGCCACATGCAGTGCCTCCAGTTACGTCCCCTGGCTTTTTAACATTACAATAACAAGCGCGACCCCAATCTCTAAAACTAGCTAGGGACATTTTTAGTCTAGCCTTATCAGTTGCCACAAAACCACCTTCACCCATTGTCATATGGTGGGCAGGATAAAAAGAGCACGTTGACATGACTCCGAAGGAGCCTAGTTTTTTACCATCGTAAAACGAACCCAACGCATCACATGCATCTTCAAGAAATATCAGATCATATTTGTCTACAATAGCCATTAATCGATCCATATCCGGCGGATTACCCAAAACATGAGCGAACATGATCGCCTTAATTTCTTTATTTTTATCGTTAGATAAGACTTCCTCAACCGCGTTTAGATCGATATTTAAGCTAGGCATTTCGACATCCACAAATACCGGTACCAAGTTGTTTTGTATTATTGGGTTGATAGTTGTAGGGAAACACACAACGGGTGTAATAACCTTGTCGCCATCTTTTAGGCGGTATTTCTCCGGAGTTTTGTTTTCCGATTTTAAACATGAGACCATTAATAAGTTAGCAGAACTGCCAGAGTTAGTTAAAATTCCCTGCCTCTTACCAAGGTATCTCGGAAATAAAAATTCAAATTCAGCCGCATTCTTACCAAACACAAGCCATTCACTTAGTAAGGACTCTATAGCTCTTTGATATTCTTCGGCATCATAGCTTGGACCAGAGTATTTGACCCAGTCACCAGGAGACCATGTATCCCCAAGCCTTTTGTCATCGATATACTCGCCGACCAAGTCTAATATCTGTTTTAATTTACCTTCCATCTTGGGTTCCTTTTAATACACTAGTTGTAGAATATCCGACTAATCTTTTAAAATATAACTTATTATCAACTAAATGGCCACCAATTATTTTTTTATTTTTCCAATCATCCCCAACAACCATCACCTGGGGTTTTGCTAGCTCTATCTGGGCTTCCAGCTCATTATCTGTACCAAAGCACACAACCTCATCGATATATTTTATAGACTGCAAAAGAAATATTCTGTCTTCCAGTTTATTCACAGGCCTGGAGTCCCCTTTACTTTTAGATACTCTATCGTCCTCGTCTACTCCAACCACTAGATAGTCCCCTTGTGATTTCGCATATTTAAATAACTCAATATGACCCCTATGAAGAACGTCGAAGCAACCGTTTACCCATACTTTTTTCATAGAGTACTGACTCCTCTCTTTTGGACTACCACTGTAGCGCAATTGTTGGCATGTTCAATCGCTTGTTCTATATTACCTTTCTCTAAGAACTTTACAACCAAGCCAGAGATAAACGTATCACCAGCCCCAGAAGAGTCTTTCATTTCTACACTCTTAACCGGATAAGTCGTACCTTTAAATAAACACCCACCCTCGCCAAGAGTTATAATAAGTTTTTCCATCATTTCGTCGCTAACTGTATGCCTTGTTTTATTTAATTCATAAATATTTATTTTTATATACAAAGCATTCTTGCACCAATCTCCAAGTGTTTTCTTTGTATCCAAAAAGACGCATTTGTGTGAATCACATATTTTTTTAATTACCTCTTCGGATATAAAACCCTTGTTGTAGTCTGATATAATTACTGCGTCATAGTCGTTTATGTTTCTTAGTCCATAAGTGTCTATTTTGGTATACCCGTCGCCCTCAAAATCAACTCTAATAAACATTTGATTTCTCTTCTCGTCAACGTATCTAACTTTTTCAATCAACTCCCATTTAGAATTTGTTATGATATCACAATCTACAGACATTGAACTAATATTATTATGCACATTCATTGCCATTCCACCATTTTCAGTTTTGTGCGTAGGATTAAACACTGGGACTGGTGCCTCCGGACACAGCCTGTGGCACGAACCATAGTGAAAAACGTCTTTGCAACTTTCCCCTATAACCAATACTCTCATTTTAACCCCTTATCAAATCGCATATAAAATCTATTTCGTGAGCCTCCAACTCAGGATAGTTTGGAACAAAAAAACCACAAGAATGTATTTTATTACTCATCTCGTCATCAAATCTTCCATATCTCTCCACCCAAAAAGGGTGTAATCCAAGGTTACCAGCACTAAAAATTCTTGTTTCAACGCCATTTTCTACAAGACGAGATACAATTTCTTTTCTGTGTTCAATATTGTCAGCGATAGCGCCAAAAGATATGGAAACGGGGTTGTTGTCTCCCCAGTCCTGGAAACTCACCACGCCAGAAAGGTTTTCCGCGTATCTTTTATGGTTCCTATTCCTAAGAGCTTTAATCTCCTCTGCGCGGTCAATCTGCCTAAGTCCTAGAAAAGCCTGTAGATCCGTGGACCTCAGATTGAAACCAGGCACAAAAAATGTGAATGGCTTATGAAAATCATCAACATTGTTTTTTTCTATGAGATGATCATAAGATTCTTGATCCAAATCCTTGCCCCAACCGTGACTTCGCAGCATTAAAAGCATATCATATAATTCTTTATCGTTCGTGTTTACCATGCCACCCTCGATAGTTGACAACTGGTGACCGAAATAGAATGAAAATGATGACATATCTCCGATTGTACCAACCATAGAGCCATCAGAGTACGAAGCGCCAAGAGCAGCACACGCATCCTCTAGTAGACAAAAGCCATACTTTTCTTTTAATTCAAGCATTCTTTTTTTATAATGAGGAACTCCAAGAACTTGAACAAAAATAACAGCGTCAGGTTTTTCTTTCTTGCAAACCTCTTCCAATTGATCTAAATCAATACCGTATGTTTTAGGATCCGCGCCGACCATGATTGGAGTTAACCCTAGTTGGATAGCTGGGGATATTGTGGTCACCCAGCCAACTGATGGGACGACAATTTTCTTGTTTTCTATCCTCCCCGACATCATAGCAGTGGCCACCATAAGCAAGTTAGCAGAGGAGCCAGAATTGTTAAAAACAGCGTGTTTTGTGCCAATAAATTCAGCCCATTTGTCCTCTACATCCCAGGTGAGATTTCCCTTTGTGAGCCTGGGGTATGTCTTTAACCAGTCACAAAGCGCGTTAATATCTTCATCATTAATTGTTTCTTTAGCTAATGGATATTTAATATTCATAGTCTAACCTCCTTTAATTTAATTCCATGTTTATCTCTGTCCGACAATATTGGTGATTTTATAGCCCAATCCACGCCAAGATCGGGGTCATCCCACGCAACTGTCACTTGATTTTCCGGGCCGTTATATTCCTTTGACCATTTATAGTAAAATACGCACTTATCTGATAGACATAAATGTGCATTCACACACCCGGCTGGGACTACTACGACCGTAGGCTCGTTGTCCGAAACCAGATAAGTTTGTACATTCCCATATGTCTCTGAGCCTTTTCTCGTGTCCGCGACTGCAAACTGAAACTGCCCGCTCAAACACGAGACCAATTTTGCCGTGTAGGGATCGCCGTGGAACCCTCTAAGAACTCCGAATCTTGAGATAGTAATTTTATCGGCAACAAACTTATGGTCGCAAAATTCATCTTCTCTTTCAGAATATAATGTCCATATTTCACCCCTAAAGTCTTGAAATGTATCTAAGGTTATCTTGCATAAACCATTTATTTTGTCAGAGTGATCATATCTTTTAATAACATTCATCCTAGCTCCTTACAAAATTCAACAACCTTGCCGCATATATCATCAGAGGATAATCCATTATTATCAATATGGTGGTCCCTATTGCCATTTTCAAAAATATATCTTTCCGGGAGTCCGATTCTAAGAACATCTTTCTTTAAACCAGCATCTGACAGGGCCTCTAGGACCGAAGAGCCGAATCCGCCAGATAATGTTTGTTCTTCTACTGTGACAATAACGTCATATTCTTTCACCGTATTGTGGAACAATTTAGTATTTATAGGCTTTATTCTCCACATATCCACAACAGATACCTCATAACCCCCAAAACTTAAAGCCTTCTGCGCCTCGCACACCCTGCCTAGCATATAACCACTAGACAGAATACATATTTTAAGTTTATCAGGGTTTCTTGGCTCGGAAAGTCCGGGTTTGGCGATCCGAATACCAGTTTTTATAGCGTGGCTCCCAGAAAGCCAAGAGGGGTAGGCTGACTCCATAACCTCGGCGTGTTTCCTCTCAAGTCTTATGTACCTAAGTTTTGGTTCTTCGCACGTTAAATTAACCAGATCTTTGACCATGGTGTTGTTGCTAGGAGAATATATCTCTATACCGCACAAGGATTTCATATATGCCATGTCCTCGTTGGGACAATGTGCAGGGCCTGCTGGCGAGTATCCGAGGGCGACACCATTTCCCAAGATTGTAATAGGATTATCAGCCATAGCACAAGAATATCTAATTTGCTCAAAGCATCTGGCTACCCAGCAGGCCATGAAATATACATAGGCCTTTTTACCATTAGCTGCCAGACCGGCTGCAAAGTTTATGGCGTTCTGTTCCGAAATGCCAGCGGCGAAAAATTGCTCCGGTAAATCGCTTCTCCAGCGGTCCAAGGATGGAGCACCCATATCAACTGATATTAGACAAATATCTTTATCCAATTTCGCTCGTTCAAAAAGGTTAGAAATAAATGTATCTCTTTGTGACATCATGATAGCTCCTCCAATCCCTTTTTAAGCAGTTCTTCCTCTTTAGGGATTATAGTGTGATATTGCCACACACCTTCCATATAGCTTACTCCCTTACCTTTAATAGTGTCTGCTATGGTAACGGTGGGCTTGTCGCTAATTTTAAGGGTGTTGGCCAGATCATCAAAATCATGGCCGTTCACCACCCTGGTCTCAAAGCCAAAACTCTCAAACTTGTCTTTAAGGGGCTCTAGACCAAGCAATTCTTCAGTTTCTCCCAAGATTCCCATTTTATTTCTATCGATTATCAAGTGGATATTATTAATATTGTGATGAGCAATAAACATAAGACTTTCCCAAACAGATCCTTCGTATAACTCCGCGTCACCTAACAAAACATAAACGTTTTTATCGTTACCGTATGCTAAGCCCGCAGCATATCCTATTCCGTTTCCAAGTGAACCACCAACAAAACTACATCCGGGGATCGATTGGTCAGCGTGCAGCCTAAGAATGCCCTCTGGGGTGCAATATTTTTCTAGTTCTTCCGCTTCGACAAAACCCAGATCAACCAATATCGGGTATACAGCAGGCGAGCCATGCCCCTTGCTATAGATAACAACATCTTTGTTGGGGTCAAAATCAGTTTTTTTATCAAAATAAAGCGAAACTAATATATCCACACACGAAAGGCAGCTAGCTAGATGCCCTGCTCCCGACCTAGTTTTAAACTCAAAAACTCTTCTTCTCACTGATTTTGCTATTGTTTCTAGTTCGCTCATTAATCCCCCAATATTTTTCTTTTTAATTTTATTTTTGTCATTTCCAAAATATCTTCCCTTGCTTTTTTTCCGCTCTTATCTTCTATAAGTTGCAAGAATGGCTCGTATGTATGGTATTTTGTCCAAGCCTCATCTCTAAACTTTAATATTTCTGCCGGCGATAAATCCTCCGTTGGAAGAGGCAATGTTTCGTATGAGTGAAAAGAGTAACCAACGTAATCATCGGGAAGGGCCAGCCCATCATCTAGAGCATCTCTATATAGCCTACTTCCAGGCAATGCCATAGCTGCATACATATTCCAACCTCTAGTACATAATTCCATGCTTAGGTCTAGTGTTTTCTGCATCGACTCGTGAGTGTCTCCCGGTAGGCCTACTAGGTAATTGGCCATTATGTCTATGTCGGCGTCGTGTACCATATCAATTATGTAATTGATATCCACGTCCTTGAATTTGCCCTTAGAGGCCTCCAAACGAACCTTAAGGTCACCACTTTCTATACCAAGGCACAACCATTTAATGCCAGCTTCTCTTATCAACTTTAGATTCTCGGGTCTTTTCACTGTGTCTACTCTAGAGTAGGCCCACATATTTAGGAATTCCCCATAGCCCCTTTCTTTTATCATATTACACAATGGTACATAATACTTTCTATTTAATAAAAACATTTCATCGCTGATCCTTAGAGTCTTCACACCTAAGGCAACCAATTTATCTATTTCTTTAATAATGAGTTCAGGGGACCAAAACCTCATCCCAGAGTAATTTGATGCAACACCAATTGGTTGATTGTCGTTTCTGTTTACCACGTTAATCATACAGAAGGAGCATTTAAACATACAGCCAAGAGAGGTGTATATTGCCGCATATGGGGCTCTGTCCTCTTCAATATAATTTGCGTGCCACATAGGAGATCTGTAAAGATCCAGAGGCTGCTCTTTATATGGTAAAAGATCCCAAGCATACCCAGGTAGGTCTATATCCATCCTGTTCTGGGGCACGGGCCTCTCGGGAGGAGTCAAGAACGGAACTCCGTTCTGCTTAAACCCTATACCTTTAATCTTTTCTAGATTCTCATGAGCAAAATTATCACAAGACAATAAACTCCACAGAGCATAGACTCCATCATTGGTTAGAATCATATCAATGCTATCTTCTTTTTCTAAGGTTTCATAAGGAAGGGCAGACATATGTGAGCCCACAAAACATATTGGGTTTCTCACTCCGTAATTCTTTACAGCCTTGGACAACCGAACTGCTCCACTCATGTTCACAGTTCCGGCATTTACATTTTGTCCATAAACAACAAAGCACACAAGCCTGGGGTTCAGCTTGGCTATCCTTTCGGCACTTTCTTGGTCGCTTAAATTCTCAGCAGTGGTGTCCATAATAGCCACGTTGTAACCCACAGATCTGCACGACTGTGCCAACAATAGACACCACGTTGGCGTTTCTATTGCTGAATATTTGTTTGAGAGGCCCTGATATATTTTACCACTGTTATTCGGCCTAACGAATAATACATCTAAGGTTTTGTTGTTCAAAATAAAACTCCTTAATAGTTCGCATACCAAGGCGATTCAATAATACTATACGCCTTTATAAGCTGCTCAATACCAACATCAAGATTGTATTGGCAGTCAAAACCTTTATCATAAAATTTTTGACTGCTCACAATATAATCTCTCTTATCGAGGTCCTGGGTAAACTCTGCGAAAATAACCTCTAGAGGAACATGTTGTTTAATTTTCTCTGATAACTGTAGTTTGTTCATATTAAGAGCGTCGTTCCCAACATTATAAGTTTCGTTTTTACAGTGCTCCCAATTATCGATTACAAACTTAAAGGCCCTGCACACGTCGTGCAGGTGAACATAATTTCTCATGTATTTGTGTTCGTATAAAACTAAGATCTTCTCCCTAAGTGCCTTCAAAACAAAATTATTAACCAATAAATCCGTTCTCATCCTAGAGGATGGCCCATAGACCGTAGCCAGTCTAAAGGTTACATGATTTTCAACATTTTGATATTCTTCCTCAGCAGCCACTTTGGTCACGCCGTAGAGGGATATTGGTTTGAGGGGAGATTCTTCGGTACAAAATTTGCCGCTCTCTCCTACACCATATCCTGAGTTGGTGCAGGGGTATATAACCTTTTGGTCACTGCGCTTGTTTTGGGCAATCCAGCGGTTAACCTCGTGGTTTACCTCGGTTGCTTCGCGTGGATTATCTCTACATAGCGGAAATCCGACTAGGGCAGCGAGTGGAATTATAATGTCCGCTTCTTCAACATATTTTTGTAGATGATTTATATTACGGACATCGCCTTTAACAAAAAAGAAGTTTGGGTTAGTCGTATACCGCAACAGGGAATCGGGCCCAAACATAAGCTTATCATAAACGGTGACCTTGTGGCCATCATCAAGAAAATATTGGGCGAGTTCGCTGCCGATGTACCCAGCGCCTCCAGTTATCAGTATGTTCATATGGAGATCCTCCCAAGCAGTATATCTTTAAACATTAACCAATCACATAATTTTGCCTTTAAAGGGGAAGAAAAAGCCGCAGGGGTGTTCTTCTCATAAAAGTAATGACCAGCCCATGCAAATGGGTAAATTATAAATGGTACAATAGGTATAAACCACCAATACCATTTATATAGTATTGCAATCGTAAATATTATTGTAACCCATTGCCCCATAAAATGCAAGCGTCTACAATATTTATTTTGGTGCAAAGATAAATAATACCTATAATATTCTTTAATTGTCATCCCAGCTAATCTCCCAATCCTTAAACTCAGCCGCCAGACAATCAATTTTATAATCCTTGCGACCACCGACAACTTCTTGTATTTTATTTTTTGCCGTGTTGCGTATGCCATTGAGTCCATGGGTTAATTCAAGATTGTTACCATCTTTTATACCTTTTCTATAGTTTGATTCATTGTGCCATATATGCAAGTTCATTTGTGATAAAACAACGACTGACCTTATGAAGTTTGCATCTATACCTTCCGAGTCAGGAAGAAGCAAATTAATGTCATGGCATATTTCTTCTATCTCTTTGGCGTATTCCTCTTTGTGGTCTGGTATAAATACCTCTTTGAGTTGCGCGATGGTGAGTCTATCGATAAGTTCAGACAAGGTTGGTAAATATTTCCTAAGCATTATCTTGGCCTCCCTGTATAGACGCCATTATCGCGCCAATAACATTGTCATCCAATTGTGTATGATTAACAGCTAAATGATAATTTTCTTCCACATATGGAAGCATTTGTTTATATTTTTCAAAAGACAGGCTTTTTAAAATATCATAAAGCTCTGTGGGCGAATTGAATCTAAGGACACCCTTCTCATTAAAGTAATCACCTAAATTTTCACATCCCCAAAATATAGGGACTGTACCACATCTAAAAGCATCAATAAGGGTTTCAGTAAAGTAATTATTATTTTTTGCATTCATTACGGTTATACTAAAGCAGTAATCTTTTAAACACAAATATTTATCTTTTTTATCGAACTCTTTAAATGCACTTCCCCAAAAATCCACCTCAACCTTATCTTTAATTAAATTTGTTATTATGTGCCTAAGCTGGTGGCCTGGGGCCCAGTTTTTATTTGAAGCTATGTGGGACAGTAATTTGTTTTTCTGATATAGTTTGGCCTTCTCATCGGATATCCATGTGCTACCAGTTGATATTTTTACATACTTTGGCCCTCTAGCTAGCAGCCCTTCATCATGAGTTACAATAAGATCAAAATCATCCTCAAGTGATAAAATAAATTTGTACGCAAACGGGTGTATTTGTTTGCATTCATGCAGAAAAGCAACTTTGTAATCACTCTCCACTTGTTTTACTAGTGGGGACATAATGTCTTTATCAGTAAAAACAGTTATTCTTTGCTTCTCATCTGGGAGAACTGCTGGGGATATGGCGCAGTCCTGCGCCCCTCCGTAGTATTTCCAATTTACACTTGTAGGTGCAATAGCAGCACCAGTGAGACTCCAGTTATCTCCTATTTTATTTAACGGCGTCATTAGACTGTCATAAAGAGCAACTTCAACCTTCTCCATTAAAGAAATCCTCCGTATTTATCGCCTTATCACAAATAAATAAATCATAATGTGGTTTACCAACCTTTACCTCTGTATGTTTAACTCCCCACTCCACCAATTGGCTCTTGGTTAGCGGTAGATAATCTACCATTGATACAGAACCTCTAGCAGTCCAGTAAGTAACTGTGTGGCCTTGATCATACAATTTATTCATTTTTTCGATGTTTTCTTTTATCGGAATTGCATCAGCGTAATTTCTTTGCCCTTCATATTTGCAAATGGTTTCATCTATGTCAACATAATATATCATTAGTCCCCCTTTAGGATTCTGTAGCTGTCGCTGTCAAAGTGCTGGGTAGAGAATTCGAATAGCTCCGTGTCCTCTAGGGCCTCCATTTGATGACGCAGGCCTCTAAAAACGTGGAAGTTGTCGCCCTTGGTCAAAACTCTCTCTGCGGCCCTGCTTAAATCGTCTCCAGTCGAGTATCTCACTAACATTTTACCCGACTGAATATAGAATACTTCATCTTTTAATTTGTGATAGTGCCAAGAACACTTCTTACCTTTTACGAAATAAAGAAGTTTACCACAATACTCATCACAATTAACAATCCACTTCTCAAAACCCCAGCCTTTTGGCACAAAATTCATGGGTAGCTGAATATCACTTACCATATTGTTTTACCCCCATCAATTATAAGATTGGTGCCAGTCATATAACTACTCGCGTCAGAGCACAAGAAAGCAATCGCCCCCTTATATTCATCAATATCTGCCATCCTTCCCATGGGAATAATATTGGATAATTTTTCAACAAAGTCTTCAGGGTGGTTGTTGTATACTCCCGTAGGACTAAGACAATTAACTCTAATCCCCCTTTTTGCAAAATAAACAGCCAGATATTTAGTCATACCAATAATTGCCCACTTTGCGGCTGAGTATGTGACGGGTTTGACATTTTGCGCCTCCTCGGCAACACCATCTTTTCTATAGATCCTCTGATCCGGGGCGATAACACCGAGATCGGAAGAAATATTTAAAATTACGCCGCCGCCTGTAGCCAGCATTTTATTAGCCACCGCTTGAGAACAGAAAAAAGTTCCATTTATGGCGGCGTCAATACCCTCAAACCAATATTCTTTTGTCATTGTTTCAAATCTGCTAGTAGGTGACAGGCCATCCTCTTTCTTCACCTTGGGGTCTTTTGCCGCATTATTAATTAATATGTCAATCTTGTCATAACAATCCAAAACTTTTTGGATTGATTCAGGATCAGTAACATTCATGTGATGCCAAGTAGCAGAACCATCCCCATACTTTGAGTTTAGGTTATTCGCTTTTTCCAAAGCTCTATCAACATGGTGATCTGTTATAATAACATTACCGCCAAATTCAATTATTGCCTCGGCATGCTTTGGGCCTAAAAGCCCGCCTGCGCCGGTTATGAGAGCTGTTTTGCCCTCTAGATTAAAAATATCACGCCCCATTATACATCTCCTGTAAAATGTCTCTATGTCTAAGAACAGTGGGGACCTCCTCTCCGGATGGACCCCTAGCTGTTTGTAGAGTATATAAGTTGTTATAACCAAGTTCTTTAAGTATGGCAAATATTAACTTAAAATTTGTTTCCCCTTTCCCTGGGGGGTATGACATACTGCCGCCATGTCGGATTCTATCTTTAAGATGAACATTGTTAATCTTATCAAAAATAAAATCAATATAATTCTCATGATTTACAAACATGCTTGTCATATTACCGGTATCGTAAGTTGCGTAAAACTTATCCGAGGCTTCAAGAACTTCCATAAGGGGTCGAGCAGCCATTTCTGCCTCAAAAGAAAATTTTAAACTAGGAAATCTGTTCGATATTGATAATATATTTTTTTTGAAATACATTCTTAATTCGTCATCCACCAACGAACTTTGCTCTAATAATGGTATAGTAACAAAGTCGATGTCGTGTCTTACGGCAGCATCGCATATAGGAATAAGATTACTCTCCAAAAAAGGTAGAGTGAAAATTCTTTTATCAACAAGATTGTCAGCACATATTGAACTAATTGGTAAATCTTGCTTATTAAAATTTAAATTTAATATTGGATTTGTTGAAAAGGAGTTTTTTGTTACAATCCATTCAATATGATTAAAATTATGTTGCTGTAGTAAATCGAATTCCCTTCTCCATTGCATAGGGGTGTCTTGGAACCCTTCCAGCGGCGGCGAGAATCTGCCTTGAATAATTCCTAGATCCATTTATAACTCCTCAACAATTTCTAAAAACACTCCGCCAAGTGCCTTGGGGGTTCGTGTAAAAAACACCTTTACCTTCCCTCCGGGAGGTTCTAGGGGCAAATTTACATTAATACAACCACTATTTTGAAGCTGTGTGAACAACTCCTCGGCGTCTGAGACCGTGAACGCTGCGTGGGAGCAACCAAAATCTGTCAGTTTCCAGAAAGATTCTTCAAAAACTTGAGGCAAATCATAAAACTTTAGCAACTCCAGTAAACCGCCCTTAGAGTCGGCCAATTTAACTGTCCGTACCTTAGCTCCCGGTACACCGAGCATAGTACTAATATACGAGCCCTCCTCAAGCATATCCTTTGTTACAACCAAATTAAAATTTTTACTATAAAAATTTATGGATTGGTCGATATCATCTACAACTATACCAGTGTGTCTAATCATTTTGTTTACTCACATATGCCAGCAACATAACTTCGTTCGAAAATCTAATAAATTTATTAATTGAGTTAGGTAACCAAGATCTCTTAAAAGGTCTAAACGGAATAGGAAAAATAGATATAATCTTTGGTATAATTTTTAGTATAGAATTCCTCCAGACAAAAGGCAATTGATAAAAATATTCTACTTTTACATCTTGAAATCCTGACATTTTCAGGGCCTCTTCTAACGAGTGTCTGGTGAAGGGTGTGACGTGCGTGTGGTCTATGTAAAACGGCCCCCAATAGCTATGCTCCCAACTTGGTGTCATTATTACAGCTTTACCTCCGGGCAATAAAACTCTGTGTGCCTCACTCATAAGATTCAAGGGGTTGTTCATATGTTCTATGACAGATTTACTAAAAACAAAATTTATTGACCCATCCTTAAAAGGTAGTTTATCAATTTCCAAATCAGCCTTGTGTATTTCATAATCACTATCAGCAGGGCTAATATCTACGCCCATGGCTTCAAATCCTAAATTAGAAAAAACGTTTAAAAATTCACCATCGCCACAGCCAATATCTAAAATTTCTAAACCTAAACCCTTGGGTCCAAAAAAGTTTTTAGTTAAAAACACACCAAGTTTGCTTGGATAATCAGAGTCTCTTTTTCCGTAAGTGAACTCAAGGTATTTCTTATCTTTTAGAATATCTTTAGATGCCATCGTTCTCTTGCTCCAGACATGTTTTAACAACAAGTGCAGATTCAACAATCGCATCCTTTGAAATTGTAAGCGGGGGCCCAAATTTGATTGAGTTTCTACCAGTATACACAGGTAGAACGCCGTTTTGAATACATCTCTTGGCTACATTTGTTGCTGTCTCTGTGTCATGAAAAATAACGCCCGCAACCATCCCACGACAATTTACATCAGCAACAAGTGGTGACTCTAGTAGTTCTTCAAAATAACTTTCAAATACAGGTATTTTGTCTTGTAAATCTTTTTGAAATTTGTCGCTTGTTAAAAAATTAATATTTGCCAATGAAGCGGCAGAACACAATGCATTTCCAGCATGTGTTCCCCCAACAACTGCTTTTTTATCAACATCTATAATCTCTTTGGTTCCCAGTAAGGCAGACATGGGTAATGAGGAAGATATCCCCTTGGCCAAACATATAAGGTCTGGCTTTATGTCGCTTGTGTAGGACATGTATCCGTATAGAGTACCCATCCTATAAAAACCAGCCTGTATTTCATCAAAACAAATCAATATACCGTGTTCTTTGGCAAAATCATAAAGGTCACGAATATATTGGTCCGGGTACATTAAAGCTCCCCAACCTTGGTATGTTTCAAGAAAAAAAGCAGCTATATCTTTAGGGTCTGGCAGAGCCGTGGGGTCGAAAACACAGTTTTTAGTCGGAAAGTCTATAAATTTGATACTTTCATCCTTAAAACCACACCACTCAGTTGTGGTTTCATCACCACAAAGTAAATCAGACCCAAGTGTCCTGCCATGATAGCTACCCCTGAATGATATTGTATATTTTCTATCATTCTTCGCGGCCCAAAATTTAATTAATTTTATTGCTATGTCTGTTACTTCTGAACCAGAGTTTAACAAAACTGCCTTTTCAAAGTGATCAGGCGATATTTCCAACAATCTATCAATAAAATCTGCCTTAGCTTGGTTGTTATAAAGGAAGGAAAACCACATATCCTTGTTAAGTTGTTGTTGAATAGCACTTTTGATCTCTGGGTTTGCATGTCCAGCGTTAGCCACAAATATCCCCGCTGTCATATCGATGTATTTATTACCGTAAGTGTCCCAGACACTAAAATCTTTAGCTCTTTCCCAATCTATAAGCTGCTGGCTCAGCGCTACTGACTCCCGGTCGCTTTTCTTTTTTGATAGCGTAGTTGGCGCAAACATCACCTTGCTAAGTATGTCTCTATTATTTGTCTTTATCATCAAGTAATCCCCCTCGACATCCAGTCTGACATGTCGCTAGTTTTTAGTAAATACCTCAGAACATCAGGTGGAGACCCGCTTCTCATCATTGCTTGTATTGTATCTAATTGGTAACCGGTGTCTATTTCCAATGTATAATCAGTTACTAAAGGAAATACTTTACTACCAAATGCCTGTCCGTGAGCGGACAAAGTTTCTGGTTTTACTAAATCGATGTAGCCATTCGGCTGATATGCTTTTGGGAAGACTTGTCGAGGAAGATTTGTGTAATTTTTATTCCCGTTAAAATCCTCAAAAAATCCCTTAAAGTATTTTTGTCCTAATTTTAAACACTTGTACGGGGACTCTGGAAGCTCGTGTGCAGACCTAGCTGCCGTAGACTCGGCGTACTCAGCGCTGTTTTGATATAAATCTATGTAATCATCTATTTTTTTTGGATCTCTAATCGGTGTGGTGGGCCTAATAAAGGCTATACACTCTTCCTCCCCTCCCCCTTCATAGTAGCCCTGCTTTGTCAAAAAATGATTAATAACATCAAAATCGGTGGATGTGTCGGTTGCATATCTTGCGGGTCTCATAAATGGAACTTCAGCACCATATTTTATTGCTTCCCTTGCTATTTCATCACTATCCGTAGATACAACTATCCTATCTATTCTTTTTGACATTTTACAGGCAGCTATGGAATACGCTATTAGCGGAAACCCTACCACCTTTGCGATATTCTTTCTAGGGACGCCCTTGCTGCCGCCCCGTGCAGGAATAAGGGCTGTTATTCCGGCCACTGATGATTCCTAAGTTTATCTCTGACCGGAACTTCCGACTCTTGCACAGTCTTTGTGGGGCTGCCAAGGGACAGTTCTACTGTCCTAATATCTTTAACCAGTCTCGTTAGATCATCTAATTCAATAGACGCAGGCTGGTCCGAGCCATACATGGTTTTATCAAGTGTAATGTGCCTCTCGATACAGGTAGCGCCCATGGCGGCTGCCGAGACGGATACAATACGGCCAGTCTCATGGCCACTATAACCAGCGGCACACTTAAATACATCCCTAAGCGTCCACATAGCCCTTAAGTTAGCGGCCTCATTCTTCATAGGATAAGTGCTATTACAATGCATTAATGTAAATGGACAATCGTGATGATTAAATGTGTTTACAACACGCTCAATTTCTTCCATAGTGCTCATGCCTGTGGAAATAAATGTGTGCCTGCCTTCCCTAGCAATTTCCTCAACCAGTTCCTTATATGTTAGAAGCGCCGAAGCGATCTTGTTGTGTTTCAGATTGTACTGCTTTAAAAAGTCTTGACTTTTTAAATCCCAAGCAGAGGCAAACCAATCGATTCCCACCGCTTTACAATACCGATCAATTTCATCATATTCTTGCTTTCCAAATTCGAGCCCAAGTTTTTGCTCTCTATTGGTTGTCCCCCAGGGGCTTTCTCTCGGTCTGTCCAAATCAGCTTTCGTATAGACTTTTTCTACACACCTCTTTTGAAATTTAACAGCGTCACAGCCTGCTCTGACCGCACCATCAATCATCTTCTTAGCGATGTCTAAATCGCCATTATGGTTAATACCAATTTCTGCTATAATATAAACACTCATAATAACTCCTAATGTATACTAACTCTTAACAACAATAATGTCAAGGCAATTCTCCTTTTACAAAAACATCGTGCCAAGAGCTTCTGTCTAAATTGATAATTTCAATATCAAGCTTCTCGGCACTCTCCTTTATAATTTTCATATCGTCTAATATAAAATCCCTAAAAACGTGCTTCCAGTGGCCAACGTTTGGAAAATTTATTGGTAAATTAGCGTCTGTATTTGCATAACCAACACTATAATCAAGGTCCATTCCGGTAATATATATTGGGTTACAACCCATATGTATTGCTAACATAATAGCAAACATACCCACTGTTTGACCTGGGCCTGCGTGTTTGTTGTGCCCTGATATCTCCTGTAGGTGTTCTTGAAGGGTTTTATTTATAAAATGATCACAACAATCACCGTGTGACCTCCAAGCGGGAGCTATGTGGCCATGCACTTGGGCAACCACGGGGTGTACTCCGTGTGTATTTGGTCGGCTCCACATTTGTGGATTGTTACCATAATCTCTATAGTCTAAATTTTTGTGGTTATCATAATGATGTTTAAAATTTTTAAGTATCTGTGAGCACTTGTGTTTCTTAAAATGTTTTGTATCGTAAGGCAAATAATCACATTTTAAATGTTTTTCTATAAAATCAAATTTCGTCAAGTCCGCTGTTGCGTTGTACAGCAGGGGAACATTGTATTTATTAAATACGTTCTTTGGATACCCACGAGAGTTCCATATATGATTTTCTGTAATTGAATTTTTAATTGTAAATTCGCCGTTAGAAACAACCCAGTAATCAGGTTTTTCAGTAAAAAAACTGTACCACTCGTTCACAGAAAATCTTAATAACTTTTCTTCTCTTTGTAGTTTTTCTATACGGTCCTTAGAAAAATTTAAACTAGGGCCATGACAAGCCACGACACATGGTTTGTCCTTATGAGAATTACGAATTGTATCAAGTTCTATTTTCATACTTTTAAAATTAAATCCACATACTTAGCTGAAATTTTTTCGCCGGGAACAGAGAAGCTTCGAACTAAACCAGAGTAGCCCACGTATCCTAATATGGCTTTAGCAGCGTCCTGGACAGATATGAGTTCCATAACTCCGCTAGGTTTGACCGAGCCTTCAGAGAGGCCTTTTATGACTGATTTGTGTGATATAAAAGTGGGAAGTCTTACGACTATGGACTTTAAAGAATTGGCCAGTAAATATGACTCTGCTGTGTGCTTATAATATGTATAATATGTTTCTTTTGTGGAACTAGTTGAAACAAATATAATTTTTTTATTTTTATGTTTCTCAACAAACTTCACAAATCTATCGTACTCTTTTTTCTGTGAGCTTTCCGCTTTATTTGATACATTCCAAGTATGATAAATATAAACTTCGTCATCACAGGCAATAGAGTCTAAAATTAAAGCCAGAGAATTCCCTAGCTGACCCCTGCCCCCTACAAGCGTGACACTCACAACTCTTCCAGCGGGCTACATCTTTTCATCCCCCTAATTCTTTGTTCCGTTGCGAGTTGTGTTGCGTGATCTACCTTATCAACATTTAATGGGTTGTCGCGATTATATACATAAAGAACTTTATTTATAAAATGACTTTTATGTCCCGCAAGTTCAAATAAGGGGTAAGTCCAAGCTAGGTCCCACGCGTACATAAAATGATGTTCTCTGTCGCCGGACTCTACAAAACACTCGTCACTAAGGCTATCCCAAAGTCCATATTTAAAAGTCTGTAAATGCGAAGTTGTCCATGGTGCTTCTCTAATACAGTTATTATCGATTACATAATCTGGAACTTTTTTAGAAAATTTGCCAACGATACCAGACGGGTATTCTACATAACTGCCGTAAGTCATCCAACAAGAGTGTTTGATATATTCTTCATTCAATATTTTAAGTGAATCTTTTGTGGCAAGCCAATCATCACCATGTAGCACAACGACAACATCCTCTTTACTGGGTGCAGTTGTTGAGAGTGCGCTGCGTATGTTCTCAAATGGGTATTTTTTTTCAGTGTTTTCTATTAAAAGAAATCTATCGTCGCCGTCAATTGTTTTTTTTATAATCTCCACCGATTCATCAGTAGATAAATCGTCAATAAGAATACACTGGAAATTTTTATAGCTCTGATGTTTAACACTCAATAACGTTTTTCTGATCCATTTATCGACATTATAGAAAGGTATGACCACTTTAAAATGATTAGACACCTAGTGCCTCCAACACCATAATTGGTATTTCGTCTCTTTTGTTTTCCATCAAATCTATCAAAGCCTCGCCCTTGTTGACAAACCAAGATTCGCCTGCGGCTCCTACTAAACTATTTGTTACTACTTTCATATTCATCATCCTTGCCTCCACAACTATCCTTGAGAGAGTCTCGGGCGTTTTAGGAAAGAAAACTAGTGTTTCATTAGCACCAAGCTTTTCTAAAAATTGGTCATGTTCACAGGGCATTATTAATTCGTATTCTATTTTTTTTTCCGTACAATACTGCTTAGAGTGTTCTGTACCTTTGTGCAATATATTAGAATACATAATGGAACTGCGACCAGATTTAGTGTTTTTAGACAAAAGACGTAATGTATCTAAAGTTTCTTTCGCCCACAAGTTGCCGCCAACACTAATAATATTGTTCATTTTTAAATTTTTCTTAACTATATTGGCATGAAAATCCGATTGGCAAAAAACAGCTTTTGCTGTTTTATAAAACTCATAATTAATAATCGCTTTGTTCGGAGCCTTAAAATCTTTATAAGCAGCAGGGTTTCTATTGCGTAAATATTTGTGATCATGTTCATAAATAATATATTTTTTTCTTTGAATCGCACTTTTGTTTTGTTCAGATAAATTTATAAAGTTAGAAACTATAATAGCATCACTGCTTAAAATATTGTATTCGCTAACCAAGTGGCTGTTCACACATAAAACTTCATGTCCTTTACTACGCAGTAAATCAATTAGAACTGAGTTGTTCAGTTCTCCGCCACCGTTAACTTGGTCTGCAAAGAAATCTGCTATGAAATGAATTTTCACTCAAATACCTGCTCAGAGTTTTCTAGCTCGGAGAGCCAACTTTCCATTTCAATAAAATCAGGGCCACACATTGAGTTTGCAAATAATTCATATTGCTTCTCCGGAGCGAATTCGACACAAACGTGTTTATAGAGTTTTTTAGCCATAGACTTATATTTTTTATAGTTATTTCTAACCTCACGCAGTCTCATTTTATAACTACCCCCGTCAGGATAGCACCACTGAGATCCTTCGACCAGAACATTCTCCCAAATCACCTCTTTTTGGATTGGGGCTATATTATATTTAACCTTAGAAAACATGGCCTTTTTCTTCCTGCCCTTGTCTGGGGCGTATAGGAAATCCACTTGCCCACCCCAGTCTGTTGTTATAATCGGAAGTTCGTTGTAGGCAGCCTCAAAAATTGGAAGCCCAAAACCTTCGCCGTGTGTTAAAGAGATTAGTGCCTTTATTTTGGGGTGTCTATAAAGGCCAGTCATTTCTTCGTTGGTCATATCACCATGTAATAAATAAATCTTGCACTTTCTATCCCCATCTTTATACTCGTTTAGAATATTTGCAAGCCTACCTGTTGTGTAATTTTTATCCATGAGACAATTTTTCATAGAAAAAGTCTTTATTACAAGACCAACTTCTTGATCATAGTTTTCCTCAATGAACCACCTAATGGTATTCTCTAGATTTTTTCTCGGACCCCATTGAGCAACTACAAGATAATTAAAGTCGTACTCAAAATCAATATCAAGATCGGCGGGCTCATATGTCCGCGTTGGGTAGTTTACAACATCTATCGGTGTTTCCAACTTAAGTTCCACAGGCATGTTTGTGTTAGGGTTTGTACCTGTGTATGACGAATTTTCAAATCCCCACTTTGTATGGTTTGATATTGCTATAATTCGGTCCATCATATTGCACTTTTCTAGCCATAAAGGCGAAACCCTTGTAGTTTCCACTCCTGCTGTATAGCCAATATTTATCGGAGCCATTTGTTCCCATTCTTGTGGAATAGTTATCTGTAAGGAAATATCAAATTGACCGCCTTGTGATGCATAGATCCCTGTCGCCTTAATCCTCTCGTCTATCCACCTTCTTTCCTCAGTGTCATCACTAATCCAATTGCTACGACCCCACCCAACAGGGATTATATACACATCAAACCTGGAGTCTTCGAAGTGACGAAGAGAACGTAGAGCAAATCTAGCTTGGACTCCATAACCGGTTTGTGAAAGGACCGGACCCCTGACTAATACCTTTTTTTTCATTTCATCTCCAAACAGTCCCAAGCACTGTAATGTTTTCGGTTTGCCCAGGAACCATATTTTTCATGTACATTCAACATTAGATCCGTCCACCTCTTTTCGAAATCATCAAAACTATAATTTGCTTTTATGTGTTCTTTGCCCAGTTTAGAAAGCTTATTTCTCTCTTTCTTGCTCATTTTGTACATTTTATGAAGAGCGTCCAAGAAATCTTTTTTACCAACTCGATCCTCGTTTATATACGGAACCTGTTGTGAGCCTATAACCACCTTCGAAGCTGGCTCTATCCCAATTCCAAACCACTTTTCGCCGTCAGTGACCTGCTCTTGTAAGCCACCAGTCATATTAACAATGATTGGGGTACCACAACTAAGAGACTCTAGTGTGGCCAAACCAAAGCCCTCAGCGTCAGAAATATTAATAGTACATTCAGCCGCATTATAAAGTCTACCCAAGTGTTCGGGCGCTAATTTTTGCGACGAGATCAATATGCTTTTCGAATTTAACACATTAATTAATTGTGGTAAATCTTGCCCATGCTGGTCTCTAGGGTCTGTGTGCATAATGAGTTTTACTTTGTCTTCACCAACCTCTTTGGCAAATTCATCAAACCACCAAAGTACCGTTCCAGATAATTTTCTTCTTGCGTTGCGGTTGTTCCAGAAAAATATAAATTCATCCCCCATATTATGTTCTTTTTTAAATTCATCAATCTCTTTTTTAGGGATTTGATGAAAGAAATCTTCATTAACGGCATGAGGGATGTGATGAAGATCTACCTCCGGGGCCACTTCTTTGACAATATTATTTGTGACCTTTGATATGGATACAATCACATCGTTGGATAGATAAAATTGCCTGTTAAAGTGCGGTGCTGGGTAATTATCCCATACATGGTAGTATACCATTGGGACATTTTTTCTAATCTCATTATCCATTTCCCATAACCAAGGGAAAAATCTAGGATCCGTCATAAACCATAAAATGTCTGGTTTTTCGTTCCAGATAACAGAGCGAACGATTTCTTGATTTCCATAACCATCAACTGGGAAGATAACAAAATCTTGCCCATACGGGTCAACATGAACAGGTTGATAATTATCGTGTTTAACCGCGCCTCCTAAACACCGAAAGGAAAATTTTCCTGTTTTTAGTAGCGCCTCTATCATATATTTAGTTTGTGTCCCCACACCGGAAGGCGATAGGGGGTGGTCCGCAATGACTAAGACCTTTATTTTTTTATCCATTGTTTCCTCATGTACAATGCTCTGTATTTTTGAACGGACAATACAGGCAAGACAGTCTATTTTTTATAGACACTCCATTTTGTATATTATACAACGCTTGATCTAAAAAGTCAAGTGAATTTTTTGTTTTTCTTTCTCCGCTAGTTACCCTGAACAACTCGATTCTATCTTTTTTAGCTGTTCTCTTTATCAAACCAAAGTGTGTTGATACACACCTAGTGTCTATACCGAGGTGTTTGGCATAAAAATATTTATAATATACCAACTGCCTAGTGAGGAGCGTATTATTTTTCTTACGAGCATTCCACCCCCAAGTGCAAGTTTTCCAATCTATGACGTGGTAATGGCCTTTTCCATCTTTAAGGATAAGATCAATATATCCTTTAAAGTTGTAGTCCTCAATTTCTGTTTCTAGGATTGGGTGCATTAATGCAAATTCCGTGTCAACCAACGACCAACCATCTTTGTCTTTGAAATAAGCATCTAGCGCAGGAATCACCGATTCAAAAACTCCATTTACTTGTTGCCTCATTTCTTCCGCTAAGGAACTATCCAAATCAATCGAGTTATCTTTTAATTCTTCATTAAATCTTAAGTGAAAATACGCATACGGATCCGCTGTGACCTGCTCGTTATTCTGTAGAATATTCTCTGCCGTATCGTGAACAGCAGTGCCAAATGCAGAATACTCATTACCAGTTCTGGAGTCTAGCTTATCAAGGTAAATAAGCTTATGCCTCCACGGGCATTCGGCCCAGTTTTTTAATTCTGAAAAAGAAATATGTGGCAAAAACCCCCCAATTATTTTTTGTTGGTTTTGGCACTTTTCCGTGGTGCCTTCTGTGGTGTAACTCGTTTTTGCTGCGTTGGCAAATTAAAAATCCACCGACCGCGTATTCTGTTTGCCTTTCTGTCAGAAACAATATCAGGACGCTCTACACACTCACCTACTTTAACATCTCTCTTCTTTAATTCATTCAAAATATCACTAGTATCACAAATGGTTACCTTTTCGCCCTTGTGACGGACAGCCAGTTCTACGTCTAAAATTATTTTTTCTTCATCGTGCTCTATATCAAATCTTTTATAATTAATCATTTTGCGCTATTTCCTCTATTTTAGTGAATACAATAGGGCAGAATTTTTTAAGTATCGCTTTCTGTTCTAAGAAATAGTTCTCAAAACCTTCTGCCCAATATTCTCTAATTGATGTAATCCCATAGGGTGTCATAAATAAACCCATGGACAAATTAACTAGTCTCGGGTATCCAATATCTTCGTATAAGAAATTATCAAATTCCTTAGAGTACTCTGGATTTGCAAATAAATGCCTGTCACATTGAATCCCATGACTAGTGAGTATATTGTATAAGGCTTCGCGCTTGGACAAGAATTCCCTTTCTAAGTTGCCGTCAGCATATATTTCATAGCCATACTTTCCCTCCAACGTATGAGCTATTTCATGAATTATATCGTCCACTGCGTCTTCGACATCGTCTTGATCACTCGTAATGTATATTACACCGTCTTTGGTCAGAGCATTTATTTGTCTTTCTTCAAATTCCGGTATATGTCCGATTGAGACATAGTCAAACTCAGACATTAAATAATAGGGGATTAGGGAACTAACAGTGTCCAATATGGTGTAAATATCAACATTTTGAGCTTTCTCATCTGCAACATAAACCTCTATTCCGGAGACTTTTATAAAACTCCCCTTAGAAATATTTTTTGAACCAAGAGATTCATTTAAATAATTTATAAGTTGGTCACTCATCTTCCTGATTCTTCATTTTCTGGAAGGCCTTTTCGCCTTCCTCTACATCTACAAGAGCCTGATGATATCCTCGAACCCAATTTTCCTCGGCCACTGCCATAACGAGTTCCGGGAAGTCTTTAGCGACCGCCTCAATTACCATTTCAACGGTAACATTATTATCTTTTGGCTCAAGCATATCCCCAGCATGATTTATAAGAAAGTTTTTTAAATCATTATCTTTCTCTACACTCTGCTCCAATACAGGGCTTTTTCCTAAATCCATATTTCACCTCATAAAATTTTAGCTGCGAGACTCGCAACTTGTGATCTTTCACCCTTCTTAAGGGTGACATGGCCTGAAAGGCCATGGTTTTTCATTTTCTCAACAGCGTGTGTTAAGCCAGAAGACATCTCATTAACATAAATATTATCTATCTGCTCAATATCTCCGGTGAGCACAATTTTTGTCCCTTCACCAACACGAGTAAGAATTGTTTTTACTTCGTGGGGAGTAAGATTTTGAGCCTCATCTACAACAATATATGCATTTGCTATTGATCTTCCTCTTATATACGTCAATGCTTCAATCTCAATTAACCCGCGTTCCATATAATCATCTAGTGTAACTTGATCATCGCCGGTTAGAAATTTTAGGTTATCTTGCACCGGAGCTAGCCAAGGTGCCATTTTCTCTTGCATGGTGCCCGGCAAGAATCCTATATCCCTGCCCATTGGCATCACGGGTCTAGACACAACAAGACGTTTATAAGGGCTGCCAAACCCTTTATTGTTTTTAATTTTTTCCTTAATATTCCTGTTTAGTAACACCTGCTCCAGGCCAGCAGCTATAGCAATTAAAGTTTTGCCCGAGCCTGCTTTTCCAATAAGAGACACAACCTGAACATCCGGGTCCATAAGGAGATCCAACGCAAACATCTGCTCCTTATTCCTTGCCTTAACACCCCATACACCATCTTTTTGTTCGTTTACTTTGGTTAAGCTAGAATTATAACCTTCAAATCTTGACAGTGCTGTTTTCTTATCGTTGGAACTGGACACGAGCATAACAAATTGGTTCGGGCAGAGGCCTGGGTGGTCCTCCTTATCTAGGGTGACTGGCCCGTCATTATAAAATAGGTCTATCGTCTGATCATCGACCAGACAGGTAGCCAACCCAGAATATAAATCAGATTCCTTTTTAATCGCCTGGTTCTCGGTGTAGTCTTCACTTGAAACACCTATAGAATCACATATGACCCTCATATTAATATCGCGGCTGACTAAGATCGTTTTCCTATTACTGGAGGCTAGCTCCTCGCTCAGGGCTGTAGATATTATCATATGATCCGCTACACTCGGGTCTAGATCCCCAGGTAATTTGTTCGCAGAGTGCTTTGCTATACTTAAAACACCCTTACCTTTGGCAATACGAACACCATTTTGTAAAGCCCCTTTTGAACGAAGATCATCTAGCTCCCGAATAATTTTTCTGGCATTTGCGCCGGCGCTATCCTGTCTCTTCTTATGTTTGTCTATTTCTTCTAGAACTTTAAGTGGCAATATTATATCATTGTTGCCGTAATTAAAGATGCAATTTGCATCCGTTAAACATACGCTTGTGTCTAGAATGTAGTTTTTCTTGGCCATTAAAACTTATTCCTTAAAAAAAGTGAGGCACCTGTGTTTAAAGACCTTGTGCCTCCCTGCGGTCGGGGGGGTTCTTTATAAAAAGTTATTTCTTTGCCAAGAGTCTTATATATACCACGCTTGTGTATATTTGTCAAGACTCTACCGACAAAAATATTATTTTTTTCCATCAATCCTCTCTTCATAGCAATCCAATAGATCAAGAACTTCGGCTACATCAAGCAACTCGGTTTCTGTGATTAATGCAAAAAGAGTTAAGACAAATGCGGATGTGGCTGCACCGAACGCCACTCCAGATAAAAATACAGATTGTTTTCTAATAAAAATGATTAATTTTTTAATCATATCACACTCACTAATATTAATTAGTTCTCCTATTAAGAATCGTTATATTCTTTCAACAAAAGGTGTGTGTAGTGTTTTTGGTCGCGGGCAGTTTTTATTCGATGGCAGTTGGCACACCTGACCTCACATTTGGCCGCTTCTTCTAGAATACTATCCCAGCTATATTCCTTTCTGAGCAAGGAACTGACATTATATTTTTTATTATTTAAATGGTCAAAATCAAGCACTCTCGGGTCTGATTCTCCACAATCAACACACGGGTGACTTTTATAAAATTCCATCATCTTTCTTTTTATTTGTTCACGCCTAGCTTTCCTCGCTGGCTCGTTATAACTGCTGGTTGACAAAGAATCCCCCTGGTTCTGGTCACCGTAACACATTGAGCAGAAAAAAACAACCAACTAACCAACAAACGCTCTTTCATAAGCATATTCTTTGAGTTGTCTTCCAGAACTGTGACTCATATTGTATTCGGCTAATATATCACCAATATCCTTAACCACGGGTAATGAACCACATATCATCACCCGGTCGGAATCAGGGTTTAAGAGTGGTATGTTTAAATCATTAAATAATTTTTTATTTTTAATCAATTCTGTTATTCGACCGTATTTTACTTTCTCGGATAAATCCTTTTCTTGTGTTGTAGTTTGATAGCACACCAGTTTAGTTAACGCATGTTCGCCACATAAAGGATCTCGATGTATTAACTTCATTAGATCTGTTCCATAGGCTAAGTCCTCCAATTGTCGACATGTGTGTGTCAATACTATTTGGTCAAACCCTTCGTATGTGTCTGGGTCTCTCAAAATGCTAGCAAAAGGAGCTATTCCGGTGCCTGTAGAAAACAAGAACAAACGTTTTCCAGGAAGAATATCCCAAGGTGTGAGATTGCCCACTGCTTTAGCGCCCAACAATATATTATCATTTACTTTTATATGCTGTAATTTTGACGTTAGGGGGCCGTCTGGTATTTTAATGGAGTAGAACTCCAACTCTTCGTCAAAAGGGCCGCTAGCTATGGAGTAGGCCCTCATAAGAGGTTCATTATTTACCTCAAGCCCAAGCATGATAAACTGACCTGGTTTGAATCGAAGTGTCTCGGGGCGTGTGATCTTAAATGAAAAAAGACTATCTGTGTAGTGTCTCACACCAGTTACTTTTTCTACACTCGATGGCTTTGCCATATAAACTCCGTTTATTAAAAAATGGAGACGGCGGGAGTTGAACCCGCGTCCGGAACAATTTTCAATTCAAGTCATTCACAGGCTTGTCTGATTAACCCAACCAGAGGGGCTGCTACAAAAAACCCGCTTCCTATGTAGCCTCAGAAGTCCACCCACTGTAAGTGGGGTAACCATTGTGATTTTTTTATTTTCGCAGGAATCAACCTGTTATCTTAGGTTGGGTATCAAGGTCCTAAGAAACCCCGCGATTATGCCGCTAAGGCAAGTTCGAAGTGATTATTGTTATTGGCAATTATCAAATGGTTTGATTTTAAAGTCTCACGACTGCCTGCACTATCCTCTTCTATTCCCCCGTCGAATCCTGAACGTCCCCGTAACTAAGCCATGCTCAATGTTGTAACAACCACACCAAAAGCATCAGCAATTTTAAAATATACACCACCCCACGCAGTCATAATAAGACCAAACATAACACTGGAAATCATGCCGTACTCGATGGCTGTAGCACCTTCTTCATTATTGATAAAATTCATATCTAAACCCTCCCTTAGGTTAGTCATCTAAGTAGCCTGTGGTATATTCAAAAGCAATTTATTTATTGAAGTATTTTCTTATGTTTTTAAACCAAAATAAATCAAATATAAAATATAAAATAGTTGATATAATATTAAGAATAATAACCAATTCTATTGATTTTAGATATTGACCAATATACCAATATGTTATAAAAAAACTAATTGGAATAGCTATAGTAAATCTCCAAATTAGTGATTTTATTAAAGCTTCTTTTCTTGTCATCCTCCCCCCTTCAAGAAAATAGCTCTATATGTCAAGTCTGTCAAGGCTGTTTTTTTGTAAAAAATGATTCAATGTCATATTTTTTCATCAATTTTCCGAAATCAACAGGCTTAAGTCCCAAAAATCTCATAGCTTCACCCTTTGTTTTAGTGGCAGACACAGCGTATTTTAGCACTGACTCTTTTATGATATGGTTTAAGCTGTGCCAAATGGGCAAACCATACAACCTGTTACCAACAGATCGTGATGATATCTCTAATTTTAAAGCTATTATCTCTTCCAACGATAGGTTACTCAGCATCATTTCTAATCTATCGTCAGATTTGTTCTCTTTTCTGAGGGTTTTAGAAACATTATAATGTTTGGTGGTTGACCTTCTGTTATTATTCACTTCTTGCTCTTTCCTCTGTTGCTAGTATAAGGCTCGGCTAGATCTCCCCGCCTTCTTAGATTCAGAGGTCCAGGAACACCCAGAGAAAGCTGGGGGACTGCTGTGCCCAAGTGATCATGCTGCCTCCCAGTAGTTGCTGGGGAGTAGTTTTTAATCACATAATCATCTCCCACAAGGTCGTCAGACAATTTCTGTGGAAACAGATCCTTGGATCCTCCAACGTCACTAACCATAATCATACTAACAGAAGATCCATCATCCACTTTAGCACCATAATTATTAACAATAAAGTTTATAGCGTCTCCAGCTTTTAACCTTAGAATTAAACATATGCAATTTGACTGCGTATCTTGAGCGGAATCCTTCCAGTGTTGATGTGTAAAATGTGTAGAACCATTTATGGTAATTTTTAAATCACTCAATGAATTAGCAGCACCGGTCCCAGCCGCCGTACTGCCCAAAACAAGAGTCACCAGGTAATCTCCAGCGCTGTCAACCGTTAATGAACCGTCAGCAGCGGTATGGGTTACACCTGTAGCTGTGACTCGATCTGTCAAATTAAGACTGCTATAGTTATCCTCATCAAAGATAGCTTTATCCCCAGAATCTGTCGCCAATACAGTACTATCGGTCTGCACAGATCCACAGAAAAAAGCCCTTGGGTCTACACCGTTATTTGATATATCAATAAAAGAAAAAGACGTTCCTGCCTCAAGCTCAAACTCCCGAGCAGTGGAGGAGGATTGGTCGCGCTGAACAGTGGCGTACTCATCATCTTCGACTTCGGCTATCAATGAATATGTGCTGCATACCGGAGTTCTCGCCACAGTGGAACCAGCGGTTAAGTCATCGATAGATGAGCCATCAATTGTTAATTTATGCTGGAGATCAAATATCGTGGCCTCATCTCCTTCATGAATCATTGTTGAAAAATATAAAAACTTCCTTGTAGCGGAAGGACTGAACCGCCCGTTTGTATTGTCATAAACAACGCCATTTACTTTTGAGGCAACCACGCCACCTTCGTTGCTTCCGCCAGATGTGTGAAATAAAGCATAATTATCAAGAGTGTCTTGAACATCAGCTTTTGTAGTATAAATTGCGCTAGAATAATGGCCTTTTGTCTTTAAAGCGGTAAAATAACACCCTAACGCCGTAAAACTAGTAGCGTCGGAGCCCTCATGTGTACATGTGATAATATCGCCAGCCTCTATTGTTGCTATGATATGTATGATACACTGCTCAGGTTCAAAGTCGTCTAGCAATAAGAGTGGCTCGTGTTCAACGATATTTGTGCCATTTTGTTTTATACGCAATGCGGCGGTTTTATCATCAGCACCTACACCACAGTTTGCAGCAAAAACAAGAAAGTAGTCGCCCTCACCGTGGAAGGTTATTTCTCCAGTGCTACTATCATAGGATATATCAGGACTCCCAACTTGATCAAAATCATAAGAACTATGATTATCCTGATCAAAAATATTTTTTTCACCGGTTCCAGCCGTGGAGGCCGATTTTGTGAAAACAGAAAAATATGAGTGATAGTCTAAAGCCATTGCCGCCTCCTATATTTCTGGGAGTTCCTCGACTCCCGGCACATTGTCCAACTCCGCTTTTTCGCCAGGTGTGGAATATTCGGCAGGAGTCTCTGGTTCTTCCTCGGGGGCCGGTGATAGCTCTTCTTCAAAACGATCAAAATATAACTTAAAGTTTAGTAAAAGAAAATCTTTAAATACTTGTCTCTCTGATTGATTATCCATGGCTGCAACTTTACTGTCTGCATCAAGTTTAGAGTATTCATTTTCAATTTGATTTTTAATTTGTTGAAAAGTTGTATAAGCAGCATTACGACCGGTTTTATCTAATTCACTATCATCCAATCCAAGAGCAAATTCTTCCTCTGGTGGTAGCTCATCGTCTTCAGCAGGTTCGTCATCGTCGTATATATCAATAAATCCTGGGGTGTCCTCGTCCCCAATATTTAAATCGATATCTTCACTTAAACCTTTTTTATCCGAAAGGACAGAATCAGGATCTGCGTCGAGGGTTCTTATTAAATTTTCTATTGCATTTAATATATGCTTTCTAAAAGACACTCTTTGGTCTTGTGATGTCGTTAATTCTTTATAATCCTCTTCCACACTAGGAACAATTTTTTTTAATAGGTCTTTAAGAAAATTTACAGCCGTTATATCATAAGGTGCGGTTGGGCTACCGCCAATCGCTATAGCTTCATTGATGCGTCCCCTGATATATCTTCGCAGGATGTTTTCGTTAATTTTTCGCTCACGAATAGATTTTAAGATGCTGTGCTGGACAGCTTTTCTAAATCTTATTTCTTCTAATAATTCAAACCTATTTATCGGCATTTTTATTTTTCCTCTTTTTAGCTGGTCGTGCCGGTGATATTGCCACGGCCCCACCTGCCATGGTGGACATCTCTTCAAGAACGTTTAGCTTTTCCTCTAAAACAGTCACTCTTTCTTGGAGCTTTCTATGTTTTTTCCTAATTTCTCTCAAGTGTGACTTAGCAACCTCGACCATGTTTTTGTCTCTCTGAGACCCAGGCCGGAGTTTACTCAGAGCCTCTCCCAAGGATTGAATATACGCCATTGTGGAGGGTGTTTTTTTCTCCTCCCCCAAAAGAAACTGCCTAGTCATTTTGTTTAAATCAATCATATTTATTTACCCGTTGTTAACAATTGTTTCTATATAAGCTTTAAGTTCGGACATGGTTTTGTCTTTTTCCTCTTCGCTTCCTAAATTCACAACCGTCCCGCCATCATCAGCAGGCTGTGCTGCTTCTGGGGCGTACTCCGACGCTGCTTGTTCTAAACTCTCAACATCATCACCCTTGGTGGGCTCCTTGCCAGACGTGAACAGACCTAACGCTCCCATCATATAGGGGACTGCCTCTGTAAAACGAGAATCCTTACTAGCTAATTGTTTAACTGTGGAATCTATAAGTGGTTTTTTTGCTTGGAGAGTGGCTCTTAATTTATTAGCTTCTTTGCCACCTTTTGCTACATATCCCGTTAATCTAGCTACTTGAGCAGCATATTTACCCGCTTTTGGGATTAAATCACCAATAAATGGCGCAACGGCACCCGCCAAGGAAGCGGCACTAAGAAGCGCAAACAAATAAGCAAAAGTTGCCTCGTAGCCATCCCCCTCCGCTCTGAGCCTTTCGGCCTCTTGAACATACCAAATAGCATTGGCAATATCTGCCGCCTCCCCTAATTCAGGGACAATCCCAACCACGTCAAGAGCAATATGGCCAAGCTCTGAGCCGACACCCTCTTCAATATCCTCTTCAAAACAATGATCTTCGTCGATATCTCTGCTTGTCCCGCAATGAGCTTCAGAGAGGGCAAACTTCTCCATGAGAAGCCTATTAATTTCCTTGTTTTTCCATTCATGAATTTTCATTGCAATATTTCCTCGTATAGCGTGTATTATTAAATAGAATTTAGTTTTCTTTATTGCCTATATTAAATTTTTCCATCAAAAGACGTTTAACCTCTTGATTCTTCCATTCTTTTATGGAAGATGTGGTCTTTCTGATAATATATCTTATGCGATTGCCATTTATAAGACCGGGATTATTTCTACCCTTGGCACTTATTTTATTTTTTGCAAATGTATCTGATAAATTGCCCCCACAAACTTCATTATTACCAATGTATATGTCACAATGGTATTTTCCGTAATTAGATGGAATATAACAAACAATATCGTTTGGCTCATAACTATAATTTAGCTCTTCTGGGGTGAATAACTGGTACCCGTTGGCCCCACTTCTTCTATTTTTTCTAGCACGAATCATATAATCTGTATGACTAGCACTCCTGGGGAAATCATTGTCGGATCGGAAACACCAAGATATGGCCACTGCGCTCCATGGTGTTCGAGAACTAAAACTATTTGCATTCTCTGGCGTTACTTGATTCCACCCACACCACCTCCACATAGCCGCTAAACGCTCAGCTAATTCTGGGTCATCCTCCTTCCTACCTCCCCAAATGGCCAACTCCGCCACCGCGTCCCGTGAAGGATTCCCCGTACTAGTGAGTATATTAGAGTCCAAAGACAGCTCAGAGCCTAGATCCTCGACACTTTCGGGCCCACGGAACGCCATGTCACCAGATACTGGCTGCCATGTGCCATCAAATTTCTTATAGAAACGACTTTTGGAGTATATCCTGTTTTTTTCTGACTCGGACATTTTTTCCCATTGTTCTACAGGAGGTATACTTAGATTGAGACCTACGTCGATCATATCAGGCTTATTTCCAATTTTACTTTTATTATTCTTATAGATTAGCGGCCACTTGTGGACATTTCCATAAAATTTACCGGATATACTTGATAAAGTGTCCCCAGATTCGACTTCATACTGTTGATTTTCTATTTCCTTGATAATAGACTCGGAGGTGACATACATTTGATAATTATCTTTATATCTTTTCTTATAATCATCCTCCCAATCCCGAAAACACATATTTCCTAATAAATAAGCCTCTTTCTCCATCTTTCTTAAGTGCGGATCCTTTTGAGCATACTGATCGCCGCCTAAACCACCGCTAAAATCAAATTGACCTTTGCAGTTCTGCATGTGATGTACTAATTCATGAGATAATGACCTCAAAACATCTTTAGGGTGTCGATTATCCACATAAACAACTATAATTTCTGTTTGTGGGTCGTAATGAGCCGTTTTTCCAAGTAATTTATACGCATTTTCCTTATCCGAAGAAAAATGTATGGTCGGAGGCCTATTAAAACCTATTCTTTTCTTTGCGAATGGTAAAAAATCATTAATAAGAGGCTTTAACTTAACAAAATTTTGATCCGACTTGTTGATTATATTAAATCTCACTTGTGACACCTACAAAGAATACACTATAAATAGTCTGGTAATATCAGAATACCTCTAGGTTTTTTACACTAGAAACAACAGAAAGTGAAGATAACAAAAATTCATAGTGCTGTTTGTCGGCCAAAGAATTGACTTTTGCCACTAAAACGTCGCGATTACCCATCTTTTTTTTAAAAATTCTCACTATTAGACCAATATTTTCACCTTTACCCAACGCGCTCCATGAAACTAAATCACCAACGCTAAACAAATGTTGATATTCGTGACCAAAAACGGTGTTATCAGTCTTCATCATCCCTTGCGTCTATTAGTTGTCTCTCAAGTTTAGCTTTTTCATATGAAACAGCCTTTATTAGGTCATCCATAAGATCGAATATTGTTCTCTTAAGGACAATGATATCAACTGCCCCAGAATTTAAATCGCTTACTATACCATCAGACAAACCCTGTACTAGATTTATAATTTTATCCATAGTATGAAGGTATGGCTGCATGGCTAACGTGTGTTTATCTCCATGGTAGGCCATTGTGTCATATATTTCTTTTATTTCTTGTTCAATAAGCTTATCAATTTTATCAATTGTCTTCATTTTATTATATCTCCACTATTTTTTCTGCGATTGTGAGAATTGTATCTTGCACATCAAATTGGTCTTTAAAATCAGGCGCTAAATTGACACCATCTAAAGAAATGTTTGCCTCTTTGGATAAATTTTCTAATTTTTTTATGCTTCTCTTAGCGGCAACAGCCGGAGAAGCTGGATATTTACTAAAAAGTCTGGTTTCATTTAGTTCACCCGCGCCGTAACGAAGGTCTTTAGTCAGACCGGACCCTGACTTTACAAAATTCTTCTTGAATCTTCTGACAGCTTCAGTTTCAACACCCTTTACGCTCGTCGTTTCTGGGTCTTCTATTGTGTCGAGTTCTTTTTCTATATCACCAACAGTGTCTTCGACATCTTCTATCTTCTCTTTTTCGCTTTTCGCAACCTTTTTGGGTTGTTTTTCTTGAGGATCTTTCTTTTTAACCTTGTCTTTTGTTTTTTTGACCGGAATATCCATCTCCCCAGCGATCATCTTCTCCATATTAGCACTAGTAAACTTGCTATTACTAGAAGAGTAGACTTTATTCTTATCAATACCTTGTTCTTCAGCCTTTTCCAAAACTTTTTGGTAAAGCTGCTGTTTAGTTAGTTTTTTTTTTGGTCGTCCTCATCTTCAGGAGACTCTTCGGGCGCACTTTCAGGCTCAGGCTCAGGCTCTGGAGGGGCCTCTGGCTCATTACCCACCGCAGCCGCAGCAGTTGCCGCAGCAGCGCCGCCTACCTCGGGGCTAAAAAACCTTCTAAGTTTGCTTCCTTTCGGAAAAAGTTCTGCTACAGCATTACAAATAGTTTCTCTAAGTTCATTCGCAAGAGCCTCCACAACACGAGCACTTTTGACAGCTTCACTAAACTGGTCAATCATAATCACGCCCCATGAGGTATTTTTATCGGCCCCAAGCTGTGTAGGTAGAGTTTTTGCGGCTAAGAATACAGAGGCCTGTGCAATGGCTTCTGCAATTTCTTGACAAGCAGATTCCTCACCTCTCCAAATTTGTAAAAGTTCACGAAATTCTATTTCTGCTACGAAAGCAGCAACAGCCGCCCTAACATCCGGATTTTTTATACCCAACATGCCGACAAGCTTACCAAAAAACCAACGTTTTAAACCATTTAAGACACCCTCGTATGTGCGCCCTGGGCCACCTGCTGTCATACCAAGAAGGCCTGCAATGGTTGAACTAAGAGATTCATTCATAAGTGACAAACGATCAGTAAAATCCTCTATACTACTAGATTCTGATAACAAAGAAACCAAAATCCTATCTTCTTTGGTTATATTGCTTCTCATATTTTCAATTATAATCTGATTTCTAATTTCGCTTGATATCAAACTACGCAAATTTTCTTCGGTGAGTATCATAATATTCTTCCTTCTAATATATTAAATAGTAATTAATTACTTGTATTCCATATAAAATGGAAATTTATCAAGAATGCCAAAAACAGCTATTACATGCTTACACACCTTGTTAATTCTATTGGGGTCTCTGACCACTGGGTCGGATGCTGTGCCTGCGGGGGTCTGGTACTGATAATTCCCAGCCTTTGCGTTGTATTCGGGTCCACCCCACTTAAAAAATGGACAGGTACATGAGACTTGTATGTCCGCCCTGTTAATATCTCTTAGATTGCCTCTTTTTAAGCCTTTTAAAGTTGTTATATACGAGCTTTTAGAGTTTGGTGGACATTTTTTATCGCCCTGTGCTCTACATCCCGGCACATTAAATTTCCACAAGCCTTGATCAGGTCGAGCATACACTAGCCTTATCCTGGGGGATCTATCTGGGTTTTCTATTTCTTGATCATATGGGTCGTTATTAGACGGCGACGGTGCTCCTCGGCCCACAATCACAGGGTTTGTAACACTACGAACGTCAGAATAGGTAGCCTCATTTAATAAAACACCCCTTCGAAGAAGTATTCTATTAGTTTGGGACTCAATATCGTAAAATTCATTTTCACATAAAGTGGTCAAAGAATTTTTTAAATTTTCAAATAAAAATCTTGGCATATCATGACCGTTACATACCCCACACGAATCAGAGTGATGTTCGTGTGGGGTATGTATAAAGTTTTTCCATGAATTTAATTCTTTGTTTTGCATTTTCTTATTATACACCTGTTTTAAAAATTTGAAAAGTATATTTCATAGTTTCTGAGTTTTGAAGCAATTCTTCCCTATACCGGCCAGTCTTCTGTAGATCATCTATGTCGTGGCCCCTACTCCTTGCATTAGAAAGAGCCTTCTTCATTGCCACTGATTTATCTATGGAGGTCCCCACACCGATTAACTCACCAGGTTCTTGTTCTGGGGCTGGCTCTTCGGATGGTTTCTTTTTCTTATGAAACAACTCTTGCATATCATCACTTGATGCGAGTGCTCGCTCTAAATCTAGCTTATGCTTCTTCCCCTCCGGGGTGTCGTCCCAGGTGCTCATAACAGCCTGAACTCGCTGTTGGAAGTCGTCTATCTCCTCAGCATCTCTTACTTCTTTAATTAATTTAATTTTAATCATTATTTATCTCCCGAAAATCCTGATAACCCTGTACTATTTAGGTGGAGTTCACCAAAACCGCCCCCTCCAGCCTTTCTTTTCATTCTTTGTCCTTCCACTAAAGAATATGAAATCTTTAAAGATGGACTACCAAGAAGTGACCCTGGGGCTATAATTGCAATCTCGTTACTTCTTGATGACGGCGTTGTACCATCAACATCTAATTTTGATAACAAAAATATATTAAAATGACCCTTTTCCCTTATTACCTCATGCAAATGCTCTCTTAACCTGCCCTGAATTTTAATTTTGTTTACTCTACTAGCCCTTAGTGCTACAGCCCCAGGGTTTCCTATCTGACCCCAGTCATTGAATTCACGACGATCACCCGTGCCGGTGGTTGTAATCGCTTTTGTATCAGCAAAAAGCATAATTTCATCGCCGGACCTGTCGCTGACTGTAATCGAACTAGGAAATAGAGACAATTCTGCATCTTCTAAGCGGAACCCCTGCTGAGGAATATCAAGACTGGTAAGATCAAAATTAAGATAGGCCCTAGCGCATGAAAAAGACCCATCACGATTAACATTGGCCTTTATAATAAGCCCACTCCTTGACGAGTCGCAGGTAGTACTACTAACTACAGTTCTCCAAGCATCTCGCCGCCCCCCGTCTAAGGTGTAAGTAAAGTTGCCGGTACCACCTTCCGACCGCCCTGAATGTAATCTACCCATTTATTTTTTCCTTTCATAATTTTACCTCTCACCCGCAAATCCTGACATAGAGGTTGAAGGAACATTGGTTTCACCAAATCCACCGCCCCCTGCTTTTCTTTTGACTCTTATACCGGGCTTTCGCTCAAACCCAATAATAAATAACTCGGGGTTTTGGGCTGAAGCATGCGCCGTTGCAGCCAATCTTATTCGGTTAAGCCCAGTAGGGTCGTCCTGATTGGCATGATCATAATCTAATTTTGGCAATAGTGCGATACCAATGTGGCCTGTAGCCCCTGTATCACCACCGGCTGCTCTACGTAAACGATTTTGCAGAACTGTTCTTAAATTTCCGTCTATAACAACGTCCGCGACGGAGCCATTATCACCCAATACGGTTTCGGTTACGCTGGCAATGTTAAGATTTACTGCGTCATAATCCCCGACAACAAGAGAATCATCAGCTTGGCGATCTACATTTGCTAAGAAAGGCTTTAAGGTTCTTCCTATGTCCCCGTCGTCGCCAGCGTTACTTGCTACTGTCCTTATGCGTACAAAAGCGTGTCTAACAACAAAATTAGTTGAAACTTTTGGATCCATATCAAGATCAAAAAATAAAAACCCTCGGCCATTAATCCACCCCGAGTGGGTTTTGCGGGTGATCAGCGATATCGTCTCGGTGTCTGGCCCGTCCGAAGTATTGCTGCCATCAATGCTCGCATCACCAACTATATCCACCCAATCGCCCGATGTAGCAGATTTACTAATTTGGCCATCATTTTCCACATCGGCTGAACATCGTTTAAAATTTCTTGGCATAGAGTAAATACCTCATAATGTATAATAATTAGTTCTTTGTCTTGTAAAACAAACTAATTAAATTGGATATTTGTTTGTGGAGTGTGGTATATGAGTTTGTTATTAAAAGAATGGAAGACCTTTACTGAAAATAATAAAAACGCAGACTCTACCGCGATGTGGAATGCAAAAAGAATAGAACAGTTAGCTAAAGCTGGGAATTGGCGCGACTGGAGTGAAGTATATCTAAAATTCTCACTAGAATGGGATTACAACAATGTGGACCAGACAGAAGAGCTAGAAGAAGTAATAAGCAAGATAGAACCAATGTCCAACAACAAGGTGGTAAGACTTCTCGGCGTAGGGACACAGGGAGTGGTATTTGAACTCGATAACGGGCATGCATTAAAACTTTTTCGTAGAGGGTACTTAAGTTATGGCAACGTAGAGGGGGAAATGAATTTTTATTCCTCATCAAAGGAAAAACTTTTCACAAAAAAAGGCAAGCTTCACACACTCCCAGTGTACGATTACGGCAAAACAGACGATGGTTTATATTGGGTTGAAATGGCCAAATTGGTTCCACTGGACCATTATGCGGAAATGACTGGTAGAGAAGATCCAACTGGGCTCATGACACTGATAGTTGAATATCTGATTGAATTTGAGGATATGGAAACTGATGGGGATGGCTACCTGCACGACGATGAAGAAGATCGTCAGGATTATGAAAATAAACGCAAGATACACATGCAATCAATAAAAAAACAAGCCGAAAAAGCACAACTTACTTTAAGAGAACTGGGGTCACTAATCGATACAATTAAATCAGTGTATGATGAATATGGCGAGTCATATGTGTTAGATTTACACTCAGGAAATATGGGTGTGTTAGAAACATCAACCTTTAGGCACGGTGCGGCTCACGATAAGAAAAGAATAATGGACCCAACAAGAACACCTCGTTTTGTTCTTTTTGACCCATAGGATACAACAAAAATGAAATTAATAATGGAAAACTGGAGAGGATTTATAAAAGAGAAGCTCGCGCTAAAGCCAGGCCCAAGGGGCTGGGACTTGTATGCGAACCTTGTCACAGAGGCCTATATGAAAGCTCCTGTTTTTGAAGATCGCGCTGCGCCGGCGTGGGAAGCCCTAATACCTTTTATAGATAAAATGTATAAGCAGATACAAACTCGTATCGATATTGAACCTGTAGATTATCACCCTTATGATGTGGGTTTAGATGTTGATGTCACAGGTGCTGACAGGATGAGACAGTCCGTTGAGGATACGGGCAAACTTCTAGTGTCAAAGTCAGACGCCGAGCACCCCATATTTGATGAAGAGACTAATGTTAAATTTAGAGCCGTACACGATTATATGACTCACATACAGCCAAAAATACCGGCGGGTTTCACATCTGCCAAAAAACAAGGGTCAATTCATCAGGAACTTCGTGCTTATAATATACATGCCAAGACTGTCCCTAAAGCTGCAATACCTGCATTGTTTACCGAAGTGGTTGGGCAAGTATGCACTTTCTATGTAACCGGAAAATTTCAAGAGCAGAAAGTGTGCATCTTAGACGGTTTTGATTATATTAATGTTGGTGTTGTTGACGGATATAATATAGTTAACAAGGAGCTTATTAAAAATGAAACTCCTGCTTGAAACATGGCGTAAATATTTAAATGAGGAGAAGGTTGATCCTCAAATGAAAAAATATCTTGACGATCACCCCTATATGGAACCTGACGGCCTCCAAGAAGAACCAAAAAAAGGAACAGGGAAGAAACCAAAGGGATCCGGAAGGCGTCTTTACACGGACGAAGACCCAAGTGATACGGTATCGGTTAAATTTTCTACTGTTCAGGATATTAAAGACACCCTATCTAAATCTTCATTCAAGGCAAAATCTCACAAACGCCAGTCGCAAATAATTAATCTTATCCACCAAAGAGCACGCGCAGCCTATCAGAATGCCAAAGATCCAAAAGTAAAAGCTAGGCTTAAAAAATCTTTTGAGTACGCTAAAAAAAGAAAAGAGGCCTCCAAAGCCAAAACCAAACGGATGAATAAAAACAAATGAAACTTCTACTTGAAAACTGGAAAAAGTATTTACATGAAGCTTCTGTTGGGTCTGACCTGGCAAAGTCAATCGAATACACAGCTTTTTTTCTAGATCCTCAGCACGAGGGAACAAAAAAATTAAAAGATATGATCCCTGGGGGTTGGAAGGAATACGCTGATCACATGACAATGATACCCCCGACAGATATGAAGCAAAGGGTATCCCCTAGTCAACTTGGCAAAGGCTGCATCAAAGTGGTTGGGATTGCAAAAGATGATAGGGTTATGGCTGGTCTAATTGAATTTACGGATGAATTTATGCTTTACTCAAAAAATAAGATATCACATATTACAATTGCAACAAGCAAAAAACCATTGCTCGGAACAAAAGACATAGGTTCCTCTCACTACTCTCCGGCCCTCTCAAATGAATTTACAATGGATGATTTTGAGGATATAGAGCCTATAGAAGTGTGCGGTGAGGTAAAAGAAAAAATGCGCCAAAGCCCAGAGGACAAAGAATAATGAACAAATTATTTAAAAACTGGCGTGGGTATATTTTTGAGCAACAAGGTTCGTGGCTTGAAGATCTTAAGAAAGACCCCGGCGCGGTCTTAGATGAGACAAAATTTAAAGAGGTGGGTACCGGCGCATTCCGAACAGCATACAAACCAATTGGAGTCGATGGTTATATTATTAAAGTCATTCAAAACCCTAGAGATACATTTATGAATACTAAAGATGTAGAACTATCAAAAAAGTACCCCGATATAATCCCAAAAACATACGCCCATGGTCCATGCTATGAAAAAGATGGACAACAAAAGTGTGGTTACGAATGGATTATAATGGAAGAGGTTAAACCAATTGAGCTACAAGATAAAAATCTTTTTATAGAAATGATGAAGGTCAACTTTCCCGAAATAATAAATTTTTTAGTCACAGATGAAAAAGGAAAAAAAGTTTTGGAGAGATATATGGCTACTAGGGCTTTCTATATCATGGCTATTTGGGAATTAATTGTAGAAAGTATAAATCACGGCAGCCTCAAATACGGAGAATATTCTAGTGAGCAGAGGGCTAAAATCGAAGATGAACCCGAGTCTGTGCCACCAGGAACTCTAGACATACCCGATATGCCTATGATGGGAGAGCCAGGGAGTGAAGATGTTTCCTTTGTAAATTGGAAAGATATTCAAGAAATATACAAGAAAATCTTTGATATTGGGATGAACAATAACGTTTACAGGCAACTATTTAAACTAGTTACTGTAGACGAGGCCGATATGTTTGACATAGGGCCAGGAAATATTGCTATCGACGATAAATCAAACTTTAAAGTATTAGACACATCAATATTTAATTAAGGAAAATAAAATGAGCTTAACATTTAATCTAAATTCTCTTGAAGAGAAAAAGAAAAAAAAGAAGAAAAAAAAGAAGAGTGGCGGTAAGAAAGATGCCTGCTATCACAAGGTCAAGTCACGATACAAAGTTTGGCCATCGGCATACGCGTCAGGCGCTTTAGTCAAGTGTAGAAAAGTCGGTGCAAAGAACTGGGGTAGCAAAACTACCAAGGAAGAACTGGAGCTTTATGAAGGCAAAGAGAGCCTCGAAGCAAAAATTCGTGATGTCCTTATCAAAGAGGGTGGTGCTGCTGGTATGAAAGCCCTCAAGGAACAAACCAAACACACAGAAAAAGAAATCAAAGATGCAATCGAAGGTATGAAGGATGTAGTGCAACACGAACATGGTGATTACTATTTGGTAGAAGATAAAACTATCGATGAAGAGAACTTACACAAGTGGTTTAAAGATGGCGGTTGGAAGCAAGCCGGTGGAAAACACGATGGGAAACCTTGTGCCCGGCAACCCGGCCAAAAGACAACACCGAAATGCGTTTCCAGGTCAAAGTTTAAAAGCATGTCCAAGAAGCAGCGTGACAACGCAGCACGTAGGAAAAGAAAAAAAGATCCAAACCAACCGAAGAAAACTGGCGCTGCCAAACCAACTAATGTAAAGACAGACCCACAAAAAGAAAACCTTATCAAAAGGCTGGCAGATGAATTAATCAATGAAATGATTGAACAAGAACTGTCCGAGGTCTTCTCAGAAAAAAATATGGTTGAAGAATACCAAATGACTGAAGCTACCTACGAGGACGGCAGCCCAGTGGAAGAAGACTTTGGATTTTACGAAAATTTAGAGTCTTTGGAGGAAGCGGAATACCAAGGTCGCAAAGTAAAATTAAATAAGATAATGCGTGGTGATGTTAAAAAGTTTAAAGTTTTTGTTAAGGATCCTAAAACAAAAAATGTCAAAAAGGTTAATTTTGGCCACGGTGGTACAAGTGCAAAGAAGAAGGGTGAAAAAACTATGAAGATTCGTAAAAGTAATCCAAAGGCTCGTAAATCTTTCCGTGCTCGCCATAACTGCGACAACCCAGGTCCTAAGACGAAAGCTCGGTATTGGTCTTGCAGGAAATGGTAAATGAAGCTTCTACTTGAAAAATGGCGAGGATATATAAACGAAATATCATTTGACGCTGTTAGTGCGTTTGAATTTGACGATCGCCAATGGGAACACAAAGCATACGTATATAGATTTTCTGATCATGAAGATCAAACCTATGAAGTAAAGTTCAATCCAATGGATAGAGGTAGCATCATTAGTTGGGATATTGATTATAAGGTAGAAGGTGGCGAATACTATGAATTAACGGGCAAAAATATAGTTGTGAAAGTAATGGCCACAGTAGCCCAGATTGTAATGGACTTTATTAAAAGACCCGATCGCCCAGTTGAACAACAAAAAAGAATTTTTTACTTTTCTGGGGCAATCGGACCTGGTGAGACCGACGCGTTCGCGGGTATATCTGCTGGGAAAAGAACTAGGCTTTACACACACATGCTTATGAAGATGCTCCCGGCAGGGTGGGATATGTCAGTAGATTCTAAAACACCAAATGCTATTTGGTTTTTTAACGAAAAAGAACTCGGCAATC